GATGTATTAAAACGGATGAATAGCTTTAAATATATTTAATAGAATATGGGATATGGAATTGATTTTGAAACAGAAGAAGAGGAGGATGAAGAGTATGACTGACGAAGAATTTGCATTGGATAATAAGAAAAAGGTTGTTGTAAGAAAAAGAATATCTTATTTAAGCAAAGGGGATAAAGTGTGGATCGTCTCGTCCGACGGCTACCTGCTACACACGGACGTCGTTCGGCGGGACCGGGGCCGATCTTATGTGGATATAGACGGGATACTGTATTGGAAACGAGGATTGGATGGCAAACATCGTAATCGTAATAACTACATGCAATTCGCCATGACGCCGGAGGATGGCAAGAAATATGTTGTATATTACCCAGAAGGATTTAAAGACGATAGCTTATGATGGTCCCGGAAACGCATTTGCTATATAAGGAGTTTAATGGTGTGAAACGTCTTGCCATTTCTTATTCCCAGATAGATACGTTTCTTACTTGTCCAATGAAATGGTATAAGACTTACGTAGAGGGCAAAAGGTCTACAGAAAAACAAGAAGCTACGTCTTATGGTACGGTTATTCATAAGACACTGGAATACTTCTTCAAGAACGGAAGGCAGCCTTCTGGCAAAGACCTTGGAGAAGCAATAAGTTACTATGCTTACCAAGAAGACATACCTTGGCAATCACCGGAAAATATGATGATAGCCATGAAACAATCTGGGGAGCTTCTTGCTTGGATTGTGGATCTGTTTAAAAAAGACGGCAATAGGTTTATGATAGCTGATAGTGATCTTAATCCTTGTGAGAAACTTATCAGACACGGCGCTATAGTTGGAGTCGAAGAAGATTTTGTGCTGCCGTACCGCCTTCCTAAGCCAGTTGACATAAATGGGGTAATTCATACCCATGTGTACATAGTAGGATCAGTAGACCTTCATCTGGCTATAAAGAGCAAGAACGTAATTCACCATTATGTCATAGATTGGAAATCAGGGAATAAGGTTTTTGATTCTAAGAAGTTGGAAACGAATTTACAGCATCCTATATATTCGTTTTACATCTATAGAAAATATGGTGGGGTTCTACCAGATATGAACATCTATTTCTTTACCAGAACCAGGCAGTACCAAAAGGTTAAGGTGGATGAGGAACGTAAAACAAAATCTATAGAGATGCTAAATGACACTTTATCTAAAATGTATGATTTTGAAGATAATAGTGTAAAATCATTTCAAGCGTACATCCAGGGAGCAGAAGGAGCCAGGTATAGCAAGCGGCGTGCCACCCTAAGCCAGCCTGTTTCGCAAAACAAGCTACCCTGCCCGTCGGCACTGTGTTATTATTGTGACTTTGGATTACATAACAAAAACGAATGCCCTTTCTCTTCAGATTGGGATCCGTCTAAAAAGATAAATCGATGAAATACGAGGACGTTCAAAAGTTAAGAACAAAATACCGGCAAGATCCGGAAGTCATATATCTTGAAGAGATGAGGAACGTGGCGGTACGGTGCGGAAATTTTAAAAAGGCGTTTGAGTTCCAGGAGAAACTTGAAGCTATTTGGTTTAACTACTTAAAAGAAATCCAATGAAAGAAGCATTGATAGCAGGAGCAGCGGTCTTTTTATTATCATACCTGTTTGTAACGGCTCTTATAAAAATAAGCAGGTCGATAGATCGGTATAAGATGAAGAAGAAAACCGACAAGATAAAAGTCGGTCAAAGATACGAATACAAAGGTTACTTCATGGATCCATTTGAAAGAGGCAAGCATGTGATTAAGATATTAGACATAAAGGGAGGGTACGCTCTGTACGAGTACGGAAAAAGCCCAACTTTATTATTTTCTATGGAGCTTGAAGATATTGTTAAAAGATATATTTTAATAACTAATTAAAAAAAAATGTCATGGAAAAGATTGAAATCAAAAAAGCGAAAAGTATCAAGGAAAGACTGGATGACTTCTACAAAAACAAGGGGAAGGAGTTATGGCTTTATAGTGGTCATTACGAAGATAATAATCTAACTATAAAAGTTGAAAAATTGACTGTATTGTGTGAAACAGAAGCTGAGTATTGCGCTTTATCCGAGGCGGATGATAAAGATTTTATTCCTGTAGCTAAAGAGCCGGAGTTTGATTATTGTTGCGCATACACGATAGGAGATGCAAATACTATATCGTATCCCGATTATGTAGAATGTAATATATGCTTGGATGAAGACGATATAGAAATAGCAAGAAAAATAATGGTAAAAGAAATAAGATTTTACGCACAAAATTATAATATTGATTGCAGTGGGCTTTGAACTTAGACCTTACCAAAAAGAGGCGGTAGATGCCGGGCTTAAGTTTCTTACAGGGAGGTCAAGAAAGCCCGGCATAATAGTAGCTCCATGTGGATGTGGAAAGAGCCTCCTGATATCCAAGATAGCGCATGAGATTAATAGACCGACATTAGTGTTGCAACCTTCAAAAGAGATTCTGGAACAAAATTATGCAAAAGCTATATCGTTCGGTTCTGAGCCTACTATATATTCTGCTTCATGTGGCGTAAAGGAGCTGTCAGCTATGACTTATGCTACATTGAAAAGTATCAAGAAGGATATAGCGAGGTTGAAGGATATAGGGATAGATACCTTATTGATAGACGAATGTCATTCAGGATATTCCCCAGAAGAAGGTTCTGAATTTATGGAGTTTATGAACGAGTTCCCAGAGGCGAAGGCACTGGGCTTCACTGCCACGCCCTGCCGCCTCCGGACCTACAGTTCTATGCTGGAAGGGAACTACAGCAAACTTAATATGCTGACGAAAGACGAGCATAATTTCTTTAAGAAGATAGTTCACGTAATACAAATACAAGAACTAACCTCTCAAGGGTTTTGGTGTCCACTTAAGTACGAACGATGGTCGTTTGATGAATCGGCTCTGATGTTAAACAGTACCGGAGCCGAATACACCAACGAATCTATTAAAGAAAGTATTGTACGAAATGGCTTAAACAACTCCATATACAAACGCCTTCTTCAGCTTATGAACGAGAGGAAGGCTATTTTGGTATGTATGGATTCTATTGAATCATGTAATAGAATATCAGAGTTCATGAATGCCAGGATGGGAGCCATAACCGGTGTCGTAACATCGCTAACAACCAAAAAGAAAAGAGAGCAAATCATATCCGATTTCAAAGAAGGTAAGTTAAAGGTCGTGTTTAATTATTCAACGCTTGCTACCGGATTTGATTTTCCTGAACTTGATTGTGTGATGTTTGGTCGCCCAACTTTCTCATATTCAACTTATTACCAAATATTAGGCCGCGCCGTCCGCATCCATCCTGACAAGAAAGAGGCGCTGATAGTTGATTGCTGCGACAACATGAGGCGTTTCGGCCAGATAGAAGACTTGACAATCGAACAATTCCCTTCTAAGGGCTGGTGTATGTTTGCCGGCGATCAACTTCTGTCCAATATAAGGATGGGAGATATTATTACCAAAGACGAAATACTTCGCCGGGCAGCTTCTCTTAAATCCGTAAATGGAGATGGTAGGAGAGAGGACGATCTTGACAGCATAATAATGTGGTTTGGAAAATATGAAGGAATTAGATTCAAAGACATACCGGTGTCGTATTTTAGGTTCTTGGCTGAGAATATGGCAGTAAAACAGGGAGATAGGAAAGAAAAGATTATCGAATATTATAATAGGATAAAAGCATGAACAGCAAAAGACGTAAGAAAATAGAGGATATTATTTCCAATTTGGAAAAGCATAAAACAGATCTTGAGTTTATCAAATCAAAGCTGTCAGAGGTCAGGCATAATCTGGATTCAGCCAAAGATGATGTTGATATGATTTTAGACGAGGAGACAGAAGCAAGAGACAATATACCGGAGCCGTTACAAGATACAGAAAGATATTATCAATCAGATGAGGCTGTAGCTAATATGGAGGCGGTTGTTGATGATATGGAAAGTATTGTAGGGGATTTAGAGAATGCGGTTTCAACCATTGATGATAAAATCGATGAGATAGAAACTGATATTATAGGAAATTTAGAGGCAGCCATAGGCGCATAATATAAAAATACAACCATAAAATTTAACACAATATATTTGTATAGATATAATACGATACATATTTTTGTATCGTATTATTTTTTTATGTGTTATATTTTATGGAAACAAATGTTACAATGGTATCAAAAGACCGAGAATTATTTGGCGTAATAATTAAGCAGGACACTAAAACTTCGTTTATGTCCTTAACAGACCTTCAGGAAGCCTATACGAAGAAGAGGGTTGAGATGGGGTGGAATGAAAAGAGAATAGAAAATATCCTATCTAATAAGGAGAGTGCGGAACGTGTTTACTATATCCTTGAAAAACAAGGATATAAGATAGAATCAGGATTTCCTGGTTTTATACAATCTGTTGAAAAAGAGTCACTTATAAAAGTGATGAAAAAAATGGGAGCTTATAAGACAATGGGTAGAGGAGAGAATAGGAGAACTATGTGTAATCCATATATATGGGTGCTTGTAGCTATGGAACTAAACCCTATGTTGTATGCTGAGGTTGTTACGTGGTTAACAGATAAGCTTATCTTAAACCGAATAGAGGCAGGTGATAAATACAATGTCTTATCAAGAGCTATATCAAGATTTCCGGATGCCGATTACTCCAAGATGGCTAAAGGTTTAAATTGGATTGTATTTAATGAGCATGAAAGCATGATAAGAAATAGGGCTACACAGGAGCAGTTGAAAGAACTTGAAACCCTACAGTCTAATCTTGCATTCTGCATAGAGATGGGAACCATCTCTTCTTTCTCTAATTTAATGAACATGATGAGGTCTATATATGTAAAGAAATGGGGAGAAGAGGCTGTAACTTCTAAAAACGTAAAATAATATGGGAGTAAAAGAAATAAGAGAACTACTTAGACTCTACAATCTCGAACATAGTGTCGTCCAGAACAAAAACTCTGGGCGGTATTCTATTATTCTCCATAACAACATCATAGGAACGAACGTGGATGGAGAGAAGGTAGTTGTGTTCAGAACCATTCCGGATGGAAGCAATACGTTCTCTATGGAGCGAAATAGATTCTATGAGGGGTTTGTAGAGGCTTTTGATGACGATAAGGCGATTGAAGCCGTAAGACAGTATTTTGAGAAAAACAGAAATGATAGGGTATAAGACGAAGATGGATTATATTACTATCGAAATGAGGTAAAACAACGATAAAACAATGGAAAAGATGGATGATAATACTAAAAATATCCTTTATCCAAAAGGATCTATTTTTCGCATATTGAAAGATGATATAATCAGTGCCGAATTTAAAGTCGCCAAAGGAGCTATAGCGGAGGCAGTATCAGACATAGAAGTAAATGATAAATATGCTGAGGTTTGTTGCAATGGGGAGACGTTCGTTATAGAAACGGATATTATGGGTATTATTCTTACCAAAGACCCCATAGAAAACAAATCGGTGAAAAATGACATCATAGACGACAAACTACGATGGGATTTACTTCCTATGGAAGAGATTGAAGACATTGTAAGAGTCTATCATGCTGGCGCAAAGAAGTACGGACCTAACAATTGGCAGAATCTTGATAACGGCTTTGAACGGTATCGTGCTGCGGCTGCCAGACACCTAATGGAATACATGAAAGGAGAAAGAATAGATTCAGATACAGGGTGTTTTCATCTTGCACAATGTGCGTGGAACTGTATAGCTATGCTATGGTATGATAAGCACGGGAAAGGGTTAATACCATTAAATAAGGAGGAAAAGAAATGACAAAAGAACAAATGATTCAACTGTTAGACACAGAGCTTGATGCAATGAACAAACACAGAAGTAATATTGAAAGAATTAAAAAGGAATATTTCGATTCTGTTTATGGATTCAAGAAGGGGGATAAAGTGAACGTTCTTTACAAACGTTCGAAAGCACCTCTTGTTGGTTTCTTCAAGAGCGTTCAAATCATGAATACTGGAACAGTTATATTTACAATCCAGGAAGTTAATAAAGAAGGAAGACCTGGAAGAGGATCTTATTTGGTGTATGAAGGCGATTTAAGTGAAATCAAAAAAGTAGAATAACATGATCAGAGCAAGATTTTATATTAGAAAAGACGACTGCGATAACGATTACCGTCCGGTCAAATGGCCTATAAAATATCCATATTGGTGTAGTGCAGAATCCAGTAATTCATTTGTATTGGTGGCGTATGCTGAAGATGAAGACAGCATAAAAGAACTGTGGCCGGAGGCGTATGATATTAATGTCTTAGAGAAAGATACCGAAATTAGATTCACATTAAGATTCCCTAAGCCGGAATGGTATGAATTGTACGAAAGGGAATTAGAAGAATGTGATAGATTTATATGGGTTACGGATGCGTGCCTGAGAGACGGTATAATAAGAAAAGTAAAAGCTAAAATAGAAGAGTATGGTGGTCTTTTGTTAGCCGACATCCCTGATAGGTTCACTCCTTATGAAATAGGAATGGATGCTTTTGAGAGCAAAGAAGAAGCTTTAAAACATGCAGAGGAACGGAGAGCGCACCTGATCGAATCTATTAAGAAACAATTGAATAAACTTGAAAATCTAAAATTTGAATGCGATGATTAATTACGCGGCAAAAGCCAGAAGAGCTTATTTGATAAACAATTTCGATAAGATTCTTAACAGTCTTAACACGCTTCATTCGACGGTTGAGACCATGACATTATTTGTAAACGACCAGGCTTATAATTACATTCTTAAGCTAAAGGAGGTAATTAAAACCAGTCCTATGTATAAGCACAATATCAAGCGTCTTTTAAATGAGATGGACAAAGAGATAAAAAGATACAATGCCTCTATATATTACATAAACAAAGAACGTAGTGAGGTTATTGCTGATATAACACAAGCGATGGAAGATTGTCTCATGCCATACATAGACGACCTGGCCGGCGCTATAAGGGCAGCCGTGTGGTCGAAGGGCGTGTCCGAGGAGCGGACGGAAGCGGCGGTACTGTCCCTAATCGTATCCTCCTTGGCCATGACATCAGGCAGACTTATTTCAGGTGGATATCAGATCATGAAAGAAATGGGTGGTGGCTGGGGTGGTAATCCATTTACGTTTATGAGCATTGATAAAATAAGACACTTATCTACATCATTATCTGATGCTATTACCGGTGGAGAAATAGCTCTTGAGGAAAAAGAAGCCAATGACATAACTAAGGTGATGGATGTTTTTATTGAGAAGATGTCCGATTCAGATATTGTCGATAAAGTAATTAGCATACTCGAAGAGGCAGAATCTAAAAACAAGGAGGAGCGATCGTGAATTATTTGGATGGGTATGTAGAAGAGATTCTTTCCGAGCCGTACTATGATGATTATGGCTCTGGGATTTTTAGGTGGTGGGTGGAAGTATCTTACGTTTGTTATGGCATAGGAGCTGTCACTACCTTAATGTTTGATACGAGAGAAGAAGCTGAGGCTGTAAAACCAGGTTACAAATTTTTATGTTGAAAATAATATGAAGTATTTTGTTTTATTGATGGCACTTGTGTTATCATCATGTTCGCATGATGATAGTCGGGTTAATAACGGATGGGTTATATATGATCTATGTCCTTTAGAAGATGGATGTATAATGTATTATGGTGAAGACGAAAGAATTTCAATATTTTATAATAATAGGCTTATAAAATTCGTTGGATACCAAGGGGAATACAATATAGGAGATTCTATTAAAATCGTAAAAGTGAAATAATATGAAAAATAATTTAAAACTCGTATGTCCAAAATGTGGCACCCCTCACCAGCCTCATTCTCCGCACACGATGGATGCAGATGGATTTGAAAGGTGTGAGATAAGAACGGTCATGGAAGACAGGGGATGGTGCTACGAATGCTCTTTTTGGCAAAATATGTACGACAAGCACAAAGACGATCCTGGATGGGTTAGGATAGACGGTGAAAGCTGGGTGCTTAAGCCTATGGTGGAAAACGTACCGAGCGGATGGAACAGCCTTGGATGTGGTGGAAGAAAAATGTATATCAATATCGAAGGGAAAGGCATTGTTACATCAAATAACTGCTGGTGTCAAGGTGATGTTTCGGACGCATTCAAGGATCTTATGCCTGATAATGCTACTTGGGCTACGAAGGAGGAATTTGACAAAGCTCCTGTAGTAGGACATATCATAGAAGGTATTGGTTTAGTTTTCACAGATAGGGGAGGTCATGAAGTTAATGCTTAGAAACTTATTTCATGTTCTGCTTATACAAGAAAAGATGGTAACTACAACAATCCCCAACCATACAATAGGCGTACGGTTGGGGATTGTTGTCATATCGTAAAATTAAGTGTTTTTTTTAATATCAGATATTCAGTATGAACTTTACTTCCGCCATCATCTATCAAGTCCAAATTAATATAAGCTGTATATGATACATGATGATCACCAGGAACAAGACGATCTATTTTTGATAAGAACATAGACTTTAAACCTTGGCCAGACCATGATTCTGGATATGGCAAAGGTGTAAAGTCGGCATCTGTACATCTTATAGCCCAAGTAAGATTAGGATCTGCCCTAACTATTCTATCATGAGGTCCATCAATTACAAGATCTGGCATCTTATATTGGTAACTATCATAATTAAGGACAATAGGATCACTAAAGTTTACACCGTATATAGCAGCAGGTGGAGTAAAGCTTGTTATTAAAAAGGTTCTATTAATCCTATTGGTTGTTCTTAGCGTAAACTCATCAGGTGCTATCACACTTACTCTAAATCCATAATAAGGAGAGGTTGTTAAAGCAATAGCAAGAACCACCGAATCCTGTTCAAGCAATTCCTCTGTCGTATCAACCTGACTATCGATCTCTTGCCTATCTTCCATTGGAACACCGCCTTGGACACTTATGGAATCCAGCCGTTCTTTTTTAGACAGAAAGATAAATTGCCCGCCCTGTGGAATGGTGCCTACTTTCTTTCCTTCTACGATTACCCCCCCCCTATACAATTGCTAACTATCTTATACTCATATAGTTTAGCATTATTTTCAAATCTTCTTCTCATAATTTCATAAAATTAATTCGGTAAAGGGGCGGACATAACGTGGATTACTCCTTGTACTTGTATCCAAATGATCTCCTCGGATGTTTATATCATAATACCACGAATAGGTAAATTGTGTAGATTGAGTGGATGTCCACATTTTATTACTCATTATCGTACCTCCTACCATTAAAAAGCATTCGTTTATTTCATTCGCATACAAAGATATCAAAAAAAACTCTCCGGCGCCACCTACATATCCATTTTGACCATTTTTAAATAAATAGCTATTAGCTTTATTAAAAGCGTAATTTTCATTACTGGTATCATATTCAAGATACGCATTCTGATTTTCACGCCCCCAATAATCCTTTTTAACGGTCTCCATATAAGAACTATTTTGTGCAAATACATTGTCTATTCTTCCATCCTTACCCCAACTAAATGTGCCAATATATTCGGTGGCTATAACAAAACACACTTTATCTACAAGAGCTATTCCATTGCATAGATCATTGGAATATCCTTTATTAGACCAATTTTCTTTTGTATATAATCCTCCATCTACATGTTGGATGTATATGCCTTTATTGATTATAAGCGAGGGATTTACCCCCCATCCCTATTTGAAATCTTCGTCTCATGATTTTTTGTTTGCAAGATAGCAATAATTGACAACATAAAAGAAACCGGTTCCCTATCATCTCTGACTGAGAACCGGTAAGAAAACAATTCCAGAAAAAATTTAACCTACATAATCTTTCAAGTAAGAACAAAAAACGTACAATCTACTCTTTGACGATGCTAATATAACATATTGGAATCATACAAAAACAATGCAAGTCCGATATTCTTCGTCTATTTGTAACTAACATCATCGTCTCCTTCCGAATCAGGAGTGGCGCCGATGAAGAACATCATTGACTTGTTGTTTGTCTGCTGCCACCAATTATAGGCGCGCGCTATGTCTTCCGGCGTCTTGATGTTATACCATTGTTTGATAAACGTCTGTTTGGCGAGTTGCCTAAATAACTTAGACTCTCCCTTGTATGTACCGGATGTTACTTTATCAAGTGAATAATTCCTAAGATCGGTAAGATCCTTCAGTTTTCGCCCCATAACAAACGGATCGTTAATGATATCTACCACGTTAAGCTCCATAATAAACGGCATCTGTGAAGCTATTTCGTTTATGGTTCTGAATCCGACATAGGATCCAAATTGAGTAAGCCAACTTTCTTCGTTTTCATCATCATCACGCCATCCGGCAAGAAGCATGGATACGGCTTGCATGATAAGGAACGTGCCGGCATAGACACTGAGGCGTTTTATATTGGTTTTCTCTACCTCATTCATATTATCTTTATTTTCGTTCCAGGCATCTATGATGTTTTTCATACCAGACTCGGAAGCTAAGCTAAATGTTTTGGCTATCATATTCTTTAACGTAATTGACAACCCTTCCTCTTCTTGCATTGTTTGGAAATTGAAGCCACGTCTTTTCCACAGGCGTTGAGCCGCCAGCACCAACCATCCTCGGTGGGCGGTCATGAACCTGGCTATCCAGTTGCGCGATGCGGCAGTTCGATTTTCTTCATTCAAAGATCCGTTACATATCTGCGACAAGCTACGGACTTGATTCCTGGTTATAGCCATCTGGGTTTCAACTTCCTCAACAGTAACACCTGATCCGGGCTTTACAACCACCTTCCCATCCACGACATCTACCATACTCCATAAAGTACGATCTTTTAATGCATTCCATTCTCTTTTTATGGTACTCTGTTCTTTATTGCGTTCTTTTTCCATCTTGAAATCTTGGAACGTGTAGAACCGGCCTTTGTAATAACGAACATTGTCCATAGTAGCAATCATAACCTGCGGATCAAGAGGGTAGTTCAGGATTTCCATAAAAGCATACATAGGTGAACGCATTAAGGTCCTGGCCACTCTATTGTATCCGGCACCATACATACGATTTCGGATATTGAATATCCCCATTCTCTCACCTATGACATATAATTTGCTTTTCCTATCTATGTCTCCGGTTTCTGCTATACAAGATGGAGCAAGGCGTGAAAATTCAGCCGATGCGTATTTAAGGGAGTCTTTGCTTATATACTGTCCTACGGCAGATTCCATGATGAGGTTGATATGACCTGTCAGGGCGCCGGTAGCTGCCACAAACGGGGACAGCGCCAGGTTCATGACCGACATAAATCTTTCAACGGCCATCATTATCCTGGTAAGGTCTACTGTGTATCCACCGATGTTTACCGTCAGTTTTTTGGTGTTCATCCTAATGCCATAATAATGATCGTTGAAGAAGTCCCTGAACATCTGATATGCTTGGGTTGCTTCAGCCTTCTTACCGCCTTCAAATTGTTTATTCAGTAACATCTGCTCTAGTCCTTGGGCAAGCTCTATAGACTTCTGCTTTTCGTTGTATAACGATGACTGCATCATAAGCATCGAATAAGAGTAGCCAAAATCGTGAGATACGTCATCTTGGTTCTCTAATTCATATATGTAGTATTTAGGTATGGACCGAACCCTATCTTCCGGATCATATACCTCACCCTGGCGTGTTTTACCATACAGGGAGTCATCTACGCGGTCAAGACATAAGTCGGATACGAAGTTCCTGACCGTACTTTTAAGGCTGATACCTAACCCTTCTATACGTTCTATATCTTGTTTGGATATCTGTGGAATAGCATACAGATTAGGGCTCTGCTCTTTATATAGATCAAGGGATTGTCTTTTTATTTCCTTGAGTTTTTGAATCATATTCCATTGCTCTACGTTTTTAGTAGCGACCTCATTACCATCAGCATCATACTTAATGCCGAAGTCGTTGAAATACGATTCATCACGATATAGGCTCTTCTTGGGCATACGATGACCATACCCATGATCTTTTACATAATCAGGGTTACGACCGCTATTTTCGGCCTCAGATTCAGCCACCCACGCTCTTGCAGGGTCGAAAGACAGGTATGATATGTCCATACCATAATCTTGTGTGGAAGTCCCATTCTGTACGTCCTTAACCATCTGCGCCACATCTATCTCACCTCGACCTATTTTGTCGATCATAGCCGCATATCCGGTAGGCGCCATGCGTTTATAGTACGAAAAGACCTGGCTCCTGGCAAATTCATTAACAATAGCATTGGCTTCTTCTATACCCTCTTCCCTTGTATTATTTAAAAATAAGCTGGCCATCTTAGCATTGACAGCATTCTTAAAATCTCTACCGTCTAATTCTTTGCTTATTCCAAGCTTTTCTGACAGGTAGTTGGTTTCAGATACGGTAAACAGATATCGGTTATCAGCAGCCTTAAATAGCTTATCCCTTAAAGCCTGAATCCTTTTTGCTTTCTTCGCCGTAGTATGACGTTGCACAAACTTCCATTCCACTTCCTTGGAATCAGCAAGAGCATTTAAATAAGACTGATTGACTTCGTTTTCAGCCTTACTGCTTTTAGTAAGGTATTTATCAATATCTTCAAGACCCACCATCTTAGCATAATCTATCAAAATAGCGTAATCGGCTTCAATAGTTTCAGATGCGGCCCTAAAAGCATCTCTTTCAGATGAGGTAAATGTCGCTTCATTAATTTCTCCGATATCAGCCACATCTCGGTTGTTTCCGATTATTTCCTTGATAATGGCCTTATTTTTTTCTATATCTTTTACAATCGAATCCACGTCAGTTGCATCTCTATCACTTGTCGTAGAACTAATGATATCATGCGCCATTTTAAGATATGAAGCCTTGTTATTTGATTCGGTACGCGCCGACTGTTCTGATTCTACATCATTCCAAAACCGATCGTTGAATGACAGGTGACCCCCCAACATAAGCGTCTTCAGCGCAGCTTCCCCTCCAGACTCACGCTGAATCGTTCTCAATCTTTCCAAAAATGATTCTGATACGGCATTAGTGACATTATTTGATTCTTTTCTCCAAACTTCATTTATGGCTTGTATTTCTTTAGCCATCTTAAGCTGGTCTCCGGTTTTTTCAACACGTCTGGTACCAACATATATGTATTCCGAAGCTGCTTCCTTACGTTGTTTACGAAGCAGTCCTTCTTCTTCGTAGTTACTACTCTTATAGTAAGCAACCTCATCAAAATTACCACCGCTATCAATAAAAGGCTGCCTCAATATCCGTTTTTGCCGGGAAAGAGCATTAAGATATTCTTTAGTTGTTTGAGAAACCGGATGCCCTAATTCTTCTTCGGCCTTTTTGTATATGGATTCCATTCTTGTGGCATAACTTTCACTAAATTCCAGTTCCGAATTTTCAGCATCCCACTTTTCCATCTGCTCCGTATAGATCTTTTCCTGCTCGATGGTAAAAATATCGGTATTAACCCTGTCAGACGATGGTTTAAATTTAGCGTTTTCAGTAACCGTATTTCCGTCCTTGTCAACTACTTCTCTTTTAAATACGTAATTACGATTATTGTCAACCACATCATTGATTTCTTCTTCTGATATTTCTATGTTCATGGCAGTAGCAAACGCACGCATCTGTGCCAACTTCTTATTACGATCATATTTAGCCATATCAAGAGCACTACGAAGGTAATTAGAAGTTTTGCCGTCTACTTTCTGAAGCAGTTTTTCAAATTCAGATTTGTTAAAACCATGCTTTTTAGCATATGCCAGGAAGTCGGATATGGCGGGCTGGGCATTCACCATCGCATTGTAATTGTCTTTGGCAATCATAGCTCCAAGAGCGTTATTGAACGGACTGGAAGAATGCTCTAATATACCGAACCACCTACTTATCCAAGAAACATCGTGTTGAACCTTGTCAAAAAATTCTTTTACTCTCTTTACCTTATCTGCCGGCACATGAAGTTCGTTCATTAACTTATCAAGCAACGTACTTTCATCAAGGTCTTGTACTGATTTAATATCAGACTGAATACCATTGATGTCGGCAATGACGGTATTGATCCTATTTGTATAATCCTGCTTTTCACGTTCATCAAATTCGGTACTTCTGTTACGGATATATCCTCGAAGATCGTTCATGATCGGAAGAACCTGATTGTTGATAATATCTACGTTCTTTCGATCATTGGTATTGAAGTGAAGCTTACCGTCTTTGGTATCACCATGAAGGATGGTGTTCACCACATTACTTAAGTATCTGACCTGAGCTTCGGCTGTGGAGATCATGCTGTTCATGGCAGCCGCCATCTCATTCTTGTCTATTTCGGTCTCTACTTTATTTATCTTATCTTCTATGGTCTTAAGCTGCGCAAGGGTCATAGACGTAGTTACAGCCCTATCAGAGCTTATCTGACGTAAGTCTCTTAATGTTTTCCTTAATGCCCGGATTTTAGACTCAAGAAACTTGTTCTTGTTCATAGAAGAAAGGGAATATAATGTAAAGTCATTATCCTTTAACAGAGAGGTATCAAATCCTTTATCTATGTCAGTAATGGCAAGATCACGAATGTTTTTAATAACGTTATTCAAATCTTGTCTTTGAGTAGATAAAGCTGATTTAAGCCAGCTTACTATTCCAGAGAGAAGCTGCCGGACGCGCCCCAGGAAGGAGGTGGGCTCTACCGGCGCCTGTGCTGTTCCGGTCTGCATCTCCCTGGCGAGGATCTTTCCAAGAATTTCTCTCCTAACCGCATTATCAAGCTCAGCTCCCTCATATACCTTACCGTATGTATTATAATACTGACCTGCATACTGGTTCCACTCCTCTGTGCCTTCTACGTCTTGCAAAACATCCTCAACAGCATTCTGATCTCTGTATGCCTCTACAAGGAAGTGGGATGTTTCTTCTACTAAATCAGATAAAGTAGCATCTTCACCAACTGCTATTACGTTATTGGCAATATCCGCCAATGCCTTAGCAGAAGGTTCGTGCCCGTATTTGGTTTGGTACTTCTCTATATAGTCGGTCATACCTATGACACTAACGCCCAGCGTTTTTAATATCTCTACAATAGAATTTCGTTGGTCACGTTCCTGCCTGCTATAATCCGATACGATCTTAGCTTTAGCATCAGCATAAAGATCGTTGTCTTCTAATATGAATGAAACTACAAGCGCATCAAAATGATCGTACTTAGCATCCAATTCATTGTATCTTCCTGACTTGAGATCGTTCTTTATCTGCTCCTTGCTAACCCTCTCCGTTCCTCCGGTAGCGAGCCTCATAGTCACCTTACTATTATCCAACGAGCTTATGGTTATCATACCTTGGTCGTTCATGGAAACATCGGAACCAAAATGATTACGGAGCTCGGTGTAGGATAATGCTGAATTGAAAAGTCTAATTTGTCCTGTATGTCCTTCTCCTGTAAGATAATAGCTCCTTGTTTCAGGATCGAATATCTTGGATCCGGACAAAAGACCTTTCTTTATAAGGTAGTTAATTATCCCGCCTTTCGTTGATAAAGAAGTAGAAGCAGAAGCGGTCATGACCGGTATAAAAGACTTGGGATTATTAAGAACATACTTTCCAGCCTTGTAAGTAATGTCTGCCACGCCATCCACGGTAGATTCTTGAACGGTGCCGGATAAGAATCCTATTCTAATATCATTCCCGCCAGAGCGAAGAGCTTCTCCGTAATCTTCAAATAATTGACTACGATCGTTCATGAAAAACAAACGAGGCTCTCCGGTCTGATACGTTACACCCACAGGATTAGAATCTGTCTGTGGTAACTCTTCTGGGCTAAATATCTTAAGACCGTCTTTTATAACCATATAATTAACACCCTTATCCTGTACCATAGATACGGGGGTGAAGTCCGAAGATATAGTATCTTGTAGATACTGACCGGCGTCTATTCCAGGTCCTTCCGGTACGGAAATACTTGACGGAACCATAGCATCCACCAACATAATATTATCACCCAGATCTTGGCTGTAGAATCCAAAGCCCGATTCTCGGATTTCATAAGGTGCATCTGATTTTGACACAAGAACAGGATTACTCATCTTAGAAGCCTTATCCAGCACCCTTTCTCTATAGGCTTCCGGAATAAGATCGATGTTGGATTTTACCTTATTATAAGCCGGTTTGTTGATAGGCACTCTCTTTCTCCAGTCGCCAAAAGCCTTTAAGAACTTATTAGAAAATACGGTTTTAAAAACAGTAGTAGCCCGCTCCCTATTTTCCATAAGAGGAATAGATGCTATTTTATCAAACAACATAGACCTGTCCCCTGATCTGGTAGAGACAGAAACAACTTTCTTTTTATTATCTCTTTTAATAATACACGTTGACGCCATAAGAATTTATTTTGTTTTGACACAAAGGTAATTAAAAATCAGGCACATGATAAAAACAAAGCCGTCTAACTTCCCAGTCTGACGGCTTAATATACATATGAAAAAATAATTATAATCTGACGTAAATCGTCAAGTTACGCTTACGCATTATATTTGTACCCATTTCTATGAATAAACCTTCCTGATTCGAACCTTTCCACATCATCCGGTCCAATAGGTCCGCAGTCTTCCCTCCTTGCCTCATACCACAGCCCCGGCTTACGGAGCCGGCAGGTTATGACGTATTTAAAGCAGTTGTGAGTAAAATGGAATACGGAGCCTACTGGGAAATACCTGGTAGTTTGAAACACTATTCTTTTTCGTTTAGTATCAAACACTATATCTCCTACTACCTTAGCCACGTAATAGCTTCTGCCATTTAACGTTTCATCTGTTTGTGGTATCCAATAATAACCTCTTGCCATAACGCAAATATATGAAAAAGTCAGATAACTTACGTACCCGACTTCATTATTTGTTTAAATAGACCAGTTCCGTCTATTATAATATGACCGTTTCTCATGCGGTCATTATTTGGGTTATAGAGAAAGTTAAGACCATCCACTTTCTCTTGTTTTTCAAAAGAGTTGATATCCTTTCCTCTACTTGCCCTATCAAAAGCCTTCTTAAACAATTTGCCTCTGAAAGTCATAATAATCTTTCTGGTAGCGCTATTCCCGGCTCTTACCATTACTTTCCTTGCCTGGTCTTCCGAGACAAAACTGCTTCGAAAAATATACGATGCTGCTGCTTGTATGTCCTGCTTGGTGATCATATGATAAACATTTCTTTCAAGATACTTATATTTATTGCGTATATCAGTTTTATTTCATCTTTATCATATACGTCAAAAAAGGATTTACTTAAGTCCTTTGAATCTGCGCTCAATTAAATTATGCAATTACCAGTTTGACATACTCCCATCGCTAAAGCAAATGGGATTCTTGGATACAAGCGCAAGAAACCACGACATTACTATCACTGGAATTACTAAAGTATGGTGGTTTTGTTGGTTAAATAATCATAAATCCCATATTATTTTGTTTTTAGTTAATATAAATCTTCTGAATACAATTGTTCTCTAACGGCATTCCTATCTACTATCATTTCCTGATTATTGCTCTTAACAAGTTCAGATGCCTCCTCTCTTGTTAGAAACCGGTTCTTGCTTGTCAAAAATCCTTGCACACTACGGTTCTTATGAGCAATACCATAAGCTACAAACTGAGAAATGATAGAACAATGTCTCAATCCACAGAACACGGTGCCGGATGGTATGTTGATGGGGACGCTTCTTGCCGTCCTGCACCCAGATGGCGGCGCATATTACTATTTCTTTATTACACATGACTATAAATTTAATATTCCGTTTTTACCAATATGTTTCTTTTCTTCTTTAGTGGGCCATTCTTTCTTGAACTTACCGTGCCACGTTCCAGGAACTACCATCAGTTCGTCCTCCTTACTATATTCAATAGCGGCACATTCAGAACAAAGAGGCTTGCCTTCATATCCCTTTAGCGACTTATCGTAAATACGATTCTTACAAGGTCTTATAAGAGCCCAGTAACATGATGTGGCTGTATTATCTATACAGCCACATTTTGAACATACAAACAAACTCATTCCGCCACCTCCCAGTCATTAGACATAATATCATGTTCGGTTGGATTCCAATTTGATGCTACTTTTTGACCTGTATCTACCATCAATATATTTACGTCAAACATACAGATATACTTTTTACCCCAATCGATTCTTTTTATCTTACGACCTAATTTAAGCCGTTCTAAAGCCTGTTCGAATGTCATGCCACGACGAGGCAGTTTGAGATACTTTTTAAGTCTGTCGGCAGCTTCATTTTGTGTATGGCCATCGTATTCGAAAGCGGTTTCTCTTTCAGGAACATCAAACAAATCCCAGTATTTGCTTTCATAGTGATTAGATACCTGACCGGTAGGTAGGATCGCCATCACAATAAACCAATCATCAGAACCGAAGCATTTTTCTCCGTCGCTGCGTCTCCTTGATTTGCAAACTTCAACCTGTCCATTTCTGGCTAATAGATTAAAGAAGGCAGCGTTATACAACATGCGGTACCGATACAATTCATTGAAAGTATGGTATCCATCAGAAACCTCTCCCATGTCTCCAGGTTCTGCTTTAGGTTCAGGATGATTCGGATAGCAGTAGTCCACTGATGCTTCTAACACGGACTTTACGTGTTCCATTACCCTCGTAGCATCATCATGTTTAAAAAAATGCTTAATTCCTTCAACGAATTTAATATCTTCGTTGATTGCTGATTCGAACTCTTCTTTTGTCATCACTCTAATTACATCTTTTTTAAAATCGTCTAATCCCATGATTTGTTTCAAATTAATTGTTACTATACTTTCTTTATCCTACAATACAAATCCCACAAAAACTCAGCGGAGAAACTATCCCATACATTATTCTTCTGCCAAAGTTCTACTTTGTTAATAAACCAAGACCATGTGGGACCCTCATATGAAGAATCAGATGATAATCCCAATCCTATTTTCTCCATTTCATTCGCCACATCAGAATAAGGATCTAAAATGACTCCCCTAATCATGTTAATAATATCATCCTTGTCTAATGTAAATTGAAACCGCTCCTTGTTAGTAGGCGGATCTTGATTCAATTTACCAGTCGCAAGCCATTCTCCATCATGATACAATTCGGTAAGTTTCTTTACCTTATTTTTAAGAAAAGAGTACTCTTGTATGACTTCCATAAAATCAGCTTCGTTAGCTTTACCCTCTATGAAGATAACGGTTTTGCTTCCAGGTCTATGATCGTCTAAGCTTGCCGGGATTCCCAATATCGTCCATCCTTTAAACTCAGCTATCTTAAAACGCATGACGTCAAACACCTTATAGAAATCATCACAATCTACAGATTCTATTACCTTAATATCCTCTTCTGTGAATTTACCTCGTATTGGAATAACGTGATGACCAGGGTGGCCATCGGTTCCGAAATATGCGATTCTAACCATGTTATCTATAATATTTTAGTTGTTCTGAAATCCTATATTTACTTACATCATCGCATAAGTTACACCCTCCTGTACATCCACAAACCGAACAATACAAGTCTCTTTCTGCCTTCGATCTGGATTGGAAATCCCTTACGGCCTTAATCCATGTAGGAGAAATAATCTTACCGGAAAATACAGGTACATTTAAGATTAATGTTTCCATTATTTTAGCAAAATATTCATATAACACGGTATATCCACCACATCTCTTCTACGGATGCGCTTATCAAAATAGGAAACCATATAGGTATTTTTACCTTCGTGATCAGGTCTGGGATCAAAGCATTCAAAAACAAATCTTGTTACACCTTCCAAATGACCAAGCATGAAAACAAATTCGCCACTGTATCTTTTATTAGCCAATTCTTCTACAGTCATAACCTATCCCCTCCCAATCCTGAATTGATGCTAACGTACTTAACACGGACATCACTTCCACGTCCAAGCTGACCCCAGCCGGGCGATGGCGTTCCCTTAGCCGGAGCAGGGACAGCCCTAAGCCGAGGCCAGTCCTGCTTTTGCCTCATGGCTTCAGCCTCTTTGTAATACTGGTTACACAGCTCTTGGTCTTCGTAACCAATGTAATCTTCCTTATTTTCCATATAGAATAGTTTTTCAACAAATGTACGACATTAATGAATTAATTAGATTTAAAATAAAACAATATGAATTAAAATAAAAACCCGATACGTTAAAATCGCATCGGGCCTGGTATTGAAAAAAATAGGTTCAGATCTTGGGTAAAGATTCGAGCCAATTTTTAACATCTTTAGGTAATTATATACAACTTTACACCACAAATACGCCAATTTGTTTTCATATATAAATAATAATTTCTATATTTGTGTCATGAGATTAGTCGAACAACATACGATCAAACCAAGTTCTGTTTATTACAATGAACTTTATGATCTATTGCATAAGTGTAAAAACTTATACAATAAAGGGTTATATGTTGTTAGACAGTATTATTTTCAATACAAGGATGATAATACTGTAAAGTATAAGTACCTAAACTACTATTCTCTTGAAAAGAAGTTAAGAACAGAAAATGATGTTGACTATCGTGCTTTACCAGCACCGGTTGCTCAACAAGTGTTGATGATGGTTGATAGAAACTTTAAATCTTTCTTCAATCTCTTTAATAAAAAGAATAGAGGTGAGTATTCTGAGGAAGTAAGAATGCCAAGGTATCTCAACAAGGGTGGTTTGTTTCCTGCTGTTTTTGCAACAAATGCTTTTTCTCAAAAATGGATAAAACAAGGCATTGTTAAGTTACCAAAACAGTTTTCCTTTACAACAAGAACTAACAAGCAAAATATTCAACAACTTAGATTCATTCCTAAGAATGGGTATATTGTTCTTGAAATAGTTTACAATAAGAAGGAAAAGAATCTTATGTCCGATAATGGGAACTATCTTGGCATCGACATAGGATTGGATAATTTAGCATCTTGTGTTTCAAACACCGGTTCTTGTTTTATCATCAATGGTAGGCCACTAAAGTCTATTAACCAATATTATAACAAAAGGTTAGCATTCTTAAAATCTAAGTTAAAAGACAATAAACAGATTTCAAAACAAATAAGGTCATTAACCGACAAAAGGAATAACAAGATCAAAGACTATCTGCATAAAGCAAGTAGAATATTGGTTAATCATGTAGTTTCCAATGGTATTAATACGATCATAATCGGTCATAACAAATACTGGAAACAAGAGATCAATATTGGAAAGCGTAATAATCAGAACTTTGTATCTATTCCTTTTAATTCGTTTATCAGTATGATATCGTATAAAGCTACATTAGAAGGTATTAATGTTAAGATCGTTGAAGAATCTTATACTTCAAAATGTAGCTTTTTAGATAATGAACGGATTTGCAAACATGAATCTTACAAAGGAAGAAGGATTAAACGAGGATTGTTTAAAACCTCTTCTGGTAAGACAATTAATGCTGATATCAATGGTGCTTTTAACATCATCCGTAAATCGGAAAAAGAATCCTTTGATGTAACGATGTTACCAGAAGGTAGAGGGTTTTGGTGTAACCCGGTACGAATTTCCGTATAAATGTGTATTACTTTACGCTTTTGGTGTAAAGTGGTATATAATCACCCATTTAGGGTCTTTGTCTATTCTATCTTTCAGTTCATGCAATGCTGAGTCCATAACCGTATTCGGTACGCCAATCAACTCTCCTATTAAATACAAGGGGGTTTTATTCGATTTAGATTCGTGTGCTATATTCATGTCCAAAAAAAAGTTATGTGAAACAAACCGGCCACGGGTATTCTATTGCCCGCCGACCGGTATAACATTTTTATTCTTTTTTTCCAAACGGGAAAAACGGGAATGCGGGAATCATATTTTTTACTATGGCTCCCGCACCACCGGAAGGACCTGGGTCTGGATCTCAGGTCAGATCCTTCCAGTTTATTTTTTCGCCGAGGTAATCTTGCACGGCAAGCCATCTTATAAAGGCTACTCCTTCGGGAGCATCCGGATCATCCAAATACATTAACGTAGCTTTCACCAACTCGTTCTCACATTTGAAGACCTTCGGAAAACCATCCGAATAGTACATTGCAAAGACATATTGGACATCGCCCCATGTCGCTTTATCCGGCTTCTTCGCTCCGCACTTTTCAAAAATATCTTTTATTTCCGGCTGCTTCCAGATCCTCTTGGATCCATCGACGTTGACCATCTTCTTTACCGCCTCATCAGCGAGAGCATTAGAAAAATGGTAGCCGTAAGTATCTACATATTTCTGATAAGCTGGATCCTCTGCGTCTGCTCCTCAATAAGAACGACCTCTGCCACGTCCGCGACCTCTACGCATCTGAGGTCCGTCACCGTAGTATCTGTCGTCTCCATAGTAATCGGTCGGGTAGGATTCGTAACCCATCCTCCGGTATTCCCGATCCTCCATTTCATGACGACGTTCGCGCTCTTCAAGCCTTCTTTCCCTTTCTTCCAGCTCGTTTTCGCGTTCTTCCATTTCCTTCATCTTCTCATGCATACCGTAATGGTCGTAAATACCACCACCGTACCCCATGTACGTCCCATCAGAACGCCGGCTTCTGCCTCTGCCTCCACCTCGTCTGTCTTCTATCTCGTCATATCCAGGATATTCTCTGTGTCCTGAATTTAAATCATATACTATCATATTATACTTATTTCAAACGTTCTACAATTAACTTCTTTAAATCTTCGAATGAATCAGTAAGGTCATTCACCTTATTTTCTATACCAGCTATTTTACGATCCTGCTCTCTCGTTTGTTTGAATGCCGGATTGATGTCTTCTAATATAGATTCACAAGCCTCTATCTTGGCACGATGGGCATCTACGCTGTTTATTATGTCTTGACTGGTGTTTTTTATAGCATTCAGTTCGTTCATAATCGGATCTATGCTGGTAGATAATGTTATGCCCATAGCCTTAGCCACATTCTGGGATTCCGGGACCGTATAGGTCTTGGTTTCGCCAGTGAGCTCTACCGTCAGATCCACCACGCGGGTCTGCATCGCCTGATACTGACCTGGCTGAGGAGGAAGATACCTGGGTTCGGATACGGCTACTACCTTTCCCAATTCGTATTTAGGTACTGTATTAGTATCAAGGGTATGTACCTGAAACCCTTTCTTCAAATCTGAAAACATGATCAAAATATTAGTTAGGTGAAAATAGGGTGATGATCTCCATCACCCTACTGAAATCATTTACCTGCTTTAACTTCAGACGCCTGGGCTGCCGCTACTGGAACACAGCAATCCATTAATCTTAACACGCCACGAACTTTATTGAAGTACAGAAGGCGTTCTGTGCCATTTACCATAGCAGCACCCGTGACAGCTACGTTAATAGGGTTCACGACATTCACTCCCGTAACCGGGCAACAGGTGTCGGCTCCTACTGTTGAAACTGTGCTGTTTGCCGGGACCGCAATCTGTACCGGTAGAGCACTTCCGGCTGTGGGGACTACTTGCCTTATCTTAAGAAGGATAAGACCCTCACACGGAAGGGCGATCCAAGCCCGTGGGTTAATACCGAAGACTGTATTTGTCGTACTGACAATAACATTCTTCGTAACCATCTCATACAACGATCCTATTTTAGAAACACAAGCCATATTAGCCTCCTTTCTTAATAAAATCAGACAGCAGCGTTGTTATTGCAACATCCGTTGTTACATCCGCATCCGTTATTACAGCAACCTCCTCCGAATACCTGTCCCCAAGTATAAGCCTGGTAAGGAGAACAAGAGGGGTAGGCCGGGACGGCCGTCGGGCGTAATTGACCAACGATATTCTAGGTTTGTTGCTGAGATAATGCCGAAGCTGTCAAAGCCGCTTTTTCTTCACGAAGTTGAGCAATAGTGTTCTGCATCTCCCTCATTTCCAACTGACAGAATTTGTCATTGATCATAACGGTTTGGGCGTCAAGTTTCGCAGACAAGATATTGAATTGGCTTGTAGCTTGCTCACGATTGTTAGCCAGACCTTGGTTGAGACCGTTCTGCAAGACATTGGTTTGTTCCAACGTGCGAAGCTGGTTATCAAAACCTTGCTGAGTAATCATTCCCTGAGTCTGGCAAGTGCTTTGATTGATCAACGAACTCAGATTGCAGCAGCAAGAGCTGATTTGATTTCCTATTTCACAACCTTGTTGTTGAACTGCGTTGATAACAGCCTGAGAAGTCATACCTACCTGACCAGCTACTTTATCAATAGCACCCTGTACGTTGCAGATAGCGTTTTGAAGTTGAGTAGTAGAACAGTTCAAAGCAGAAGCAATCTGATCTATGGCGCTACGATTACCTTGAATTGCCTGCATCAAAAGTTCACGACCGTAATCGTTATTCAACTGAGCCGGCAAACCATTGGCACAACAATCACCGCCATTTCCAAAACCGTTACCGAAGCCGCGTCCACCCCACAGCCAGAACAAAACAATTATCCAGAGCCACCAACCGTTAGCCCCACCGAAACCGTCCTGGTTGTTACGACCGTTCATCAAAGCCGCCACCAGATTCGGATCCATTTTATTACCACCTATCAAATTAGCAAACATGCCGGGAATCATTGAAAGAAGACCGTTAGTGGCTGCACCACCACCGTTAGCCCCGGCTCCATCTAAAAGGACGATTTTATCACCACCCATAATTTTATAGTATTTAATTGTTAAACATACGTGCATGAAGCACGTAACAAAGATCATGATTGCAGGGTGGAATATGGGTGTGTTTATTTCCTATAGAAGAGAAGTATTTTCAGAAAAGACAGAAACAAAAAAAGGTAGTGTTTTTTATTCTTTTAAAACACTACCTATAAATAAACTCAAGAAAATTTACCATATTTTAAAAATACATTTTTAAGTTTTCCTTTTATGCCATTGAGGGTCACTTCATATCCGGCACCAGTCATGTAGATAGTTTGTTGATTAACCCTTTCTCCAGAATACTTGTCTACAAAATATGATCTATACACACCGTATCCTTTAGCCACTACATTACTGTACAACTCCCATTTGCCAAGACCGTTTCTAAACATAAACTTAGCTTCTTCAAGAAATGAGCGAAGATTCTTTTCAGCGATGATAACACCATTCTGTTCTAACTTTTTGGCAATATCATGAATCAGCCACATTCTATCATTATCAACTTTCTTGAACGATTCTGCAAACTCAACGTCTGGACGCTGATCTTCTATTGTTTTCAAGGCTTGTTGCTTCTCTGCCTCTGCCTGAGATTTTTCAGCTATAGCTCTCTGAGCAGCTTCATACTGATCGGCCCATGCTCTTGCTGCATCTGCTGGATTAGAAAAGTCAGGAACCAAAATTCCCTTGCCGCCTGAACTTGTTTTATATTCTCCTGTTTTACGAATAGAAGGAAGAACCTCAGATGTTATCCATTTCTTAAATCTCTTAGCAGACTCTAATTTTGAAGATAATATAAGAGAATATAAACCAGATTCATTAATTATTCTTATACTATCTATATATCTGGTTTTCAATATAGATCGTTTTACGCCCCATTGATTATCAGATACTTGCAAAAGCATAGAATCATCATCATCTACATGTCTTTTTACCGCATCTTTAGCATTTATATATCCAAGAGATTTAGCCACATCTGACGCCACAAACCAAACATCTCCTTTTGGATCTACAATAATTCTAAGCTCTCCAAAATCCGAACTTTCAAAAACAGAAACTTTATCCATGATAAAAAAAATAGGCCCAAAAGAGAATGTCAGATCCCACTATGACAAACCCTAATGAGCCAAAAATATCTTTCAACATCAAACAACCAGAGGCGGGATCTCGTTGTTCATTGTTTCTGGAGCAAAGATAGGAACAGGATTTTAAATAGCAAATATTTTAATACTTTTTAAATCAAACCAGGGCCCGCATCACTGCGAACCCTGATCTACACTAATCTAAACTAATACCATGAAAAACTTAAATCTAAAAACTAAAGAACACACAAATGTATGAAAATGTATGCTTTTCACAAAGAATCTGTATCCTGTTCTTTTGTGTGATTCAAGACATGGGATATAGTTCTGATACTTAATCCGGTTTGATTTTGTATCAGATTATAAATATAGGATTTTGAAACTACAGTTCTTAATTGACCTAAATCATTCATAATGTTTTTATACATAAGATGAATGCTGTTATTACGTTTGATGGTACTGATTCTCATTTCCTACTGTTATTAGTTACGTTCGGTTCTTACTTTTTCCTTATTCCCATAATCCCTTCCTGAAACTAATATTGCAAACTTAACAAAAATAATCCATAAACAATGAAAATCTAACTTTTCTTATATGTCATTGATATACGTGCATATATAAGAAAAGTGAGACTTTCACAAGCCTCACTTCCCAAATTATAACTATGAAAAAACTATATATATGTATATAAAAATTACCTGCATTCCAATTTGTTAAGATCATCCAATTCAGACTTGCTTACGGTCATGTCTTGCGTCAAGCCAGATCTGTTTTGGTATGGAGCGTAATCAGTTTCTACCGTCTTAGCCTTCTGAGTAGAATCGTATTTCACCTCCGATTCGGTTCCTGTCAGATTTTGGTAGATAGAGCCGGAACTACTCTCGCTTACTTTAGACCATATCTTATTACCTACTCTTATAAAATTATCATAAATACCTTCTGCTGTTATAACACCATCTTGCTCTACGATATTAGAACCCGATTTTTCTTTTAACAAATACGGGTGCCTGGTGTAAAAATAGTGTTCAAAATCATTCCCAGCATACGAAGGGTCATACCTCTCCAAATAAAACAATTCTGATAAAGAAGGGTCGGTACTGGTCATGCTATAATCAAACAACATCAACCTGTCTTTTCCAGATAAAGATAATTCTATTGATTTCAAAATATCAGGATCATCAGAAATAAGACCCAAAGATGGACCAGGTTTGAAGTCAAGATACTTATAGGCATTATCATATAATTTTGTTTTATGGAGTTTGTTGTCAAGGTAAGATTGGTATAAATCGAATAAGGATAATGGGTTTTCGCTATCTTGTTTTTTGTTCATGTATCGACTATACTCCCGATCCACATCCACGTAAGGAACGTCAAGTACCGCAGGGTGCCCAAACGCCATCCTGGTCATTATCATGTCCTCTGTGTTCTGAGAATCCATGAACGATCTGACGTATTTTTTAATGGAAGCCATGAGCGTATTATTATCTACGTTCCGTACTTTCTCTTTATCCAAAACGCCGTTCTTAAAACAAGATTCAGGATATATTTTAGTAGAAAAATGAGTTAGGTTGTGCTTGGCTAATACTGTTGATATTTGATACATCTCATTAAGATCATCTTTGCTGATCCTTTGATATAGATTATCTCCTACCTTAAGCAATGAATGTTTCTCAAATGCCTCTACTGGGTCTATATCGGATTCAGAATAAACGATATTCAAATTATCCATATACTCCGGCAATAATCCAAAATAATAGTCTGTACTATCACCAAGAACATCATCTATAGAAGATGCCAGCGTTGGAGCATAATTTACATCATTATGCCTGGCCACATAAATATCAAGATCCAGCATCAAATTATCTATCTTATTCAAAGATTCTTCTGTGCCATCATAAGTTTCCGATGTCCCTATTATATCTATGCCAAACCACGTACAAGCCTCTTCTATATCCCATATCATGCTTCTTAAATCGGATTCGGTGTCGGCATTAACCCTATGTAAATAAGCTGATATACGAGCTCTTAGGAACTCTATTTTGCCGGAATTGTAATAAGAAAGATCTTGTAGCTTAGACAAAGATCTTCTCTTGCCTTCCACCACATCATCCCCTTCTATGTTTATTACCGGAATCTTATTCGTAGATGAGAACTCATCAAACATAGATTCGGCAAATTCTTTATCAGAAACGAATTTCTCAACCAGTTCAGGATATGAATTTCTCAACGATTCAAAAGCAGATGAAAATTCAGAAAAGTTTTTTATGCCGGCTACTGTTTTACGCATAGCATAATAAAGCTCAGAAGGATTATATGGTACTTTTTTACCAAATTGGTTAAACACTCCCTCCTTGTAAACAATAGGACCATACTGATAGTCAATAGACATAAAATAATTATCTTTTTCCCTATCATGTTCGTTAATAGAAGAATCTATTAACTTTCTCATGGAAGTCGAAACCTCGTTTAAAACAGAAGGATCGGATAAAATACGACTTATTTCTGTTTCATCATACAAACCGGATCTCCTTAATTTCTGCTCATTCAGTATCAAACTGCCATCTACATAAAAATCGAAGAGAATAGCATTAGACAATGAAGACGCATTGAAAAAATAATGAGTAGACAAAAGGAAATCCCTTACATCCTTAACATCCTGAGCCGTTAAAGGATCAGCAAAATAAGTCTGACGCTTCATATACGACAGCACATCTTCTAAAAGAGGTTCGCCATTGGGATCGGTGTTAAACATCTCCCCTGGAGCCGGGTTATTCCAATGACCGTAATACGACAAAAAACCAGGAGTGTAAGCCTTAGCCCATACCTGAAGAGCCCGCTCGCTGTTTCCTAATACTTTTAAAGCACTTTCGTAAAGAACGGAAGGCTCCCCGTTAGGAGCCTTAACCCGTTTTATTTCATTTTCCTTTTTTTCTATCTGACATTTGACACCCATAGTGATAAATATTTTAGACAAAGATAGTATAAAAATAGAAATTATGAAACTTCTATTTCATAATGCGAAGCCTCTGTCTCAACTATCAATCTTCCCTTTCCTTCGAACTCAACGCTATCATTTCCTGGACCAGTAACAAAAGGGAAATCAGATACGGATGTTACATAATCTCTAGAACCACCGGAGAAAGACTGACTTTTACTTTGTTTGTAATTGATAGTCAATTGTGTTTTACCTATCTGAAGAGTTCCAGATAAATTTTTAGTATAAGTAGTGGTAGTTGTAATATCCCCATTTTTATAACAATACATTATAAAGGTGGTAACCGGACTCTTTTTTATATTACTATCCGGACCTGCATGATAAGATTCATTTCCTCCAAATATGCTATAAATGTGACAATAAGAACCGACTCTTTTACTTGAAGTTTTAGCCTTACCCTCGACTCCTTTCAAAGATATAGTAACCTTACTCTTGTATTCAATATCCTTCCAATTACAGACTCCTTCACTTACGTTTCCAACAAACCTGTCATCAACATAAACCTCTATATTCCCCTGCTGATTGGTCTTCGACTGATACTGAACAAAACTTGAAACATCTTCGTATCTCCTTCTCATACTCAACACTCCTTATTTAACTCATTTATCGAATCCGAATTATCAGAACCTTCTACGAGATTCTTATTTCTATCTATCTCTTCCTGGCTCATATTACTCATCATATTTTGTATTTTTCTACCAGATTGAGATAAAGAACGGATGAATGCGCTGGAACTTATCTTAACTCCAAGATCCGGTTTTGCCCTAAACGCTTCACCGGTACTGATATTATACAAATCATACACACCTGAGTTCATATAGAATTTATATATCCAGTTTCCACCAGCTTTTTTGTACCCTAATTTGGTTAACTCGACTACACTCATACCAAATTTAATGCCATTACGACCCATTATCTTCTCCGGTATAGGTTCTACCTTAGCCGGAACAGATGTATATGCTTCATCGCCGCCGTACAGGAAATAAGGGGTTGTCACCCTTGATATGTGAGTAAGCGGTTCTTCGGATATACGAGGCTCGTCTTTCGCAGCCTTATATTCTTCCCTTGGATTGGATATCCTAATAAAAGGATCGTATGTCAAAAAGGTTAAGCCGTATTCTACTTTATAACCTGATACGCCGTTAAGATCCCTTATAGCCTTAGTCGTATGCGAGTGATTGATGGTGTCTATACCATACCTTGATTCCATATCGGTCATAATACTATTAACCTCATCTCCCTCTACATAAACCTCTTCTCCTTCCGGGATAGAGGTTATGCCGGCAGCCCTTCTAAGTAGCCATAAAGTAACTTCAGCAATGTCAGAGAACTTATCTCCGTTCTTCCTATAGTTATCTACTCTTCCTTCTTCAGATCCAGGTAATTCGACATTTCCTTTAACTTCGACATTTGTTCTGGATTGTCCTTTGCCTTCTCCATCTCCCTTTTTATCGCCATCTTCCTCAGCGCGTACTGCACCGCCTTCTGCACTTCCTTCTTTTCCATCATTTAAAATATTATCTGATTCTGACTCTATAGACTCCACAACAGCATCATACTCTGGTATGCCGCTAAGGAAATCCGCTATGTTATTCAAAAACTCTATTTTTTCCTCATTTGTCATATTAAGGCTTTCCACGGGCTCCCATATAGCAGGCAAGTTGTTTGATTTTATTGCAGTAGAAACATCTTCTATAGTTTGGTTATCCACCGTAGGCAAAACTTTAGAAACCAAACTATTGATATCAGATTCCATTTTTTCTACTTCCTCTTTTGTGCCATATTCTTTTAGGGTATCCATGCCATTGACTCTAAGAGAATAATTCAAAGCCTTGCTTGGAACAAAATTAATATATTTCAAAAAGTTTTTCAACTCTGATATAATTTGTTCGTCAGATCTTGGCCCAACATAATCAACCACCACCTGATCTGTTTGAGAACGAAGCCAAGAAACGTATTCTTCTAAGGTCTTACCACCTTTACTGGAAGGAGTGGATATTTTATCACCTACTGTTCCTTTAGGTTCTAATCCCATTTCTTCCTTAAGACTTTTAGGATTACCTCTCTCACGAAGAAACCTCAAGTCACTTCCTACAATCTTCCTTGCTATAAAATCAAAAATATTAGCATAAGGCGGTAATCCTTCTTTTTCTATATGAGATTCTATTTCGTTTAACATAAGAGAGAAGTTTTTCCTGGAGGTGCGCTTCTTGCCAGGTAAAGACTGCGCAGCTTGTGCCGCAGGAGTCGGCTGAGCTAATGGCGCCGGCTGAGTCCCCAGGATAGTCCCTTCCTCTGGCATTTCCTCTTCATAAACATCCACGTATTCTTTAGAAGTAACGGTCTTACCCTCATCAGAGAAAGGAAGATCATCCTCTATAAGCGACTTAGGGCTGGAAGATGATTTACCAAACTGAATCCTGATCTTAGGAGCGACAAACATCTCACCTTCGAAATCTATTCCAGATTCTACTTCAGACGTCACAATGTCTTTCACACTCCTACTTCCATCTTCTACCCACTTAACAACATCAGGAACTGTAGATAATTCTTCTATAGCCTCACGAGCTTTTCTAAGACCTGAAATAGGATTCAAATACGATACTTGATACGAAGCCGGATCAAGACCTAACTTGGTTAGATACGCATTAAGATCTTGTATATCATCTTGACCCATCTGTAGCAATTCAGAATCACCGGATTCAAGCAGCATATCTATAAAAGACATCCATTTCCGCCCTTCCTCTGATTCTACAGAACGTAGGCTAACCGGGAAAAGATAATTAAGACCGTTTTTACCTTTGATGACAACTACCGGAACTCTTACATTTTTGTAATTATTCCCCTTGTCATTTAATATAGAATAAGCAAATGGGAAGCCTGTGTATTTAGATCCGTTCTTAAGCACGACTTTGCCATTTAATACATATCCGACATCAGATACTTTTTCAGCACCTTTTTCGGTAATAGGGAGATTTTCTACCTGGCCATATCCTTGACCGTTCACCTTCATGTTAAACACCGGTCTTCCGGGAAGGGTCTGGGCAACAACATGCGTGCCGACGCCGATGGTAGCCGACCGGCCGGCGTCCTTCTTCCACTTGTTGAAAGCCGTTCTTCTTATCTTACTTATACCATCTATGCCCCCTGTGTCAGCTTTTACAACAGAAACGAATCTGTTTCCACTCATGACCTTGATAACCATATTGGAAACCAGTTTATTTTCAGCAGATTCTATTCTTTTTTTATCTCCGGACTGAACAGCATCATTGTATTCGGCAAAAAGAGACTGATTATAGGTATCATTTACATCTATTTCGAGATTAACCTTATCTCCTTTTTTCAAAGAAGATAATGCTTCCTGATCTATTTTATCTACCTCATTCTCTCCGAATCCGACACCCGTTCTGTACGGAACCAACTCATCTGAATCAAGACGCTTATAAACCAAAGAATAGGAATTACCCACGTCCTGAATAGACACATCTGTGTAGCGATTAAGAACACGAGCCGATTCTTTGTCTATAGACCATCTCGCATGATAAGGCAGTTCAATTATAGTAGCTGTTTCCCCACCTATGTTAAGAGAATACCTTTTAGTACCATTAGCGTTCGTTTCAGAGCTTATTTGAATAGGAACCAATGATTTTATTAAAGATATAAATTTATCGGCTCTAAGACCCGCAATTTCATACCTTTCGTTGCCATCGTTGGATATTCTTCTAACCATCAACGTCTCTGGATTCTGGGCACTATCTATGTTAGCTCCCGGCGTATTATCGGATTCGTCTAACTCATTTACAAGAGAATCTATATTAGCATCATCCTCCCCGAAATTACTTAACGTAGATTCAGAGATACGACCTTTATCGATAATCCTGTTTTGCTCGATATAAGGAAGGAGGTCAGTGATATTTCCAACCCGGCCAAGATCTTCTATGGTAAATACCGAATCTGCAAGTTTATCTTCGTCAACTTTCTCTCCTTTGTCCCGCCTGTTCATTATATCAACATACGAAGAAATAGCATCATCAAGTTCCTGCCTTTGATCTGGTTCCAAATTAGACTTAGCCATATCAATAATAGCTTTATTTTCCTCATACACTGATCTCGGACTTGTAAGCCTATCAGCCTTCTCAGATAATGATTTTATGAGATTAACAGGACTGTCACCCAAAGACGATACATAATCATCAAAATCTTGTTTATATTTATCATACACATCTTTTTCTCTCGCAGTAAGAAGATCGGTATTACCTGTATATAGTTTATCAATTATAGACTGCCTTACGGCCGGAACCATAATAGGATTATCCATAGCAGCCTCATAATCTTCATCCGATACAGACTCCGTAAGCGGTGACTCTTTTATATCGTCTTCTGCTTCCTTCATCCTATCTTCCCTTACTTTATCAAGAGCATGCATAAAAGCCTTGATAGTCCAAGCTTCGTCTTCCGAAATCTTACCTTCTGACACAGCTTGATCTACTACCTCATCAGTGTCATATTCACCAACTTTATTAGGCTCTGCAAAATCAGGAACCTTATCATCCCCCTTATAAGGAGTAGACCATAGAGAAGACAGCGCTTTTGAAAATCCCCTGTTTTCCTCAGCTAAGAATCTTTTATCAAGCATCTTAGACAAGAAGTTATTCATATTCCTATAGTCCATCAAACTCCTTCGGTATTCATTTACCAAGGATCTCATGGCTTTGTCTTTGGCTGTAAACTTCTTTTCCTGTCTTGATTTTACATTAAAATAATCATCAAAAGCCACAAGCGTATCATAGGCTTCTATTACATCTTGTGAACTTATGGGAGAAAGAGGCGATGATAAAACAGATTCGGTTTTACTTACCAACTCTTCTATCGAAAACTCTTTTCCTATTAACGTTGATAACTCAGACAACGAATTGTTATAATTGGTTCTAAGATCTTCCAATTCTTTGGTTTTTCGTTGTATGGATTCAGCTTGTGGGTCTTTTCCATCTACGTTACGAGGACGAGTAGCAAGATCTTCTATTTCGGATTCAAGCTCTTCTATCCTTGACCGTATGCCACGGATAGCCATCGCCCGCTCCCTTGCCCTGTCCGACAGCCGGGAGAACGTACTTAGTGCATATGCCACGCGAGGCTGACCCGAAAGCGTTTCTATGACAGAAGCTATGTCTTTCATTCTTGATTCCGATTGAAGACCAAGAAAAGCATTACGAGCCACGTATTTTCTAAACTCAATCTTAGAATCATCACCTATAAGATCTTCGGCAAAACTCTGGGCAGATCTGAAATCCGAAAGACGATTATTATAATTATCAATAATAGAATCCTTGTATTTCTTTGCCTCTTCCAAAGACATTCCGTTGGCTTCGGCTATTTCCGAAATAGGCATCATATCAACCATCTGCCTGAAATTTTCAGCCGAATCCTCTAAGGTTCCCATTTGGTTGTCAATCGACATCTTTTCAAACATTGCATCATCAAGCTCCTTGCCGGTCATAGACTGAGCATCGGAACGAACTTGAGGCCCTAAACTCATTGACTTTTTCAACGTATTCAAAGCCGCCGTATTAAGATTAGAAGATGCTTTGTTATATTCATTTACTTGCCTTTCCAGCAATATCTGATTATTACTATACTCTTTCACTCCAAAGAAGCCTTCCCTCATACCAAACAAAGAACCGATAATAGCACCGATTCCTATTTCAGTCCATCCTTCTTTAGACGTATATTGTTTTTTAAATCCTTCAGAAATAGCATCAAGAACATCAACGGCCCCGTTCATAGCAACATTGTCATATCTTGACTTAACATATTCCTCAGCCGTATTCTGGACAGCACCTTGAGATCCTTCTTCCCATAATCCTTCAGATACCGGCCTTTTCATGATATTGAAAACATTGCCTGCTATCTTCTGTCCTATATTGGGATTGGTTATTTTAATAGCCATCTCTCCCGGCTTCGCAACTTCCGTCCCTAATCCAAATAAATGCTTGTTGAGCTTCTTTTCCAAACCAGGTATAGCCTTGCCTCCTAACCCTATATACTTACCAAAAAGAAGCCAGTTGGATAATCCTACTATACCCATATTGGCGGCAAATATAGCACTACCTACATCAGCATTAGAATTACGAAAAACAGCCATTTCCTCTGCATTGGGATCACGACCATAAATCTTACGATAATAATCCTTGAAATCAGACTCGGATTGCTTCATAAAAGAATTTGCTTCAACCGATGACTCGAATCCGGCACTGGTAGCCAGCAACGTCATGGTCTTAGCCGCCTCCCCTACATTTCTTCCGGTGGCAACTCCTTTTCTTACATAGTCGTTAAACACGCTTTTAAGGTTTCCTATGCCCCTATTGGCAGCTTGCCTTGCTGCCAACTTAGCTCCGATTCTTCCACCTAATTTAGCGCCTATATTGCCCAATGATCCAACCCCAAGTCCTCCGGTCATGTACGCTGATATCATGGCTCCTACGGTAAAAGACATACCATTACCAAGGACGTCATTCCATAAGAAATTACCGGTATCCTTAAAAAGCTTCTGACCGAAATTATAATCTTCTACCTCTTTCTTGTAATAATGGGGAAGAAGCATGTCTATTTGCTGGTCAAGATCACCTACAAACTTATCCATGTTAGTGTTTAACGCAGCTTTGTAACTTCCCTCAGATGCCATATTGATAAGTTTGTCAGGCAATGACACAACTCCTTGCGCACCGTACAATGCAGACTTTAAAGCGAATTTACCTACACCATTCCAAAACTTACTCCACCCGCTCTGTCTCCTGGCATAATAATCCTCATTATTTATACCCGGAATATAGTTGGGATATTTTGTACGCCATACCCCATCATTACCCATCTGATGACTTTCACGGATACTTACCTTCGGTCCATAGGGATTAAGGGGCGGCGCGGCAGGTGTAGCCCCCCTGTAGCTGTTACGAGCCAGTGCCTCCGAGTAGCTGTTGCTTATCTCCTTGGCTATATACGGTTCTTCGTATTCGGCAGCAGCTATCCTTGATGCGTAATCCGGAAATTTAGGTTGGGCATACACACCTTCACCAGGCATATAATTAGGAACCAGAGGCGTTGTCGTCTCTGGTAATGTAGCCGGAGTGTAATTTTCTTCTTCAGCTAATTTCCTTCGCCTTGCCACATCTTCGTAAGTGGTTTTAGCAGCAGGATTATATCTATCTATATTATTATCAGCCATAAATTTTTTGCAAAAAATCGTTCAACTTACTAAACTTGTCATTCATGTTGGGCATGATATTTATTCCTCTCATATACGGATCTCTCATCTGATCAAGACGCTCTTGAACAGCCTCCTTCACGTATTTTACAAAGAAGTACTGAGGACACTTCTGGTGAATGCTATTCCAGTAATCCGCATACTCATCATTACCAGGATCCAAAGGAACAAAATCCGAGAACAACAATGCAGGATTTTTAGAATTTTTAGTCCTTTTGTCATAGAAATTGACCGCTACCTCTCTCGAACCCCTGTCATCCATTCCTTCCAACTGAACTGATATGTTATCAGACATGTCAATAAAATTATCAACAAGGGTTTTAACAACATTCATTTCTTCTGGCTTAAGGTAAGAACCATGAACCTTTACTATATCATAAAGATCATTCTTGACATCAGCCTTAGAAGCCAAACGGGGAAGACCATTACGTATGAGATACTTATCATAAGAATAGCCTTCCTTCTTTCCGGTATCTACAAAATCACAAGTTCCAAAACTTGATTTGTAACCATCTACTGGATAATTGCGCTCCTCAACCGAAGGATCTATACCTGCCTTAAGAAGCTCATCATTTGTGATCTCTACCCTTTCTGTAACATAAGAGTTTTTACCAGACCCTACTTGAGCAGTCAAGAACCTTCTGACAGTGCCATTATCTATCTCGGCGTCCATATTGATGGTATTAATAGCAGTAGGATCCAGATTATTTACCTTTCCTGCCATGTAACCAGACAATCTTCTAAACTGAGCCTTCTGCAAAGACTTTTCAGGTGAATCAGCATTCCAATTGTATCTTTTGTAAGAATCAAGGTAATGATACTGAGACAAAATATCAGAAATCTGATCGGGAGATACAGACATTTTTATCTCGTCCTGCATCTGACCTGCTATCATGTCAGACACCCTACTATTTTTCTCAGCATATCTTAACTGAGTAATAGTCAAAGGCTCCCCTTCTTGATAATCTTTTAAATCTATATCACCATCCTTATCTATAGTCATATAATCGGATATATTAAAATCGGGATCACCATTAAGTTTCTTCATTCCATTAATAAGAGCCAACGTACCAGTAGAAGAACCATTATCCTCGCCTGTAATAGCATCAGATATGTTTTTCCCCAACTTGCCGGCACTCGCCTTAGCTCCTAATGACGGAGATATAGCACTAAGAATATCTATTCCTCTCGAAGGATCCATCATGTACTCTCTAAACCCTACAGCATCAGATACGCCAGTTGTTATGGCCGTGGCGAGTAGGAAAGCTCCAGCCTTATCATCTGTATCGGTAAGATTTATAAAAGAATTTCCTTTCATAAACTTAGCATTACGAACTTTCCTGATAATATCCTTATTTTTTTCAGTAACTATATTATCGATTTGATAATCAGTTATGTTATTTATAGCCTTTGTAGTTCCATTTGCCTTAGAATCAGAAAGAAGTAAAGCATCATAAGCTTCAGATAATCTGTTATTGCCTTGCCCGAAATATCCGTTTTTCTGACCTCCATTGTTTTTCAAATAAGAATATATCCGCTCTTCAGGAGTCATATTAGCATACAATCCTGGATCAGTTTTTTCTTCTTCGTATGATGCTGCAACGATATTGCTTCTATCTGTAGGAGATAATGAGTTATATAATTTCAATAAATTGGCTTTACGATCTGTAGAATGAGATTTAAGTAACTCGTAAGGAATATTGGCCAAATTAACAGATCCTGTCTTACCTGTTCCAGAGTTAATAGCCGTAGGCCCGTCCATAGGAGCCATAGGCACTCTCATACCGCCTGCACCTGTCGTGCCTGCGGATGAGCTTTCAGTTCCCATCTTGGCACCGTAAGTACGCATGTATTCGGTTTCAATCTTGGCCTGAGCAAGCTGCTCTTTTGCCAACGATATTTCAACCATAGACTTAGCATTATCAGTCAAAAACTTTTGCTGAGCCCTATCCTCTGCCAACCTTGCAAAATAAAGATCATCTTTCTTCCTTTCAAAACTTGTATTGTCGTATCTCCATGCATCAGTCATCTTATCGAAAAGATTATTGGTAACAACAAAATTAGCGGCCGCTACCGGATCTGACGAAGCTATTATCATATCTGCCTCCCTCTTGGCTTCTGCTTTCTGATTTTTAGCTTCCTGTATCTGACTGTCAATACGATCAATAATATCTTTATTATCCCCTACTGATTTCTTTTTCGCTTCCAATGCTCCTATGTGTCTATCGTATCTTTCGACATAAGACCCAATGTATTGACTAACCAAATCCGGATTACTGAACACCGGATTGGTAGCTGCCATATATGATGCCTCTATTCTCATCTGATTCCTCATGTTTTCAGATAAGTTAGCAGACACAAAATTCCTTATCTGGGAATCTGTAAGTTCATCTACGTTAACTTCTATAATCCCACCAGTAGGATTACCTTTAACATCATATTCTGTTGTTTGAATCTTCTTGCCTTCGTTATTTTTCCTAAAGTCACTAACCAGCTTATTTATCTCCTTAGTATAATCGACATAAGGAGAATAATGAAGACCTCCTAACCTTGATCCTGCTTTACCATCTGACCTCCATTTGTAATAAGGATCCAAAGCATGCCATTCATTAATAGGAGAATAAAGTTCAGGATGATTCTGTTTTATAGATTCTATTTCCTTCATAACCCTCTTGCCTTCTTTTGTGCCGGCAATAGCGTTAATGACCGTATCATCCAACACCGAACTTATCTCTCCTTGTATGGCTCTCGTAACACCATCAGAAGAAAGATCCACGCCTTTGAATTTTTGATTGATGTTAGCAATCACACCTGACATCTTATCTTCCATATAAGCGCGGGCTTCAGGCTTATCTATCTCTTGACCCATAAGATAATCTACCTGGGTATAGATCTTTTCACGAGCAGCATCAACCTTCTGCTGTTTGTACATCATGACGTCCTTAACAAGATCTATGTTGTAAGGACTAACATACGGGGCATATTGCCTTAAAATACTATACTGTGAAGCCACTATTTGGTCCTCCTTCTTCTTTTAATTTCATCATCTTCTTCATTTAAACTTCTCAAGTAAGGTGTAGAATAATCACCCATATTCATCACATCCTGATTACCTTGAACGTAAATAATTTGACCACTTGGAAGCATTCTCATATTTGGAGCTATGGAAGCTATGGTATTCAATGATGTACGAACATTGAACTTATTCTGTATCTCACTGTTTATGCTGTCATAATAACGAGCAAGATTTTCATCCCTTATAGCCATAGCCTTCAATAACCCAGATTCATAACGTTGCCTTTCCGCTATGTTCTTATCGTCTGTCTGAACATAAGCCATTTCATTGAATCTATCAGCTTCGTTTATTTGCCTTGCGTTATTGAAATTTACTTCGTTAATGTACTTGGCTATATTGCTTCCAGCTATGGCGTTCATATTAGCCAGAATAGCGGAGCGCTGGGAGTCGGGCACGTCACCTACTGCGTCCAACTGAGCCGATGTCGCGCGGTTGAGCTCGTTGATATACTGATCAGCAGATTGCAGAACAGGATCTATTCTCGGAGCCTGATGCCTTTCCAATCCCTCTATCTCTAATCCAGTATCAAGCATCCTCAACATCTCAGGGAATATAGGGCCTGATAAAGCAGGACTGACACCTTTTCTTCCGTTTGTATCATCTTCTTCCTCGGCTTCCGTTTCTACAGTAGTATTAACAACAGGATTTTCTTTCTTCACTTCTATCCTGCCTGGAGAACCTGGGTTGGGAGATTTAGCGCCGGTTCCTACAGGTTCAGCTTCTATAGGTTTTGATGCCGGATTTACGGCTTCTAAAATAAAGTCTGTTTCTGACATCAAACCGCTATCTTTTAAAGCAGCAAACTTATTATAATCGGCACCCAGAATCTTCTTAGCTGCATCAGATTTATCACCAAATAAGTCAACATAATTCTTTATCCCTTTTTCGTTTAACAATCTCTTTTGTTCAGGAGTAACTACATCCAATCCATAAAATGATCTGGTTGCCGTAGTTTGCCCAAATTTGTCATCTACGGCAAATGAGTTATATGCCGATTTACTTCCTTGGTCGTACTTACCAGCATCTTCTCCCCAAAATCCGTATTCGTCTCTAAATTTCTTGGCTTTTTCGGCATTGGCTATAGCACCTGATTCTGCCAAAGCCCATAGGTTGTTTAGTTGGCTATTGTATCCAGTCTGGAATCCTTCTGTATTAAAATCTCCATCCGTATTGTATTTATTAGCCCAACGGTTAATATCAAGCAAATTAGAAATAGCCTTGTTATTTACCCTACCATAACCGGCGCTACTTCTGTGTTGCAGATTTTGATTAGAATTTACACCAGAATCAGGATTAAGGATCTGTTCTCTGTCCGCAACATCCACTATAGACATATTAAGAGCACGTCCAAACTGCTTCATTAAAAGCTGCTGTACTTTCTTACCCCACTCTATTTGCTCTTTGGTAGGGCCGCCTTCAGCCATTTTCCTAACTCTCTTTACATACTCATCGTATATCCAATTTTTAGCATCAGATTCAGATACGTTAAGAGCCTTAGCCTGCTTTCTTACGGCATTTAAATCAACCTTTCCGCCATCTCTAAAGAAAGCATCTATCTTTTCTTGGCGTTTGGATTCCTCTTGTTTGTTATAGACAATATCAGCAAAAGACCTGAATTGCACCTCAAGTTCGTCTATTTCCTTTTGATTATCATTTACGTACTTGGAAAGAATGGACTTATTCAACTCAGAAGTATTTTTATCCTTAACATCCTTATTCTTTTCCAATCTCTTGAAAACACGTTCCTGATCATCATACTTTTCGGACAATCCTATTTTTTTCTTGTACCTATCAAGAAGCGTAGCATACGTATCTTTTTCCGTAGCTCTAATGCCATAATTTTCCCTTACGTAAGAAGCGAAATCATCATCGATAGTACGGTAATCTGAAATAATATGAGCTTCTGGCAAATCAACGGAAGTGCCGCCGTCTTCATGCCTGTTACCTTTTGCCTCCATAGGACCAACATCATCCGGAGTCAAAACGTATTCTCCTTTTTCTATCTCAACATTAGCATTACCCTCCATAGATTTAGGAAGAGGGTAAATGTATTCTCCTGTCATATCAGACGTATCTATTCTCTGTCCATTTCCAAGGTTAACGCCACCACCTTCACGTTCCCACTTGATGAATTGCTGACGACGCTCCTTGGCAAGTTTTTCCCTCGCTGCCTGCTCGTCTCTGCTGGCTGCATACGCAGCAGATGAAGCTCCCATGATATTACGGGTAAGACCTAATCCTAAACTAACACCAGACAAGGCAGCTTGAGCCACATTAGCACCGACCTTATTACCGGCTCTTATCCGGCCAAGACTTGTACCGAACATTTGAGCTCTGCCGGTTAGATCGGGTGAATAATATGGGGTAGTCATAGGATCAAGAGGATTACCATCTTGGGAACGTTTTTCTTTAGAAGAATCAGCATCAACACCACCTACATTCATTGCATTATCAACGACTGATTTCTCTACGTTTTTAACCATACCCCTATTATCAGCGAGATATCCTGCATATCCTGCATCATGATTTTCAAAAAACGGATCGGATGTAGGCATACTACTAAATGGATTTATCTCCCCCTCCTCTGTTTCTAAAATCACATCAGAAGGCATATATATATTCTGAATATCAGATTCACCCCATTTATTAACAGGCGTTCCATAATCAAGAATAGGCTGAGTAGAGGATACATTAATATCCTGTTTCTTATCCTGAACACTACCGCCAGGAGCGAATATCGGACGATTTTTTATGATTCGTAATTTCATACTATCTTTTTTCACAAAGATAAGAGAAACGAACGAGAAAATCCAACGTTATGGGATACGTTTAAAAATCAATCATGTACGGCAGACAAACCGCCCGAATCAGGATCATACTTAAGACCGCATGCCCGGCGATAGTTCTTAAGCGCTCTCCTATACAAAAACAGCACTGTCTTGGAAACTATTTTCTTCATAGATTTGGTTAAAACCTCTTCTGTTGAAACAGACATCAGACAGCTATTCAAGAACGACCTGACATTGAAGCCAAACAAGATCTTCACCATTTTTCTAAACGTTCTAAAAAGATATGATGCCGAAAGAGCCTTTAATCCATTGCGAGCCAATCTCTTATTTAAATACGAAACAGCCTTGTCGGATAGACATATCCTATTTTTTCCTTGACTGTCCACCTCTGACGAAAACCACGAATATAAAGTGGTAGGATGTTTCTTAAGGTGATTAATGAAAGAAGTCATTATCCCTTCTTTTAAAGCCCTTTTATGGGCTACGCATGCAGCAATCTTCTCTTCTCTTTTCAAAGAGCTGTCAAGGCATCTAAACACCGTCCTATCGTCTCCGATGAAATACTGAGGACGTTCTTCCTTAAACTTAGCCCGATATGCGGCATATCCTTCCTTACGGAGCATATCTATCTGAGACCGGATATAGAACCTTACACACTTTTCTTCAGCTTCTTGCACGCTTTTAAGATAAGGAACTGACTTTCTACCATATCGGAGATAATCATAAACCATAGCCTCAATAAAGTCATTGTACGGAAAGAATCTTCCAAATCCAAAGTTCCAAACTATGAAACATCGCACTCTATCTTTCCAGTAATCAGATATGAGAAAGTTGCTACAATATCTCAACTTCCTGTCTTTCTGATAGAAATGATGAGTATGTTTGTCATAAAATAGATTAAAATATCTCAAATTGCCTAAACACTGACCGGCTGGACGGCGTACTACATTGTACCCTAAGTTGCTGAAGCTATTGTATATAACTTCTATCGGAGAGACCTGCTCTTTCTTAAAGAGCTTGTCGTGTAACTTGTGAGGATCTATTATTTCTTTTAACTTTGTGTCCATGTTAATGTTCTTTTAGTGCAAAGATATGGTTTTTCATCATACGCTCAAAGAAGAAAATGCACGGCCTTGTATCTGGTTTGAGAGAAATAGGATACAAGGTTTTTTGTTTTATGACGGTTTGGATAAGAGACGGGAAAACGGCTCTGAACGTAACCTCCTGACCTTCAGGGGTGGGACAACAAATCTTGAATTAAAACTACGCCTATGAATAGTCTCCGTTTTCCTTAATATTAAGACCATTTTCAATGATCTTACTCATTATATTATTTATATTATTTTATATACTTTACCATTTATTCATATAATTGTTTACAGTGAATGAACTTAACGACCGAAGGGAGTTAAGTGAGTGAACAGATTGACAAATTACTTTTTCCGTTATTATATTGTTTGCCTAATTGTGTTAAAAGATTGAGTATCGTGACCGAAGGGAACGATGCGAAAGAACTTATAATATTTAAAAACGACTGAACCTATCGACTGAAGGGAGATAGGTGATGGAGTGACGTTAATAGTTATATTAGGTAGCCAGTGGAGAATTAGGCAGGCTGGTAGGCGAGACGGGCTCCCATGCCCGTCAGGACAGTGGAGGTACGTAGGTCTGTTCTGTTAAACCAAGGCGATGATAGTTCCATCCTTCACGAAATCGCACAAAAAAGCCGGATTATCTTGATATCGTTCTTCAACCTTCGGTATCCGCATAACGAGTCTCAAATCCGGCTTCGCTTTATTAATATGAGAAATAAAATAATTGTTCTAATTGTCAGTGACGCCTTTAATGCGAAGTTGTATGTTGGGAAGCACGGCATTAATCAAAGCCATTTTCTTATCCTCTTCGCTTTCTTTTTCATGCTGTTTATACATCATGCTGTAATCACTGTCATCACCATCCTTTTTCCCGTCTAACGTCAGTAAATGATTTACGATGTCCTTACCATACGTTTCAGTCCATGTACGGAATCTCTCTTCCTCGGACTGTCTTTCCTGGGACGGGGCTTCCGGGTTAGGGAGGGCGGCTGCCACTTCTACCTCTGGAAGTGTTACCGATGCTGCTATTTCACCATCATCTTCGAATCCCATTTGACCATACGAAGATACGGAATTTTCTTCAATATCCAAACCAAGATTTTTAGCAACTTCCATAGCATAGTTATAACGGTCATCATTTCTTATAACACTCTTATGAGGACGTCCTGCTCCCTGGTTCCAAGCTACTACAGCATCTTTAAGGTTATCGGCGTTCATAAAGTCCTGCCGGCTGTAGTTGTAATACCCTGGTCCTTCTTTTCCTTTTCTTGTGTATAAGAAATTAGAATATCCTGTTTTCCCTTCGTATTCGTCAGCTAAGAACTCAAGTTGGTCTTTGAATGTTGGTGTAGAATGACCTTTCTTTTTAGCGTGCTTGAACAATTTATCCATGCGCTCATTATGCCATTGCTGTATGCCGTATGATGTTCTGTTGTCTCCGTATATGTCATCTTTAAGGCCGGATTCAGCCATGAGGTTACCTATGATGGCGAGCGCCTGTATCTTGGACATGCCGCGCTTATTAGTAAAGTATTCATATGCTTCACGCTGCTTGCCAACTACGCCACCTTCTTCGTATTTCCTTACAAACCTTTTAGGTAAAGCCTTGTCATTATTTCGAAGCACACTACCTTTCTTAGGATCGTATTTGATACGTTCCCTTATTCTAAGAGGGACATCCCTTTCCGGTATGATGTCTTCTGCTATCTTCTTTCGGCTAAAATCATAATCATCCTTCACATCCAACATACCAGCATCCGGATCCCATCTTACGCTGAAATTCTTCAACGCACCTAATCCTGAAGCTTCGTTTACTTTTTCAAAATTGTCACCATATACTTCTTCTCTAAACGGACTTACACCTTCATTTACTAAAATCCATTTTCCTGGATTTTCAAATATATTTTTATTTAGTTTATCAAGGACCTTCTTATAATCTCTTATTTTTCGTTTACTTTTTTCATCAGCGTCCTTATATGCTTTGTCAAGCATGTTGTTCATATACTCTTTATCTAATAAAGATTGTATCAAAATAGCTTGTTCTTGAGGCAATCCTACATACTGAGCATCATCATCATCGTCATCAAAACGATACTTGCTTGCCGGCAATCTACTTATATCTCCATCCGTGTAAGCCTTCCACATCTTTTCCTCGAAGTCAGTAGCCGTATCTTTTCCAGATCGTTCTCTATTAGGATCCAACATACGTTTCATAGTAGGAATAAAATCGGCGATCAAACTAATAGGATCAGTGTCTAATATTGGATTAACGGATTCATACCATTTATGAGGATCGGCATTATTGGATATCCCTACCGACTCAATAATAGAATCAGATACTCTAACCTTCTTGCCATCATAGCCTCTACCTACATACCCTGTATCACCGTATTTTGCGGCTACATGACGAGCGTCTTCGTATTTTGAATCATCAGTACCTTCTCCTACAGATTTGTCCTCTACGGGCTTGTTTTCAACCAGGACATAGTTGCTGTCGTCATCCACCGTCCAAGGCTGGTCTGTCGGTGTAGAGAACACCCGGCGCTCGAAGGCCCGGCGCTTCTTCTGGCCATCCATGTCGTCTTTCCATTCGTCATGATTTATTTCCTTAACCGCCTTATCAAAATCTCCTTCTTTAAGATATTTGAATAGCATAGGACTTTTCATATAAGTATCAGCACCGGCATTGTAATACAAGCTAAAAAGAGCATCACGCTGATTATTGTTTAGACTATCAAAGTTTGGAGTAAGTTTCCTAAACTCAGGAACGAACGTATTTACTACACCTGCAAATTCTTTGTCCGCCTGCTCTTCCGTTATACCCTTCTTGTATTTTTTAAGAAGGTGAGGCAAGTTAAATCCGTATCCGACAGTAATATTTCCTTCACCATCGTCATACGGTTTTGACCTAAATTTTTCCCACGACTTCAAATATTTAAGAATATTTTCTGAAGGTTTCCAATCTGACTTACTCTTCTTTGCCATCTTTCTCCTCCTCCTTCTTAAACTTATGGTAAGCATCACAAACCTTATCAACTAACCATCCCATCAGATAGGCGGCATGCTCATCTTCTCCGGCTTCAAAACTGTAGTTAATGTTTAGATACTTACAGTAAAGAGAAAGACCATGCAGACATTCGTGCCCTATGGTTCTCACATCCATGTCAGACAGTGAATGAAATAAGAAACATATTTCTTTCCTGTGATTGGTTCGGTTTCCTACGAAAATAGTTCTGCCACCATAATCATCAGTCCACCCCTCCCAGCTCTGATCTTCTACTTCCAGGTTGGCGAACGTCTTAACTATATACTCTTCATCTGCTCCAAGCAATACCCTTATATTGTAAGGATATATGTCATTTTTATACGATACCTGTTTCATAGCAATCTGTTTTATATAAATTACCCGATGGCATTATTCTTAGTAAGCTATCGGGTAATGAGTTATCATCTATTCTTAATCTTATCTTCCGAAATTAACCACTGGAATATAATCTTCCTGTTGCTGATAACTTTTTTTATCCTCATAAGCATCCAGCTTCCTCTCAGCCTATCCAACCATGACCGTCTAAAATTAAGAGCATCAGGATTAACCGACTTATTTATATCGTTATCATCCTTTATCCATATTGGAGTTCCCGACCTATCATCATCAACTCGGTTAAAGAAATCATTCAACTTATGCCTTCTATAAACTTCAGTATCCAAGACCTCAGTATAATTACCTTCCACCTTTGGATACAGCACTCGCTGCATAAGATTATTTTTTTCTTCAGGGACAAGATGGATCTCGCCTGAGTTATTTGTGTCGTTGTAGATAGTTATCGTATCCAAACCCACTTTTCTGTCAAGTGTGTAATTCACATCATCGACGTATTTCCTTGCATCAAGCTCGTATTCTACAGAAGCCAGCGTAGAGCCATTATATTTCTCTTTTATCGGAACTTCTAATATAAATGGATATGTTGTTCCATAAAATGTTTGGAAGCTCTTATTCGTCAGCAAATGGCTCCATAAACCACCTTCTTCATCTGACGCCGGGAAGTTTATCCCTGTCTGGAAATATTGCTGCTGCTCTATATAATAGTCAGGGCAGAATGAGTAATACGATATCCATTCTTGCTTCAGACACGAATATCCGATAGTGAACGACACATCCTTGAAATACTGTTCGTCTTTTAAGGATATTTCCTTATCGTTTGACAACACCTCTGTTTCATTATACAAGAACTTTCCACCATCATATTTATAATATGCCGGGTTCTTAACAGGTATATAATCTTTTTTCGTGATAAGTACCCTCTTATACCTATTATCCCATCCAAGAGACAGGCCAAGACCGATAAATTTATTATCCGTATCTTCTTCTGTCATTTCTGTACCGGTTAAGATATTAGTTATTCCGTATCTAAGAATCTTAAACGGAAGATGACGCTTAAGCCAATGCCTGATACCTACGCTAAGTTCCTTGAGATTTCGCCCGTTCGGATCGGTCATAAACACCTGTGCTCTTTTAGTGTCTACCCAGAAATGACCAAATTCTGAACTAATTATTTCAGTGCTCTGGGTTCCAGAATAACCGAGGTCGGTCGTGTTGTACTCCAGAGGCCGGGACGCGAACAGACCGCCGGTGCCCATCTCAGCCTGCCCTGGGGCGGTGCGCTCCTTGATTACGTCTATGGCGTTATGGAGCGAAACCTGGTCCTCGAACCTGACAAGAATCTGATCAGATTCAATACGCTTCATGTGAATAAGTTTCCCATTACCGGTTGGGAACTCATGATAGTCCATAGGCTTGTACGTTAGCCACGGATCTGTTTGACTGTTTTCAGATACGTCAGCCCTACTCCATATAACACCATTAGGTCGCTGGTAAGCACAATCATAAAAACGACGTTCGTATGTTGCCGGCAATACATTAGGCGTCAACGTCATTCTTGATGAGTAGATAGGACTTATCTTGTAATCATTATCCCTATGTATAGACACGTTCTTCTCCTGCGTCCACCAAACAAAATCTCCTACTTTTGGGTAGAATAATTCATGGGGCTGAGGTCCCTCTAATCTGAAATTACAATTTATTTCAGACTCTACAAGGAATTGAGGAATACCATAAAACCATGTGTAAAATCTTCCATCAACGTACTTGCCGGCCGTATCACCATTTAGCTCATATAAGCTTTTTCTATTAGGATAGAACTGATATCGTCCTTTATTAGAAGATGTCCAACTGTTAAAACGTTCGTTGTCCGTAACCTCCAGAGCGTCTTCCCCGGTGTCGTAATTGACAAAATACCGAGGATATCCGACATTTCTATAATCCATATAAGGGAAAGGTATCATATCTCCAATACCAAAAGCGCTATTATAAAAAATAGGGAATTTTCTCTTTAACGAAAACCTGGTTATCACCGTATCGCCACCGAACATCAGTTTCTTTTCATTAGTGAAAAATCCACATCCACCTATGGAAATCCATTTTATATCTTCTATTTGACCATATTGATCCGGCCTATATCGCATAAGCCTCATATACGGAGAACAGATGTATGAAACTGATTTGGATTGTTCGAATGTTCTTCCTGCTACAACATCTCTTCCAGCAATAACCGAATCATCTATACGGCTACTGTCGTAGTTGTAGACATAGTTCGGATATTCCAATAAATATTTCGATTTACCATCTCCCTTTTCACCTGGATCACCAAATGATAAAAATAACGAAGATTCACGATCTATATTATTAACAAATAAGAATCGTCCCTCATTATCGTTTTTACCGGTTCCCCATTTAGATGACATACTGGCATCCATCATAGGATATACACCGGACTTCATGTACTTAACAGAAGATAAACCACGAGCAAAATTTCGTTCATACTTATCCTGGTCTGTTACACCTATCATTGAATTATATAATCCTACAGAAGTATAATACCATGCATGATTACGTCTTGGTCCATTGTTTATAAACGTATTAAGCCAATCATAACGGTACTTACCGTACAATATTGGTCCCTTAGCAAGAGTTCGACTGATGGTTGACACCATTGAAGAAAACAGCATAGCCACACTTAAATTCGTTAGGAATCCTCCTCCGGTAAGACCAGCCGACCCTCCTATGTATCCAGACTGCGCCCTTATCTGAAGCTCTTCTGCTATCATAGCGGCTATTGTGGCACTTGATTCAACTGCGGCAAGTGACGCAGCCATCGTGTATGCGGCAGGACCTAAGATAGTCCATTTTGGATGATCTTCGACAGGTACGAAACTGCCCACAGACATTCCTCTTTGAAACCCGTCTATACATACTTCATTTGGAAGTTCGGGCTTGTTGAAATAAATATCAGGCGAACAGAATGAATACCACACGTTTCCTCCTTTGTCGAAAGGATGGGATATAAACTCGTCTCTTTTGCCAGACGTATAATTATATTGATCTTGTGATAGGTCATTATATGGGTAATTAGGATAGATATTTACATTACCATCGTCTCCTATGTATCTAAGCATATCGTAGGCCAATCCTGAGGCCACAACCGACCTATTTAGCCTCCTATCTCCACGATACAGTTCATATCCTACGATCGTATCTCTTTGTTGTTGCGTAATCAAACCAGAATCTACCGCAAAATCCAAAAACACTTGTATGGTGTTCTCATCTACCATAATACCTACCGGATATATTTCAGAAGCTATGTCATATCCACGTTCATCACTGTTCATAAAAGGTATATGCTTGTTATCTGGGAACCGGTAATGACGTATAGGTTGTTGGCAAAATACGGTAGAAGTATCTACTCCTCCATAAGAATGACCCTTGAAATAAGATAATCCATTTTTGTCTGACAAAGGAGCACCATAATATTCTGTTAACTTATTCATAATATTAGAATAAGCTTCTGTTTTTTTTGGATCATCATAAGATCTACCTGTGTCTATTTTCATCCTACTACTATCATAAAGTTCAAAATTAGCAGGATATTTCTCAGATGATTCCCAATATGCAAAATCCCCGTATTTATAAGGACGAGGCTTGCAATTAATAGGCCTATCTCCACATGTCTGACATTTAGATGCAAATACTACCGTCGATCTTAATGTTATTGAATCAACAGACAAATCAACCTTATTTATTTCTTTTTCTCTTACACCAAAAATATAAGGATATATGGTTTTACCTGTAGCAAAAGCGACTCCAAGAATAGCACGGGAAGGCTTCTTTCCTTCTTCTTCCTCTTCTTCTGGGGTATCATAATTTTTATAAGAACAAAATTGAATTTGTCTAAACGTCATTATCCAAGGAACTGCCACAATAGGAGATTCTATTGTAACATAAAAATAATTTTGACCTATAGAATCAAAAAACTCTTCATTTATTTCTCCGAAAGCTGGTTTTGCTATGTTAATAATAACGGAATGAGATGATTCATACTCAGGTCTATCAAATTCAACTGGTACTATTCCAAGAGGGGACCATGTTTCAACATCCTTCCAAAAAGAAACACGAACGTAATTGGTAGACACAGCATCCATTATGCCATCTACCTTTCCAAGAGCTTCAAGATAAAGAACTTTGTTCTCGTCTTTATAACCTTCTATGTCCCACTCTTCTGGTCTATTAATCCTAATAAATCTTGCATTTGTCATTACATTTCTGACAAACTTCCATACCACAAATTCAGATGCGAATCCAATATTAAGCTTATCCCCTGTAGGATTATTAAATGTAGCATTGTTTACATACCCTTCAAATTTCCAATCAGTTTCATCTATACCGGTATCCGAATTTTTATATATCATATCTTGCAACTTCTCAGAAGCTTCAGGCCAAAATTGCTCAATACAATACCTGGGTCCGTTCTTTGATCTATACTGATTATTTATGACTGTACTGGTAGATCTACCGGCTCGCCAATCTCCTACATCATTTATCTTTTGGCTCCATCCATCTATATGAAGAATATAACTTCCAAGAAGATAATTATAATTCTGAAAGTTGTTATAATCAGTTCTTGACACAGTAGGATCAGAGCAATAACTCTCAATATAACATCCGCATGTACAAGGCATGGTATCTAATACGTATATAGCATCAGACACGGTTTTTAAAACAGATCCAGGTTGTAAGTATGGATAAAACTCAGAACAAAGGTGTTGATTGCCATCACCTGATATGCTGCCAGCGCTATACCCAAAAAATGCTTCCTCCATCCATTCAGATAAAGAATCCATTGTCTCGTAATTAAACAACACAGAATACTTATTCTGATTTTCTCCTCCTGTGGTATATAGATAATCTGTAGAGACGTGTTCCATTTCGCTAAGAACCTTATAGATATAATCTTCTACAAGGCCTGTTATTAGTGGAACTGGAGCTGACAATATAGATTCTTGACGATGAGGGACTTCGCAGTCTCCTTCCATTTCTGGTAACCTAATATGATCAATTGGCTCCATATAATCCTGTGTTCCATCTTCTCTGTATTTGGTAGCTATATCACATATCTGTCTTTCATTGTTTCCATTCTCCTTATTATTACAAGCTACAAGACCTATATTTTCAGACAAATAATTTATAGGGGTTCCTACAATATCATCATAATCGATAATAAATCTTGATTTCCCTTTAAAAGTAGCGAAATTGCTTTCCACTATAACAGTTTGACCTACAGTAGCCGGGTTGTTACACTCTTTCTGTTCTTCATCTATAACAACCGCATCGTCGTCAATCAATACCCCATCTCCTGCCGTATTGCTATACTGCCATACATATTTCCTATCAACACCTGAGCAATCCGGAGCATATGCGTTTATAGACTGGTATGGGATACTGTCTTTGTTCATTTCCTCTCTTGCCTTATCAGAAGGTGGGGGAACAAGAACGAATGCTGGAGTTTTATAACCAGTAGATGTCTTAAACGAGATAGAAAACGGATACACTTCATTCCTCATATATCCCACATACAACGAACAAGCATTACCATCCTTATATAAATCTTCGTGGGCTACAGACGCCTGCCATTTCAAGAAATGACCCATGAGGGAAACTACAGGCTGTAAATTCCATTCTTTTTCTGCCGTAAGACCATATTGAAGAAGACGGTTTCCGACTGACACTATTCCTCTTGATGTATTATATATGGCTCTTTTTAAAGAAATATGTTCAAATGTTGTCCTCTTATTATTAAGATCAGAATAATAGTATATGGTCTTCTCTGTAATAGGATGAATACCTTCTATAAAATAATCCACTACAGGTTGTGTTTCACCATTGTATCCTACAGTATTCTGAATAACAGCCACCTTGTAATGGCTGACTTGCCTATCCAGATTAGACACCTTAAGTCTTATACCAAGATTAGTTCTTTCTCCCCATTTACCATCATTTATCCTAATATATTGCTCATCAAATACATGAACAGGGTTAGTCAATGAAGTATAGTTAGTTTTCTCGTTACCAAATTCATCGCACAAGGCCACAGCAAACTGATACACGCCCGCACGTAGGCTGCCCCCGTACTCTATCTGTACCGGCTCTACGCATGGCTGGTCCAGTAGCGGAAATACCCTAAGTTTCTCACATGCCAGAAAACAACCATTCTCCTGCATGAATTTATCCCTATCGTATTCTTTATCGCATATCTTATACCCATGATAATGATACCATATATCACCTTCATCATCAGGAGTCAGAGCCTTGTCTACAATAACATACCTGGGAGGATTATAATCGTCAGTCCAGTAAATACATTTCCCACATTTCTCTGTCTTTATTTCTATGGTTTTTATAGGATGATAGATAGAGAAATTAAGGCACGGATCTTGCTCGTTGTCTTCCAGCAAGGTCTTCATGCCAGAACACAACGACTCCGATCCTTCTACCATAAATTCTATATCGGAATCGGATAAGATACTTGTATCGGATTCAGGCTTGAAATAAGTTATTTTAGATACGCCTGTTTCAGGATTTGTTATAAAAAAATAGATATTGCCTGAAGTAAGATCATTCTTGTAACCAATAACTTTAAATCCATCGAAATCAATGCATTTAAGATTACTGTGCTCATTAGATCTCATCCCAACATTACCGTCCTCGGATTCGATGTTGGCATTCAAGGCAAACGTATAATGCTGATCCGTAAGACTCGACGGATGCAGATCTCGGTTCATACCTGTTTGAGGAACCGCTATGTTTCTGTTATCTTCTGCTGCCATTTTATAACTGTTTGTCACAAAGATAGCAAAAGAGATTTAATCATGGATTTCTAAAGTAGGTGAAGAAAAGAAATACATTTTCAATCTCCTACTTTATCGACCACACCTACATAAAAATCGGGGATAGGATTATCATTGAAATTTCTTATTTGAATATCAATATAATTATAGAAATAATCATCAACTGGATCCATTATCGTCACATTACTTTCTAAAACCCCGTCTTTGTATGAATACAGTTCCTCATGTTCGGAATCAATGTAAAAAAATATATCTTGGTAAATCCTGGGTATTAACTGTTAGATGATTATTAAACAAACTGCATTTAGAATGATCAGCAGACAGAAGTAACAATAGAAATGTATATGCAGATTTATCTCTTATTATAATATCACGATTAGATGATACATTAGACAAAACTTTGGATAAATCAAATTCTCCAAAACTTATCTTGAATTTCTTTCTTCTTATTGGAGTTATATATACTGGACTATTAACTACAATATTATTCCATTGAAATTGACTCCCTTCCATTACAGGGGAGAAACAATTACCCATCGCCATATTAACATTTTCAAATCTTCGCCTCATAACATCTACTTACGATTTATATCTTTTACCCCTAATTAACACAGTACCATCACCGCCGGCTCCGGAAAAAACCATAGAGTATCTGACGCCGCCTCCTCCGCCGCCATAACCTCCTCCTCCTTCACCAGATCCGTCTGTTGATCCCCCTGTGCCAGATCCTTCAAGGTAATCAGATATTCCTCCTTTGAATACTACTCCAGTGTTAGTTTCTCCACTTCCACCACCGGCATTTCTTTTACCGTCGGATTCTCCAAAATCTCTGGTAGTATGACCTTGACCTTTGATTACTCCATACTCTTTTCCATGAGTGTTTCCACCATCCGAAGCACCATCTTGCGTATATGACGAACTGCCGGCACTACCGCCCTCTCCTCCCTTCCATTTATCTCCTCCCTTTCCTCCATTTGCTTTATAAGACGAGCTCATGAATTGAGAGTAACCACCCTCTTTACCAGGATAATTTTGTGCGGCTTGATAAACTTTTTCTCCTCCTTTTCCTACTATTATAGAAATAGATTGACCAGGTTCTACAGCAATAGCTTCTCCGTCTTTCCAGCCTTTGTTATCAGATTTGAAGGTCTTGGTATAACCACCTCCACCGCCGGCAGAGCTACCGCCGCCTCCGCCTCCAACTAAAAAAACGTCTACGAGAAAACAGCCATCAGGAACTATCCATGTGTAATTGCCAGCCGGATAAAACCTTATAAGAAAGTCTTCAAGCTCCCTGTCTTTATGTTCGAATCTCCTCCTCATAATTTACACAAATATATAAAAAGAATCATTGTGATATATACTACTCTCTGTTGCAGAAGTAATACAATCAACATCTTCATCTGCATTATTAATAACTAAAGTTTCCCACCCAAATAAATAGATAGAAAATAACAGTTTGTCGAATTTTCTTTGTAAATTAGTAATCGCTAAAGAACTGATTTTAAAGACAAGACAACAAAACTGTTATGGAAGCAAAAATAGAGAAAATAAGTGAGTTATCCAAACTTTTGAGTGTTAAAACCCGAATGAGTGATGATTTATTTCATCTTTTTGGCAAGTTTGGCATCGGTCACCTATTATCTCGCCTTTCATTGGAGAAACAGGACGGAGTTTCGGCTTCGGAGTTGCTCCTCTCTCTTTGCCTCTTCCGCATTGTGGGCGAGAGCATCCATAGTATATGCAAACATAAGATATATGAGCTTTCAAATCATGGTAAGAACTGTTTCTATCGCATGATGATTCGCCCACAGATGGATTGGAGACGATTGATGAACCACTTTGCACTGCGTTATATGTGCCTATTGCGTAAGTATGGCGAAGTTCCTCAATCAGATACCACTACATGTTTCATTATAGATGACACCGTACTTGAGAAGAGTGGTGTGAGGATGGAGGGTATCAGTCGTGTTTTCGACCATATGAAAGGCAGATGCGTATTGGGCTACAAGCTGTTACTTTGTGCCTTCTTTGACGGCAAGACAACTATACCCTTTGATTTTTCACTACATCAAGAAAAGGGGAAGCAAGGCAACTACGGGCTGACAAGACAGCAACTCAAAAAGGCATATCACACCAAGAGGAACACCGGCAATCCTGATTATAAGCGCTTTCAAGAGTGTAAGATGTCTAAGCTGGAAGTTGCCATGGATATGCTTCGCCGTGGATGGAAGATGGGGTTACATGCGAAGTATGTGATTACCGATAGTTGGTTCACCTGCGAGCAACTTATGACATGTGTTAGAAGCATAGGTAAAGGGGCAATGCACTTTGTTGGACTTGCAAAAATGGGAAAGACAAAATACACTATATCGGGCAAAAAGAAAAATGCTGCAGAACTCATTGCCACCTATGAACGTGAACGAGGAAAGAACTGTCGTAAATACAAATGTCGATATATTCAGCTCAACGGCAACTTAGGAGATATACCTATCAGAATCTTCCTCATCAAGTATGGTAGAAACTCCGCATGGAACGTTCTGCTCACCACGGATACAACGATGTCTTTCGTAAAAGCCTTTGAAGTGTATCAGATTAGATGGAACATAGAGGTGATGAACAAGGAGACTAAGCAATATCTCGGATTAGGAGGTTATCAAGGTTGTGACTTTAATGGTCAGATAGCCGACGCAACGCTGTGTTACCTTACATATACCGTCATGGCTTTGGAAAAGAGATTCACAGAATATCAAACCATGGGCGAACTCTTTTCGGATATGGAGGGTGATCTCATGGCACTCACGTTATGGAAGCGAGTTCTTACCTGCATCGAACGCATTCTTCGCATTTTAGGAGAAATACTTGGAATGACGCCCCAATACCTTATGGCTACAATCAGCGGAAACGACAAAGAGATGAGCAAAATCCTTGTAATGGCTGAAGCGTTGGAAAAATGGGACGAAGTATGTGGATAGTCTGCATAACTTCTGTTAGGCATGTGTTAACAGTCAATGGATATGGGGGAAGACAGACAAAGGAAAATGAGAAAAGTTAGTGTTTTAAGGGGTGGGAAACTTTAGTTAATAAGATCTCTCATTCCATCGTATCTATTAGAAAACATAAAAACGTACCTCTGGTCATTTATCTGAAACTTGTATATAATACCCTGTTGTTCACTTGCAGGATACGGGTCAAATGTAATCCGTATTGACATTGGTTCGTAACCGGTAGAGGTGCTTGAAAACGAAAAAGAAACTGAACTATGAGTATGAATATTAAAGGCTGTTCCTTCTCTAAGTTGATTCAATACACTATTTATCTTATCCTGGCTAATTGTATCGGATTTGATTTTATTCATTAAATCAAATAATCTGATCCTATCTCCAGGCTCGATTTCTGTTTTTACACAATGATAAATAGCTCCATTACCAGATCTCTGTTCCTCAAAATATCTTCTCCTACTCATAATGATACTCCTTCCTATAATAACCGAGGAAACTAAACCCTTCCGACTCCTTCCTCAAAACATCATGCCGATTCCAATACTTTTCTAAGTCGAAAGCCTCTCTTTCGAATACGATATTATGATATGCCTTATCATGATCGCGATATATGCACAACCTAATCAGGTACTCAATCAAATACCATGCATAGTATAAAAATACCGGAATAAGAGACAGCCACAGCATCCACCATCCTATATTACCGAATAAGAGACACAATCCTATTGTAAGCAAAGACACGAACATACCAAAATCAAATAACGTATGATACTGATTGCAATGTGCCTCCTCATGATATTCGGCTCTCAATGATATACTATCACGTTCGGTAAATACGGCTCCAAACAACATAATCGTTTTGTAGCCGTCAATGAACGTAAATAACTTAGCTATTTTTGATTTATAATATATTTTCATTGCCAAAAATAATTTTAAACCAATTACACAAAATCAAAAACTCAATAGGAGAATTAACTCCATCCCATTCCCATTTTTCGAGATAAGATCTTAACTTGCTTTTATCAACGTCTTCACCCCCTCTAAGAAAAACAAGATGCGGCATAAATAGCTCTCCCCCTTCCAGAGACTTATTAAACTTACTAACCAGCCTCTTTCTGAACTTAGGACCATACCATGATTTTTCATTTGTGGATCCAAGACAATAATAAGAATTATTCTTAACCTTAATACCAAACCATTTACATATGTATGGATGATATACTCTATCTGCTAAGAATATAAATGGTTTATACCATAGGCAATGCCAGAATGTACTGCACTCGCCTCCGAACTTCTTAAAAGCCCATCTGAACCCTCCAGAGAAGTACCAATTGTTAGCCCCTCTCTTAACCTTAACTTTGTATTTAAGATTCTTGTTACGGTTGCTAACCCTATCCCACGGCTTGACTTTATCAGTGTCCATATCAGGAAGGAATGTCCAATGATGAAGCAAGGCACTGTAATAAGGATTGTATATCTTGTGTCTGTTCCTAATAACGTACTCAAAAATATCGTATCCTACTTGCCTGGCTTCTTCAAATCCTTTTTCTGACAAGAAAGCTAATATAGGAGCCAGATTCCAGATCTGATCTTGTGAAGTGAATGGAGAGAAGCATGGATCTTCGTCTTTTAACTCTATACCATTAGTGTACCCGGAACTTATTTTGGTAAGACCGAATTTGCTTGCATCTTCGCTATGGATATCGTCTCTTAAGAAAAATCCTTTTTCGAATTTGAAATAAATACCTTTATTGTTATTAAAAAATAGATCATAAGTAGTATCGGCAAGACGGGTAAGCACCAGTATGGCATTACGAACATCATCTTTTGTCTTGTAACCAAGAATCATTTCCGTATATACAAGCTGAAGATACTGGGCCAGGTTAATGGTTCCGTCGCCGACCCAGCCTACCCCGTTCTTCACCGACGACAGTGGGATGCACGAGGCCTGCTCTGTGTAGCTGGAATCATAAACGAAATCCCGGTAAAACACCTCCTTAATCCTATTGTATTTATCCCAAAGACTTTCCATCACCTTAACCTATAACAATAACACAATCACGCTTTTCCTTATTATAAACCATCGTACCCATCTTAGTGTACAAACCTTTTATATTTTGGTAATTGGTTTCACCATGAGCCGAAACGTTGGTAGTGATGCTGTCGGAGTAAACCTCCTCGCCACCTTCGTTAATGAAGTTAAATCCTTGTTTAACCATCTCTCCTCCAAGGTAGGCTGTAAAAGACACAACGACATTTCCTCGCCCTCTATTCCCATACCAATTACCATAGATATCGGCATTGATATTAGGCTCAGACTCGTCCATGCCCGGCGCTGATAGCAGGGTCTTCATCTTAATAAGCGCCCCTTCAAGGCCAGACTGCATGTTATCACCACCATAAATAAGGTAATCACCTACCTGTTGTTGGGTAGTAGCCCACTGCTTACTCCATCCAACGTATTTATTATCTACATCCGAGATGCCTGTATTGGTGAACCCAGTTGCAGTATCAAAATCAGAACCGTCTTCTGATTCCCATCCGTATCTAAGAACAAGATAATCGAACTCAGGAATTACAACGACCTGCTCTCCGGCAGCTTGTGTGATTGTAACACTCTTACTCTCTCCACCAGCCGTTACCTTAGCTACGCCTCTACGATCTTCAGCTACCGGATTAGGGCCGGCTGTGAAAATGATGTTTGCCGGTCCTACGCCTCTCATTTTGTCGGCGGTTACTATTTCGCTTGCTTGAACTTCCAACATATTATTTAATCTTTAAAATTTCAAATACATATATCCAACTCAACAAAAATACTACCGGGCAGTACATTGTTTCTACCAAACTCGCATCTCCTTTAAATTGTCTGATTGACCAAACAATCATAGATGCGATAACGCCAGATAAATATATAAATAAGGCTACCTCAATCATACCAATTTAAGTATGTTGTCAATTACAGGATACGCCTTAGCATATATCTCAAACTCAGCACGCCTCCGTCTAAGAGGTTCGTACATGCCTTTCAATGTCATACCCATCATCTTAAGTTCGGTCTTCGCATTTTTCAACTTAACCAAATCTTGTTGTGCATACAACTTAAATAAGTCGGCTGCACCCTGAGCTTCTGCATTATACATCAGTTCCTCAAAGAATCTCATCTTCACAAAATTATCGACATAATCCAGGACCAGACCCTGCGGCGTGTCTGGTATGATTATGTTAGATTCTCCGTCAAAAGGAAGAGACCGGTACTGCATGTAAATAGGACCATCGAAATTAGCATACAGGAATCCGTTTACGATGTTTATCTCATACGGACTATCCTTTATTACCTTATTCCGGCATTTACTCAAACAAGAATCACGAAGCATAGGCTTAGCAAGACCTAACATTATCGGTCGGTCATAATAGCAACGAACTTCATGATCGCGATCATGAACATTGATATAAAATTTTTCAACTATCACTTTCTCGCATTCGTCTTTACAACATTCATCGCAAGAACACCACCTATAACTTCTTTCGGTACGTTCTTTCCAAGCTATTGTATTTTGAAGTTCTGATATCACCTTGTCACCTTCCGGCACCTCATATCCTTTAAAATCGCATTTAAAAGCCAAAATAAGATCAAAGTAATCACCAGGCATACGGGCCTGCCCTCGCTTGACATCCACTACCGCTTCTTTGCGCATAGTAATATCGCCTCCAAACTTCTTCAGGGCAATTTCTATCCATTTGTAGATGGATACCTCATCTATCAGATCACGCTTGTCAAATGATCTTAAAGACGATTTTAACTCTATGATATAATCTTCGACTGTCATTACTTTTAAAAAAAATGGAGGACAGGAAACAAACCTGACCTCCACAAAGATATGAATAATACATATAATGTCCTATTTTGTGTTTTCAAAAGTTAGGATCTTCAAACTTGCCATACTTCAAGAAAAGACTCCTACACTTTTCCTTTATCCCTTTAAGTGTAGCCTCATAACCGGCACCAGTCATGTAGATGGTTTGTTGATTAACTCTTTCCCCAGAATATTTGTCAACAAAATATGATCTATACACACCAAACTTATTTTTGACAATATCACTGTATAACTCCCATCTACCCTGCCCATTTCTGAACATGAACTTGACTTCCTCAAGAAACAAACGAAGATTCTTTTCTGCGATGATGATTCCATTCTGCTCAAGCTTCTTTGCCACATCTCTGATTAGCCACATGTTTTCATGATCCACCTTCTTAAATGACTCAGAAAACTCTATATCCCCTCTCTTTTCTTCTAACGTATTTACAGCTATTTCTTTTTCCATTCTTTCTTGCTCTGCCCTTTTATGTTCAGCCAAAGCAATGGATTCCGCTTGCTGAGCTCTACGATACTGCTTAGCCCATTCTTCGGCTGCTTCTGCCGGATCAGTAAAATTTGGAATAGAAACCAAGTTTGATGTTAAAAATTCTTTTATCTTCGAGTTACACCATAATCTAAAATCAGTATCCAACCATCTCGCAAAATCTATGGCGAGATCTTCAAACATCCATGTACCTCCTCCATTTTCAGGACTTCCAAGCATAGTTGTAACTATCTGATTCTCAGAAAGGTGGGAAAATCCCACCATTGACTTAATTAATTGATTTACAGACGGCAACCTTAGATACTCGGCAGGTTTCTTATTGAATGCTTTTGCCATCTGTGTGGCATTTAATAATATACCATAAGAAGTTTTTATAAAAGAAACATTATGGCCATTATAGCTAAAAATTTTAGATAATTTTACAGATAAATCTATTTCGTTGGATTCTGACGTCAAAATAATGTTACTATCCTTCGCATTGTTTTGAAAATTGTTTACCTTTGCCTCCATAGAGCTTTATTTGTATAAAGATATTTTATTAGCATTATATCCGTCCGCTTGCGAAAGTAGACAGATATGCAAAAATAGTGATTATCCTATATCTACAAAGGGTAATCGCTATTTTTTTTCTACGACTTTCTATGTCCTAATTCTTTATCTTCGAAAACTCTCTTAATCTGGAAGTCTTTAAACACTCTTCTTTTGGCAAGTATTTCATTGTACATAAATCGGTATCTTCGTCCTTTATTCATTTTAACCCTTAACTTCTTTTTTAAGCTATCTTGTATTACAAAATGGTAATATCTTTTGGAGTCTGCGAAATCCATAGCCAGGTGGTTGTAGAGGTAGCCGTTGGTGCCGAGCCTGCTCACGATGTCCAGGTCCCGCCTGACGGCAAAGCGCTGCCCCGGTATAAGTACATGGCATAAGTATCCTACGTTATCTACGTAAACACCGGCATCAGCTTCCACATAATGTTCTGATACGGTTTTCCATATAATAGACAACAGCCTTAAAACCTCCCCTCTGTCTCTTATCATGCCTTTCTTAAAACCATTCTTTCTCTTCATAAGACGATGGTAGTAGGCTGCAAAATACGGTGATTGTATTGATGTTCTTTTCATCATTCAAAAATTAAAATTATACATTTCAGATAATTAACATTAGAATGTATTGTTGCATCAAAATACTATTCTATATTTGCAAAGTCTACCGATCCTCACGGACAGGTAGACTTATATTTTACAAAATTAAAATCGTAGTAAAGTTATGAAATCAAATGTTGTTTTACAATCAAAAGATCGAGTTTTGTTAGGAATGAATGTGTCTGTTATGTCTAAAGATGGTTACATATGTATAACTGACGCAATGAAAGCCTTGTCTGCTAAAAGAGAAAAATTAGGTTTGGCTCCAAAACAATTGAGTCATATAATAGAAACTGAATCATTTAAAGAAAGGTGTACTGAATTAGTTAATAAGCTGGAAAATAAGCTTTTATTGAGTAGAAGAAATCTTCTACTCAATAATAACAAATTGAATATCAGCAGTGTAATGGATCTTGGGAAATTAGACCTTGCCTACAAAAAAGGAAAAGGAGTAGATCAAAAATGGTTTGTAAATCCTTATCTGTTTGTCATGATAGCATTAGAGATGGATCCAGAGATTTACGCAGAGGTTGTCATTTGGCTCACGGATGGCTTGATAGAAAACCGGAACGAAGCCGGTGATGCATACGTTAGGATGTGCAGCGCAATAAGCAGAATAGTTCCAAACAAGAATGACTTGAAAGACAATATAAAAAGAGTTGCTAAAGCTATTAATTTCATTGTTTTCAATAAACACGAAGATGGGATAAGGAATACTGCCAGTAAGGATGAGCTCAATGATATAATAGCCATAGAGAACGTCATAGCCTCTGTTATTGATGACGGTTTTATCAAAGATTACAATTCCTTGATAAATTACCTCGGAGACAAATGGAAAAGAAAATGGGGAAACCCTGTTCTTGCATTGAAATAGTACAAAAAAATACCCGGCCAAACTATATAATTATGGCCGGGTATCCAATAAAAAGAATCACTGAACAATTTGACTTTTCTGATTGGAATCAAGATTCGGATTTTCATCGACAGGAATCTGTAGCCTGAATGCTACTTCCTTTATCGTCTCTGCCACTACATATTCGATCAATTTAATAGGGCAGATAAATTCGTATTCCCATTCAGACTCACACCCTTTAGGTGTAGGATCGCAGGCCATTAACTCCAGCGCCTTCTTTCTTCTTGTTGTAAAGAACTCTACGTTAATAAGCTCTATATGAAAATCCGGTATATAAATATAGTCGTTTTCTACATAATAAAAAGGACGCCGTTCTTTAACGTATTTAGCATACGGTCTTTTTTGTTCATTACGATACGACTTTATTTCAGCGAACTTAAAAAATATGGTGTTATCTACGTTAGTCACCTCGGTAATAGCCGGTCTAAGGGCAGAATAAAGAAGTCCTGGAAGTTTATGCTTTGACCGCATAAGTGTATTACATAACGCAAATTCGGCATCGCAGCAAACTATTTTATCAACTTCAATCATCTCCAGGCAAGTAACGTAAGTTAGGAGCCGGTGGTCGCCAAGTAACGTCCCGTCATCCCACCTCTGGGCTGTATAAGATTCGGCTTTAGTTCTACCGATATTCAATATCCATCTCCGACTAACATGCGAATCTTTGTCAAGGGCATGAATACCGTTTACGACTCTTGATACAAATTCACCATTAGTGATCATGCTCCCCTCCTTTCTTTTGCTCTTGATTCTCTTGATTTAGCATTCAAGATCCTCATATAAATATCTCTTTCACTCATGCCGGATATGGTTTTTATAGCCTCATCCAACATAACTTTCGTATATAAAGGTTTAGGGAATCCCTTTATCTTAACCGGATCAGGAACTAACTTAGCCTTACGATATTCATAAAATCTTTTAGAAGTTACATTAAGATAAGAAACAGCCTCTTCTCCGGTATAGTACTTAGCCGGATTAGCAAGCTGCGTCCATGTCTCAAGATCGTTGGCTGTAAGATGATCGCATTCCCCGCTTAAAAACATCTCCTTTATCTTATCGCATACCGCCGCACCGCTTTTACGCAGCGTCTCTGTCAGAATTTCTTTCATTTTCAAAACATGTCCGTGTTTTTTTATTTAATTCCATTTGTATCATAAAACGTTTACACCTTGATAATTTCAACTTCTTATATGTAATATTCTTCTGTCTTTTGCCATCAATATCACGAATGTCAAAACTACCGGTTTTACGCCTTCCGAATATAAAGTAATAACTGTTTTCAAACATAACTCTGTCAAACAATCGAAAACCAAAAACTTCAAAAGGAGATTGATTTAGTCTTTTGATTCCTCCTTTTTGAATCTTTTGTTTGTGAATTTGACGATTATGTCTTCTTACTAATTTTACTTTATAATAATATCCTAATCTTATAGCATTAAAATTCTTAGAAATAACAAAGGCATCTGAAACATGGGATTTTTCAATGTCGTGATTGATTCTATTGTATTTTGTAACATAACCGAAAGTCATAGAAACTCTGTCATATTTAGACTTTAGTTCTTCATACAATCTCCATTTCATGATTCCCATTACGGCTGCGTCGCGAAGCGACTTGCCTCTCTTAATTTTTAAATCTATATTACCTTTATGATATTCTTTGTGACAGGTTTCACATAGGGTAATAAGATTGGAAGGAGAATTACCTCCGGTTTTTCGGGATTCAATGTGATGGACATTCAGTATAGAATCTTTTGATTTGCCTTTACAATACTGACATTTATGTCCATCTCTACAAAGTACATATTCTCTAACGTTCCAAAAACCAAGTTTGTTTCCTTCCTGATATTCTTTACCTGATATTTCAGGATTGTTAATCTTCTGAGTATCAAATTGAGCTACTTCAATAACAATACGAGATATTGGTAATATAGAACACACATTGTCAATAACACGAATATGAGCATCAATCCTATGCCTTACAGAAGGTGCTACCCATCCTTGACGTTTGTTTTTCACCCTGTTGTCAAAACGAGGTTTTCTATATCTCAATCTATTTCGTCTCGTTCTTCTCGACTCTCTTCTGGTAGACAAAAGATCTACAATATCATTTCTAAGAATTACCTCACTACTGTAAAGTTCTTTGCTTTTCGTCGTTGCTGATAGACCGACATGTCTGGTGCCAGCATCAACGCCTAATACAATTTCTTGTTTGTAACTATCGGATATGTACGTCAATCGGATGGTAAACGGACATAGGTTTACAACGACTGCTTTGTTTGATTTGAGCAGTCTCCTAACCTTTCCATGTCTTGTTGTTGGCATCAGAGGTTTACCATCTATGTCTTGTACATACACCATATCTACAAACGTTTTTAATGTTTATTCAACATAAGTCAGGAATATTTCATCCTGTTAGTACCCATCGCCAATGTTATTTAAGGTTTTCGTAAGCAACACTGTTCCTGAATACCAGAACTGTTTAATCACTTACCTTAGAGCTACGAACTTGGGTAAACATCCGTAGGTAACTATCTATTCTCAAATAACGTAGTGTTTATTTCAACACTTAGGCTAATAATCGGAATAGCTTTTGGCTATTATACATAATACGATACAAATTGTTTATGATTTGCATAAATTATGCATTATTCGCGAAAATCCTGTTCTAAACCTTAAAACAATAGAGGCAATGATTATCAACAGAGTAACAGCCATAACAGACCACACTACGATATTGTGCTCAATAGGCATCTCAATATTAACCGTAACCCATTCTATACAGATATTAAAAATCATGCTATAGATCAATAACCTATGCCATATACAAAACCTGAACATTCTTGATAAAGCCAAGAGAAATAGGTCCCATGATAGAGGATGACCTAATATCGGATACAGCCAATTAGTGATACTAAAAGGATAAAACTCATCAAAAATGCTAACATAATAACCTGCATCAACACAGGATAATACTTCACAAACGTCACACAGACATTCCTCTGTCCTTTGCTAATAAACTTGTTGCTCATAATATGTTGTTGTTATGTTATTAAAATGGGGAAGGCGATCAGCACCTTCCCCTGATTTTCAATCACTTTTTAGTGCTCGTCTTCTTTCTTTTCATCTTACCGACAACACTACCGCCTTGACGCATTTTAGGTTTGTCTTTCTTATCGACTTCACCACCCTGACGAGCTTTCTTTTTACAAGCCATGATACTAAAAATTTAAAATTGAATGATGTGCAATATTAATCATTTTTATTCTAATAGACAAAATGAAATACAGCTTTATTGACATCCAAAATCCCATCTTCTATTTCCGCCTAAAGATTTATCTACTGTTATAGTGTCTGTGTATCCACTACCAGTATATATATGAGCCTTTCGAGTATTAGAACTACCCATTGTGCAAGTATATGAGATGTCAACATTATATGTTCCAAGAACTACTGGTTGTGATCCTGTGTTTTTATCCCAAGTGTACGAATTAGAACTATTTGAAATAACAACTGTCCAATTATCATACTCCGTACCACAACATGGTTTATTAAAAGCAGGACCAAAATTTACATTGATGGTTTCAGGAGATCCCTCCTGTGTAACAGTTAAAGTAACAGTCTTTCCAGATTCATTTTGAACAAAAACAATATCACCAGATCTGGAAGAAGATGTTGTATTGGCAGATAACGTCACCACAGCCTTCATACTTTCAGATGTCTGGTCTCTGTAATCAACAGAACACCAAGAAGGTTTTGACTTAACAGAAAAACCTATATATGAATTACTCTTAGTACTTATGATAACTTCTTCAATATTCTGAGATTCTCCAGTTACAGTCCTCGACTTGCTCGTTCTTCCATCATGGAACTGAAATTCATATGGTGCATATCCGCAACTTCCAATAACATACTCTTCTTTAGTATCAGAATTTCCGCAATCATCGTAACGAATAAACTTAGTTTTGGTTCCATTACATCCATTTTCTTGCCAAGAACCGTAAGATCCGCAATTACAGCAATTTCTACAACTTACAGAATATTGACGATCTATGCTACCAGAGCAACTATCACGATAAGCATTGTACTGAGTATGACCTACGCAGTCTCCTGTTCCATAGTAAGACCAGTCAGTACAAGACTCTCTACCTCCATTAACCCATCTTGTGTCGTTATAAGAAGAAGAGCATGGATTGGTGTCACGTTGTTGCTTCTGAGACGTACACCCGTCACAACGGGTGCTTCCGGTATCCGACCAAGAAGGTGTTGTGCTATCAGGCAAGCAATCAGCATTCTTATTAGCTACTGCCTGACCTTGGGAATTTACAGCATCTTGAGCCTTCTTATTAGCATCAGCTTGACTGATATTGGACGTAAATGGACCACCCACTTCATCTTGGGTTACGGTAACAGAAGAACCATGCTGGCAGCTTCCACAATTGTTTCTGGTGAAAACCTTACTTGCCTTACCGGTCCAAGTACAAGTGCCCTGTGCGTCAGCAAGAGCCTGACCTTGGGCCTCAACGGCAGCCTGAGCCTTACTATTTGCGTCTTCTTGACTTACGGTAGACGTAAAAGGACCGCCGGTTACATCATCTTGGTCTATAGTAACCTCAGATCCGACACCTCCATCAGCACACTGTTTTGTAAATTGCTTGCTATATGTTCCGGTCCAGGTACATACCTTATCTCCACCTTCTACCCAGCGTTCATCTGCTCCACCATAACATTCGTTGGTATTGACTTGCTTCTTATAAGATTTACCTCCTTCACATTTGGTTTCAAGCGGTTCAGAATCTACCCATACAGGATCGGTGTTGTCCATTTCGCATGTCCCGTTCTTGTTAGCGTAAGCCTGACCTTGGGCTTCTACAGCTTCCTGAGCCAACCTATCTGCCTCTTCCTGGCTTTCATTAGAATAGAACGGTCCACCCACCATGTCTTGTGTTACGCTCATCGGAACGCCATGCTGACATGATCCGCAATTGTCTTTTGTAAACTGCTTGCTATATACGCCTACGAACCTACATTTACCTTTTTGGTTAGCAATAGCCTGCCCTTGAGCTTTAACGGCTTCCTTAGCCTTATTATCAGCATCCTCTTGACTTACGAAAGAAGTAAAAGGATTGCCTTCAACATCAGCTTCACTTACCTCTACTTCTGTTCCTGAATCCGGTATTTCACAGTCGTTCTTTTGGAACGTTTCTGAGTAATGACCGGTCCAGCTACAAACTTTGTTCCCACCATCTACCCAACGTTCTTGATTGTGGGTTTCAGAACATTCGTTGGTATCATGTTGCTTTTTCTGAGACTTACCTTCATTACATCTAAGTTCTTCCGGAACAACGTCTTCCCATACAGGATCGGTGCTAAGTGGCGTACAGTTACCGTTTTTATTAACATAGGCCTGGCCTCCTTCTTCTACGATCCTACGAGCTTCTGCGTCTGCCGCATCCTGGCTTTCTGTAGACGTAACAGGACTACCGTTAACCATTTCGGCCGTAACCTCCATTTCTACACCCTTATGGCAAGCTTCACATTCAGGAACGAATCTCTTGCTGTAATGACCGGTATAGACCGTCATATTCTCACAATTACCCTTACTGTTAACAATAGCCTGTCCTTGTTCTTTGACAGCAGCTTTAGCCTTGTTATTAGCATCATCTTGACTTACGGTGGATGTAAATGGGGCGCCCACTACGTCTTGTTCGGTTACAGTAATCTTAGATCCTGTCTGACCTTCATCACAATCGTTTTTGGTAAATTCTTCACTGTATTTACCAGTCCACGTACAATGGCCGTCCCGGTTGGCTATGGCCTGGCCCTGCTGCTCGACGGCAGCCTGAGCGAGCGCGTTAGCCGCCTCCTGGCTTTCGTATGAAGTAAAAGGACCACCAGTTACATCGTTCTGGTCTACTGTTACCTGCGAACCTACGCCTTCTCCTTCACAATTGTCTTTTGTGAATACCTTGCTATATACACCAACAAATTGGTTTTTATCTATGCAAGTACCTTTCTTATTAGCAAGATCTTGTTTCTGTTCTTCCATAGCGGCCTCAGCCAACGCATTAGCAGCCTCCTGGCTTTCCCTTGACACAAAAGCATCAGGGTATCCAGCAAGATCCTTTTCAGTCAAATCAACGAAGCTTCCGGTCTGAGATTCAGCATCGCAATCATTTTTCTGAACACGAGCCGAAGCCTTTCCAACGAAATAATTTGGATCAGTAACGCATTCTCCATTCAGGTTTGCCTGATCCTGACCGTTTTTCTCTATATCATCAAGAGCTTTCTTATCAGCATCTTCTTGACTTACGTCTGATGTATATTTACCGGCTTCTACTGTGTAAGTGTAAGGTGCTCCGATAAACCCATCTTCGCAGTCATTTTTATAAAATACTTTTGACTTCTCTACGTTATACCATAAATTTGTTTCACATGTACCATGCTCATTAGCATAACCTGGACCTTCAGCTTCCAAGGCATCCAAAGCCTTCTGATTAGCATCCTCCTTAGAAACAGAAGAAGAGAAGCGGCCGGCTTCTACAACATACTCTACCATAGATCCAACTTCAGTTACCTCACAATCTGTCTTTTGGAACATTTTGGATTTCCTGTCGTTGTACCATTTTATGGTATTGCAAGTACCATGAGAATTAGCATAGTCTTGACCTTTGGCGTTCAACTCAGCTTCAGCCTTACGGTCAGCATCTTCTTGGCTTATGGTAGAAGAAAATTGCCCGGCTTCGATTGTCATCGTAACCAAACTTCCTTCTTCGGTATCAGGATCGCAATCGTTCTTTCTAAACGACTTTGATTTCTTGACATTGTACCATAATATGGTTATACAACGACCATGCTCATTAACCCAGTTCTGACCATTTTGTTCAATGTCTTTCATAGCCTTGTCATCAGCATCAGACTGAGATATGATAGATGTGTATTTTCCGGCCTCAACAACGTACTCAAGCTCTTCCCCTTTCTCTGTCTCAGAATTACATCCTTCTTTTGTGAAAAGAGCTGACTGTCTTTTATTTCTATAAACTACCTGTTCTTTTTTTTTATGAACTAACGTACATTCTTCAGATACGCTACCGTCCCTGGAAGACACCCTTATCTTGACACTTCTGTTGGCACCAGTATCATTTTCATCAAAGTAAATATTAACCTTACTGTTAAGACCGCCTTCTTTCTTATCTATGTTCGCCCAACAATTATCTACTTTCATTCCTAATCCTCCATCTTAAATTTTCAGGATTTGTACTTACGTTGATTACCTCCGGTGATCCATCTAAATCAAGATCAATAACATCCTTGTCCAGGTGAATCTCCTCCTTACCCACAGACTCGCATTCAACTATTTCAATAACATAATCTTTTATATTACTTTCTATACTTAACTGCGTGCTTGTTTCATCACCCTCAATTTGTTCAAATTCCTTATCCAATTTAATGTAAGGAACGACCTTTCCAGGCTGATAAATAGGAATCAGTACACCATTTATAGTTATGTTCTCATTAACTTCATTCCCATCCTCATTACCAGGCATGGAAACAATCATCGAAACCTGGAACGTGTCTTCAAGACCCGGATCACCAGGGAAACCATAATCAAGCCTAATATCATTGACATCAATATTTAGACCAGAAGCGGTGGTAAATGTCTTTATAACACCCTTTATACCACTATCTCCTGTAATAAGGGCATTGATAGAAGCGGCGTTGGTAGTAATAAGGATCTGCTTATCTCCACCAGATATAGGGAACTCCAGCCTACTAACCGACACTTCTGTGATCTTAATACCTTTTTGCTTGAAAGTAATGGCTTTCATGCTTTCGGTATCGGACTTCTTCACAATTCGGATAGTGATCCTATCTTCCCTTCCTTTCCAAGATGGAGCATCGAAATTCATTTTATCACGACCGACACCTTCCTTCTTATCTGAGGTAAGCCAAGAACCATCATCCATCTTATATATTCTTTCTTTGCTCATAATAACCCTCCTTCATTAAAGTGTCAGTTCCCATTCAACGCCATCATCTACCACAACCTGTACCGTAGCCGTACCGCCTGTGGCTTCAAATGTTATGTCAGTAGGAATAACATCAAATATCTCTTGTACGCCAACACATCCTAAGCCGCAGATGATATCCTTAAACCATTCCTCTTTAGCATATTTTTTAAGAACTTCTTTAAAGAACTCACGAAGCCAATCCGAATCAATAGATTCCTTAAGTATGGTTTCTATTATTTCCTTAAGCCAAGATTCGTGCATTTCCTCTTTCAGAATCTCTTTAATAAGCTCGATAATGGTTTCTTTATCTAACTTGTCAGAAGGCACAGAGCCATCAACGAGATTACCCCCGCATATAAATCCTTTGCATTTTTCTGCCATTTCTTATCCTCCTAAATTAACAATGGAACCCATAAGAACTATTTGCCTCTTCTCGGTACACAACCCTCACTTCAGAAAATTCGTCTTGTTGACACATATCCCGGCAGAACCTAACAGTACGGCCCTGGACTTTATACATATCAGAAGGTACAACACCTCCGCAATAAGACACAAGCAAAATCTCTGCCGGATCTTTCTTTAGAACCACATGAGAAGTACCGTCAAATACCTCCATATTAACAGATCCACTTACGTTAATAGCCCTTGAAACGTATTTAGCTAAATTAGCTAAAGCTCTATTTAAAGGCATACCATGATACAAACCAGCTTCTTCTATATTTTCTCCATCGTAGAAAATCTTAGAAGAAGGAATATTGCAATGATGCGGGCGTTCGCACCCACCATGACTGCCAAAACAACCGTTACCTGTTATTGCCATTGTTACTTAAAATATTTATTTTTTGTTTTAAAAATTCTATTTCCCTATCCTGATATTCCATACGGCATATCATTGCATTGATTAAAGCCGTAAGATCAGATTTTTGAGCCAGACTAAAGTAGCCAGCATTGATGCCGTCCGCGCAGTACACGCAGTTCGTGCAGGTGTATCCGTCCGGGCATGGCACCGGCGTCTCGTCCACATGTGGAACATATACGTGTTTACCACTTAAGTCCTTACCAATTTGTGCACTCTTTTCCATTTTGTAACTGTTTTTCAAGTTGTTCAACCCTTTGTTTTAGAAGCGTATTTTCTTCAACCATCCTATCCAAAAACTTATCTATGTTTTCGAAAACCAGTTCTATATTATGCATAACCTCATTATAAGGCATACCTGGAGTTAATTTGGATATGAATGTCTTGCATCCTGTATAATGAATGCAATGATCGCTTAAATGACCATACGGGCAATCGCATTCTTTTGGAAGAATTTCGCAATTGTCCGTACAGTCATTACACGGATCAGACCCGATACAGATATTAGATCTCAGAATATCAGGTCTGTCATCTTTACAAGTGTTACAATTCATGACTTTCTTTTTTTTGGTGCAAGATAATAATTTTCATTCACACCATCACAATAAGAAATCAATCAATGTATTCTATGTTATTATTCGCATTTTTTTTCTTTTTAATCCTGTATTCTTTTCCGTACTTTTTTTGACACTCTTTACACATATACTGATAGCCATGACCCTTTATGTAATAAAATTCAGATACAGATTTCACCTCGTTGCATGCATTACATTTTTTTACAGTCCTATCTCTCTTATAAGGCAATATACCATTATCGTTCCAGTCCGATAAAGCTTTGTCGTATGCATTTCTTGCATCTTCAACATCACAAAACACACCTAAATGATATTGTATCTTATTTATCTGAATGCAAGCACCATATTTATTTATCTTCTCAAAGTAATGCACTCCCCTTCCGTATTTTGAAACCTTTGACCTACATATATTCTCTCTATTTGTGAGTTTTCTTAAATTACTAAGATTATTATTTAACTTATTATTGTCTATATGATCTATTACCAAATCATCTTTTACCTTACCATTAAAAGACTCATATACTATCCTATGCACCCTCATTTTGCTCTTTCCACTCTTAGCACTTGAAAGCGTCACCTCCTCGTAACCATATATATTAATACGAGTCTTCATTACAGTTCCTTTTTTAATATTGAAAATAATACCAGTATCACTTACTGCATATATACCTTCATACCCAACAACGTTAATAACTTTCATATAGCATTTATCGTATTTATACGGCAAATACAATAATTACTACGATTAAAATAATAAATTATTCGGATTTGTTTTAATGTAATTCAGATTACGAGGCGAGCAATTGCCATTGTTCGCATTACCGCCGAAACGAGCAGCCAATTCTTTTTAACCTTTTTCTCAACCGTTATTTGCTATTTCAGAGGTCAGATCCCAATGTAAGACTTGTTAGCAGACTAACGGATTTCATTGAATAAATTTTTATTGTTTATAATGCTAACTATCTCTGTTGTCTAATAACATTGCAAATGTATGTATAATATTTTATAGCTACAAAACAATTTGTATTAAATATTTTAAATTTTTTGTTTTATAGCTATAAAATATTATATTAACAAGATACGGCTGCGCCGTGATATAGTATATAAGGCTGCGCCTTAGCGCTGCGCTTATGATGGCTGCGCCATCAATGGGTTACACCCATCAAACCTGCGGTTGACTGACGTCTAATAACAACTGGGCAAGGCCGCAAATGCGGCGATACGTATCAGAAGTGGCGTAAATCGCAACCAGAGTACGAGGCGAGCAATTGTCATAGGGCGCAACACCGCCGAAACGAGCAGCCACTCTGGACTTTATGCCGATAGCTGAAGCCCAGTAGCAATTGTCCCATGTATGAAAACATTCTCCTGATCCTATACTTCCCCCTTTTTTATCCTTCCATCCGGTATAAGGGATACGGTGTAAAGCATAACTATCTCCTAAATTTTGGGTAGTTGCTATCTTTTTATATTTAGATTCAAAATTAAAAACATCACCATTATTTATAGTAGACCTTTTCTCATATGTCCATTTCTTTTGATCTGGCTCTATATAGATATCAATAGTATTACCTATTCGAGTGACATTAGGATCATTTAAACAAGTCCCTACCTGTTCGTATCCTCCTCCACAATACCTAAGGACATCTCCAGACAAATTCATGCCATCGTACAAAGACATCCTTAAAATAACTTCCAAATCAAATTCTGCCGGTTCGTCATTTTCGTTTAAGGCCGATATGGTACCAGTCATTTCCTTAAACACAATAACATTCATATGACCTTCAGCCATACTCTTGGCTCCCTGGACGTTCTTATACCAGTATTTTCCTCCATAAAAATCAAACTCTGATCCTTCTTCTACGCCTGTTTCAAATGCAAAAGAAGCCGCCATCTGGCTTTCCATGCACTGTTCTTTAGGATACTCTGAATTTATGAGGTTAGAAAAATGAGTTTTTTCAGTAGGTTTATAATGGATAATAGAAGCATTTGTAGCCCATACTCCATACAGCCACGACTCTTCTCCTTTTTTACGGTATTTCACTCCTCCGTATTTGCGATAATTGACATCATTACCTATTCCGTTATTATTTGATATTCCGGAACCGAAAGTGTCTGGATTAACTAAGTATTTAGTACCGTACAACATTTCAAGGTATATGATATAGGCATTCAAGGTCAAAAAACCACCTTCAGAAAAAGGATAAGAAGATTCAGGATCTACGTTATTAGCCCTCGAATACTTAGCTATATTGATTTGATTTACATCATTGCATCTCGGATAAGTTCTTCCATTTAAAAACATCGTGCAGGCGTTACCAACTCCGGCTCCGGATTTACAATTTGTTTCTCCCTCATACAAGAAAAAGAAAGATCTTGCCTTGGAGTCTACTGTACATACCGGTCCAGGAGATAAGGCTGTGGGAGGCAGCACAAGGCACGTCTGGCGCAGATCAAGTCCGTCCAGCATAGGAACCGTGTCCGCGTCGTACACACCAGACCATATTTTCCCACTTTTACCAACTACCTTATCAACTACATACAGACTCTTGCTACATCCTAAGAATATGCTATAATTCTTTGAAGTAGTCTCCCAAGGTCTTAAAATCCTTACCTCTGATCCTGATACATTATAAAGTTTTTGACCAATACCATACTCTTCGTAAAAAGCCTTAGCGTCAAATGCTCCAGCATTACAATACTTATTTTTATGACCGCTATCCAAATACAACTCCACATCACATTCGGCTCTCATTTCCTCGGTTATGCCTACCGTAGGAGCAAAATCTCCATTTTCAAATCTAAGGAGATTGTTCTTACGAAGCTTTCCAACCGGACGCACTTTGTCTCCGGTATTTTGAGTCATGTCTATAAGGTAAAAATCCCAAGAAGGGAGAAGGCTTTTGTCGCCAACTGATTCCGTGGCTTCTGGAGGAAGCTGATCCTCAGTCCAAGCGGATGCTGATCCTGAAGCACCTTCTTTAAGAACGTTGAAAGTATTACCATCAGACAAAACAAAAGGTTCAGATCCCTCCCCTTTCTTCGATAAAAACTTTTCCCTCTTACCAACTTGATTAACGACGATGCTCTTCTTGGCCTTATTCCCTTCATCAGAAATAGTGTAATTCAAAGTCGTATCAAGACCTTCATTTATTTCAGAAAACACCGACACCAGTTTGTCATTCTCGCCTTCTGTCGGATTAAATTTTACGTTGCTCATTTTAAAAAATCAAATTTGCATTCATCAACAACAGGCTCGCATTTGGTATTTTCATTAACCCATTTCATGCCCTCTTCTTCCAGTATCTTCTTAGCCTTTTCATTGGCATCATCAACGCTAATGAAAGACGTTACGGTACCGGCGTATATCCTCCTGTATTTCTCAGGAGCCTTCCATCCTTCCTTACAACGTTTACTAAACCAACCATGTTGATCTTCGTTGTAATAAACGGTTTTACATACTCCAGATTCGTTAGCGGCAGCCTGCCCTTCTTGCTCAAGAATCTTCGCAGCTTCGTAGTTGGCTATTTCGGTACTAAACTTAGACCATACACGCCCGGCCTCTACCACGTGATGTGTGGGTTGTTCTTGTTTTTGACCATCAGGACAATCATTTTTAAAGAAATCCCCTTCCTGTCTTGTGTTATAATATACCTCGCAACAGCCACCTACTTTATTAGCATACAACGGACCTTCTTTATCCGCAAACTCTTCCGCTTTCCTATCTGCATCATCCTGGCTTATATCCGAACAAAATTCAGCCTCATGAACGATAAACGTTTCTTCAGAACCAAGATCTTCCGGACAGTCAGATTTCTTGAAAGCTTTTCTGTATTCCTTGTTGTAATACATCTTTTTCATGACAAGATCTTATTAAGTTCTTCTTTAAATTTCTGAATCTCGTCCGGGCACAACCCGCATTCCCCTTCACATACGATTCTTCTCATACGATCTATTTTAAGAACCGTATCTATATCAGGTTTTATACCTACCTTATACTTATGATATTGTAAATACTGATCAGCCTTACATGCTATAAAACGATCAGCACACTCACATAAGTAAGATGAAGGGAAAAGAATTTGCTGTGTACTTCCGGTAGCTGCCATATCATTTCACGGTAAAATACCTGACGTATTCTTTATTTATGTATTCAGAATAAGTAGCAAGATCATCCGGATCCGGGCACTCGTTCTTCAAATTAACAATCCACCCTCTTACCAGCTTTTGAATATCAGCATACCTTTTACTTACACCTCCTACAAACCTGAACTTGCGATGAAGGTCTATGATTTTCTTGTCCAACACAGCAAGTTCATCATATTTCTGAATACAAGCCGCATTAGAATCAGCTTTAGGTGTCGTATTCGACTGAGGCTTTATAGCCCTATTTCTATTAACAGAAGTAATATTACTTCTTCCACATCCACATCCCATAACTTATTTATATTTAATTAATTACATTTTGCAACCACAATTTTCACAATTATTGAGAACGTAAATCAATTTAGATGCTTTTTCGTATAATTGTTTTACGTTTTCAAAATTCCCTAATCTCATATTAGCTTCAGCCGCAGCCAGCAGAAACTCTATTTCTTTTATTTTGTCAATAACGTCATCATCCTCATGATCACATAACACAGTTGACCTGGCCCATATCTTATCTATGTTAAGACGGATCAGATCTGTTTTTAAATACTTTCTATTAAATGAATAAGAGGAAGGACTACCTTTTATGGTAATATCGTATATACCATCTTTCAGGTTTTCAAAATCATTTCCGCTACCTGGATTTATGCCAAGAGTCTTACTGTTGAATACATTCAACTGATTCTTACCAAGATAATAAACATACTTATTCTCATCTTCAGGTGGCACGATCTCTATAATAGCCGGTCTGTCTGCAAGTATCCCCCATTCCGACTGATCGGCTATGCGAAGCGTTTTAGGGTTGTTGGTGCTTATAACCTCAAAATCAAGATGGATGTTGTTCATGCTCTCTTCCCATCCCATTCGGGTAAGGGAATCATCGTATCTGGCTGTTATATCAGCCCCCTCTACTTCAGTGCTATTAACACGTACCTCGGTACCATTTATCTTGACTCCTACTATTTGGGCCACCAACGACTTAGCCATACCAAACATAGGAACAATGATTTCCCCGTTGTAGTCAGTTCCTTCATTTGGATACTTCACGACCTCCGTCTTATACAGACCATCATTTCTTCTGGCTACTATTCTAATAACCATCTGATTTTCTACATCGTAGTCGGTCATTACTATCCTGACATAGAAAATGTTATTTCTTATCTGTGGTAAAATATCAATATAATTCATTTCCTTCTCTTTTTCTACAAAGATATAGAAATGAAGCGATAAAACACAACACTGACGTATATTGTTATGGAGAGCAAGAACCCTACCCGCACATTCGAAGATCTATTCCGTATTCCCGGAATATGTCGTCGAAGGATATATCTTCGTTAGAATAATACACTTCGCATATCTTACGGTATTTTTTCAATGCCGAAATATACAAGCTCATCATACTCTTACCTTTTATTTTCTTAATGGCTTTAGTGATGACCTCTTCAGTAAATGCACTCATTAGGACATTATTGAAGAAGGTTCTAATATTGCAACCAAATCTTTCTTTAACCCTACCCCTGAATAGTCGATACAAGGTTATATTCTTCAACGTATTCAAACCATTATTCTTCAACCTTTTATTCAATGACTCAACAGCTTTATCAGAAAAACATGTACGATTCTTCCCTTCTCCATCTACGTATTCCGAAAACCAAGAATGAAGAGTTCCTGGATTTTTCATTATTCTGCCAATAAAAGAATCAATGATGCAAGTTCTAAGATCTCGTTTATGAGCATGGCAAGCCGCTATTTTCTCCTCCCTATTTAATGACATGTCAAGACAACGAAAAACACGGCAACTTTCATCTATGAAATATTCGGGGTGTTCTTTCTTAAATTCCTCACGATAAGCCTTGTATCCTACTTTTATAAGGTGAGATATCTCAGAATTTATATAAAACCTAACACACCTGCTCTCAGTCTCCTGAACCTTTATACTATATGGAACCGATCGACGACCGTATATAAGATAATCGTACACCATAGCCTCCACAAAATCAGCATACGGGAAATAACGACCAAATCCGTAGTTCCAAACAATAAAACAACGCACTCGATCTTTCCAGTAGTCGGTGATAACAAAATTACTACTATGTCTTAAATTGGACTTCTTTTTGAAGAAATGACGTGTTTTAACATCATAATTAAGATTAAAATAACTTAAATTTCCTAAACATTGACCTTCCGGTCTACGCACTACATTATAGCTAAATCTGTTATACTCATTGCGTATAACCTCTAAAGGTGAGACCGACTCTTTCTTAAGAAGTCTGTCGTGAAGCTTGCGCCCGTCTGATATTTGAAGTATATTCGCCATATATTTGTTTTTTATTTTGGAGCAAATGTAACAAAATTGTTTATTGGCTCCAAATTTTACTAAAAGCTTTTAGCCTGTCCCTGGTTTGCGAAAATAAGGGACAGGTCTTTTTTTGTACCCAATTGCATTACGGCAAAAACGGTACCGAATAGCGATCATCATGTAATATGCTGAGCATCAGGGTGGACCAAGTTATCTTGAATAAAAAACAGTCCCGATTTTATCGTTCCCGCTTTTATTATTCATTCCCTGAATTATTATTCATCTTGTTTTAATTGATTATCAGTTATTCATATTATTTTAACTTTTAGGACCTTATTCTTTACTCCTCATAATATGGAGTGACTGAAACCGAATCGACCGAAGGGAGTGAGGTGAAGGAGCGTATTGCCCTATATGTTGTTTGGCTTATTGTTTAATCCTTTAAGTGAACGAATATCGTGACCGTAGGGAGCGATATGAGAGAACATATCAATATTAATTTAATATTTAGCGAATTGATGCCGAATTGAGCGAAGCGAGTGAGGCAACTATGAGCTTTTTCTTAAGACCATGAAGTAGCCAGTGGATAAGCGGGCAGGGCAGGTAGGCGAGGCTGTAGTGTGTCATAGAGCAGGACAGCCCAGGCGGCAGAGCAGGCTCCTTCAGACCGCAGCACGAGGCAGGCCGGGTAGGTTTCGGGGTAGGGATTGCCGTTGTAGGATAGGACTTCAGGATAGGCACAAGACAGGCTTTGTCCGTCTTACCCAAGTGGCTTCTTACCATATCCTATAAAATACACCCATACTCAAACAAGGAGAAAAACCATCTTTAGACAATCCGTATCCGGCGGTGATTCCTAATCCCCACCGTCTACTTTTTTCGTATATTATTTCTCTTTTGTGGTAGATTGTCATCGTATCTAAATTTGGTCGGTACCCACTTATTACCGCTCTATAATCATCCGTCTGATATGTTTTTCTCTGTATTGGTATATTGATATAAACAGTGTCTTTTATCGTATCTTTTTTAACTATAGCATCCATAGGGAAAGGTATTTCTACCTCCCCTACGTCAACTATATACTGAGGAACAGGAATAGGTTGGATAATGGTATCTACTACCGTATCTATTTCTATATCGTGTATTATTTCTTGTTTCTTGCATGTTTTACCAAACAAGAAAGATATAAAACACAGTAGAAGAACTCCTAACACATGACTGACTCTCATTTTTTGCAAACACATCTTTTACCCTCCTTATCTTCGTCTAAGAGTTCTTGTATTTCACCGTTGTTAATACCTTCTTTAAGCTCTTCTCCGAATGGAACTTTCTGCCACCAACTTACTTTGCTAAAGAAATACTTAACACCTTTTACTATCATCAAATCAGGTGCAAGGTCGCCGAGGCGTTTGAATGCCATTCCACCGTATAATATTAAGGCGAATATCGTAATCCACTGAAGAAGCATGTCTATAAACTCTGGGGATTTATGCCCTCCCATAGACATAATAAGATCCATTCCGGATATGGTAAACAGCCCGAAAGAGCAGGCCGCGAACTCAAGAAGGATTTTCAAAACTCCAATTTCGCTTATGCATGCCAATATCTTAAAAGGCCTCTTTCTCTTTCTTCGGATATAGCAGTGTTTGATACTTTTTATAGTAGCTAACAAAAGATTTATAGCTAATATAAACAATATAGAATATATAAGGTGGTGAATCTCCTGGAAATTCATCCACAATGCTGATAATCCGGAAATGAGAAAAGCCCAGAAACTTTCTAAATTCATCCTTCCTACAAATCTGTAAGCCATATTAGAACATAGTTACTTTCTTGCTACTTCCAAGAGAGTCATATACGTCAATATGGACCCAATTGGTACCTGATTCTAATCTAATGGGACAAGGAAGTAAATCCTGCGACTGAATTATTTTATTCCTTGCCTCTTCTGCCGTCATACCCTTGGCATCAAAATCGATGGCTGCCCCAAGCATATGAGGACTGATATACAAAGACCCTGATACGGTCTTGGATTTTACTATGTCTGAGATATTGTTCCTAAACCCACGCTCATCAAACCTTCCACCCGACTTCCAGGTATTAACCGTCATCGGAGTTTTCAAAATGTCTTTCCTTAAAACCAGTATCGTGTGAAGCAACTCAGTTCTTAAATACCTCCAGCAAAGATCTTTGTCTCTACCGTATTCTTTAGGACCAACTAATTCAACAATACTAAAATACTGACTCAATTCTTTTATAATATCACTTCTTTCCATAACTTAACCTTTTTCACAAAAATAATCAGAACCTTACCAAATATTAAAATAAGCAGAGTTTGGATTAAAGAAAAACCCCTGCATAAATAAATATACAGGGGTTATCCATAACATTAACAACAAATTACGACCTAAACAGCCCTCACATATCCGGCTGATACAAGATCAGAAAGATTCTCGTAAGCCAAAGGGATGCCTGAATCTCTTATGCAAAGATACTTAATTTCTTTGTCAATGTAATACTTTCCATTCTCTAAAATAGAATTATATACCCAAGGAATAGGATCGTCTATCGTACCTGAATGCTTTTCCTGAACAACCATATACAGGCTTTCAGTTCCACCTCCTTGACCAGGAACCCAGTCGGCTTGGAGATTGTGATTTTGCCTTACTTCAAACAGGATCCAATCCAAATCTGAAGGCTGGTTCTTGCTACGGAAACGCTGCCCTTTTACAACAGCCGTACCCATAGGAAGACCTTTATCGCCGTAAACTCCATCCTTGTCCCAGATAGGGTACAATCCCTTTATCTTAAGAGCAAGATTCTGGTCGGTATTTTCCAGCATAGCCGGCGTGTTGATCATCGCCCTCATATACATAGCTGTAGCCTTCTCCGGATCATTGGCTTCAAGGATCTTATTTTTTTCTATGATCTGATCCTTTGTCCTTACCAACTTCTCAGGATAGCCTTCATCTACTTTCATAGACTCAACTTCACTCCTGTTGGTTTTAGAAGCTATTTCCTTTTCTATAGCAGCAGTACGATCGTTGCACTCAGATTCATATACATGCATTTCATTCATTGCCGTATTAGCAATATCAAGCTCGTATTCTGAATCTGCTACGGATACGGTATATATCCCGCTTCCTTTTGCTACGTCAATATCGTTTTTAACTTCCTGTCTCATGCTGCTGTTATACCATATCTGTTTACCATCCAAACTATAAAAACGAACGGCATCAGAATAAGCATATTCCCTGGCCTCAGAAACTTTCTTGTCCTTAGCCTTGGCAAGCAACTCCTCTTCAGTTGGTCCAGGGGGCTCCGGGTCAAGCTGCATGGCAATAACTTCTTTCACACTCGCATCAGGATTGTCTTGATGGAATTTTTCTTGATCGGAGTCAAGTTGAACCCATTTACCATCTAAGAAATCTTGGTAAGAATACCCTACTTCGTAAGAAGAGGAGTCCAACTCGTATCCTTCCCAGTAAAAACCTTTTACGTTTTTATTTACATAAACCATACTCTATCCTTTCTGTTAAGCTTGTTCACCTACTCTGATAACCAACTTATCATTGATATACCAGATACTTAATTCTATAAAACTCTTTTTAGGTATCACTACGCTCTTGCCTGACATACTCTGGAACTGTCCAGAGGTAGGAAGCGGCTGTGTGATGCCCGCGCCGGGGGGGTTGTTGACCCGCACCTGCCACTCCCTCCCAACATACTCAGAAGATACGGTCATAGACAGATTCGTAGCAGAAGCGACGTTGGCTATAATATTATGAGCACCTTTTGGTAAATTTTCCAATGTTGTAACAACCTTAGGGGGCATAGCCATAAAATTCAAATAAGACAATATCGTATTAGACAACGTAACCATATTGTTCATAACCTCATATGTCTTATCTTGAATAACAACAAAAGTCCCCACCTGAATTTCTATATCATATTCAGATGCGCCTACCGCTGAGTCGGCATTAGCAAATGAGGCAAATACTATTTTTAATTTAAAATTATTTTCAAAATCATTACCTTCTAAAAAATAATTCAAATGATAATAATCACCATTTAACTTACCTAATGTGATATTATTATTGTATGCATCCAAAACTTTTGCAAACGAACCTTCATCAAGAGATCCGGAATTACCAGAAAATATGGATAAATCAAGATAGCCAGAATCTACTCCGGTACTTACCATACCAAGCGATTCAAGCACCTTACCACCACTTTCTTCAGTAACCAAAATATATTCATTATACACGTTTTTAGTTTCTGTAGATGCCACATCATCTTTTACAAGATACATGACATTATCCTTCGCCTCTTCAACAGTAGGAAGTTTGCCAACAATCTGCTTCTTCCACCCTGCTGCCGATACAGCATCATCTATATACTTCTTGTTTACATAATCGCCCCATGTCATGTCACTAAGAAGAGTCTTGCTACCATCTTGACTTCCGGCAGGGGGAGCCGGAACGAGGCCTCCCTTGCCCGACTCCGAACTTGTTCCAGGAGCGGCCTGCACCACATTCTCAAGTCTGGAATCAACCTCCTGACCTTCGAATTTACTGTTATAACCTACTTCTGCCATTTTTTTTATTTCTTGTTAATTTTATCCAACAATTTCTTGATCTGGTCTACGATGTCCATCACCGCGCCAACCTTGTTTTTTACGTTCTCAACCTTCTGATCAATCTTAGAATCCAAAGCCTTTAAACGGTCTTCGTTTTTACGATACACTAAATACAGGGCTAAACCGATGATTACTATCATAAGGATATTAGCCAAAACGCATCCTATTATTATCTAAAACATGATGATTATATGGTAGATAACGCTACCACACGCTTTAATTATTCAACTTTTTACAAATATAGCAATTGTCCCAACCATAACAAGATCAAAGATGTTCGTTATTAACATCGGACACCCATTCTTTAGATGAAAGAACAGATTCAAACTCAGAAGAAGGGCTGTCATATACCGGATACGGATATTGAGGTTCGTCATCAGCCTGCATGTCTAAAGACTTAAATAGAAGGTCATAATGTTCTACATGTAAAATAACTTTAGAGCCATCTACGCTCGCTCTTGGGCTGCCTATTCCTAATTCACGTCTCTTTTCTTCAGATACGGAATCATATACTTCTTTTGGTATGATAATAAATTTCATATTACTTTGATTTTAGGGTTTGTAAATAGTTGTATGCTTTGATACAGTCGTCTTTGGAGAGGTTTTTACCATCGTAGATAGCTAGGTTTTTAAACGCCATTTTGGTGAAATTAGCACTGTAAGATGCAATATTTAAACCAGATTTACTACCACCTGATGCTATCTGAGCATCAGGTTTCAATATCTCCGTCCAGTCATTAAGATATATTCTTCCATCCGAACAAAAGGCATTAATAGATTTACTTTGTATTTTAATGGGTCCTCCCGCTAAGTAGATAGTTACGCCATCAAGGGAATTATACAAAAACATAGACGACACTTTTATTATACCACAATTGGAGGGAATATTTGATAACATTGTCCAATTGCCAACAATCGTCCAATCTTTATTAAGTGTAAAGGGACTGCTTTCAACTTTATCATCCACCCCATCAGTAACTAGATAGCCTTCGTATTCGGGGATTTGCTCGATGGTTACAACATGATCAGGATCAAAACCTTCTGCATAAACGACATCCAGTTGTCTAAGTTTTCCAGATCCGGCACTTATACTGTAAGTTCCATCTTCCGTAATAGTTAATTCAGTATTACCTGCCCAACCCCATGTAAGACTTACACCTTCTTTCAAACCTGCAACCTTAATCTTTGCAGTTATATCTTTCTCTCTGGGATAAGATGTCCCTGGATATACCAATATATAAGGGATTAATGTAATTTGATCAAGTTGATGCTTCGAGAAGGATATTTTCGAACCACTATAGTATTCTACTCCTGCTTTAGGCATGAATTTAAATCCATACAACCCATACCCACTCCCTTCTGCAAACTCAAAGTTCGACAGTACAAGATCATTACCATTGCCCGTAATGTTGGCAATAGTAGCACGATCTTCGTCCTCGTTGGTTTTGCCTACCACTGTCCATGCTTGGTCGGGGAAAAGCCAGGGATAGGTTTTGACGAAGTAGTCTTTGATCTTGGTCAGTTCTTCTTCGGTGGCATCGTGGTCGAGAAATACAAGTTCCCAGATAGCAGCGTTAGTGCAATTTCCGATGATGTTATCTGTTTTTCCAACATATAGCTGATCTGTTCCTATAAAACTACCAACTGCAATCGAAACACCATTATAACTTTTAGATGTCTGATAAGTAAGGATGTGTGGTAAATCCTTTTCATCCCCTATTGCTCCAAAAGAGACCGGCCTATTAAAATAGGAGTTTTTTGTATAACTATATTCTAAAATGAAGGCACCATCTTTGAACCAATTCTTTACATTAGATACTAATCCACGGATTCCTTCACCCGTTGAAATCCGCTGTCTCAACGCCACAACCGTATATCCCTTTTCCTTAGTCAGAATAGGGAAGTTATCACAGACACCGTAATCATCTACTCCGTCAAAGACAAGTGCGCCGGGGTAGATGGGTAGTTGTTCGATGGTAATTGATCCCACTTTACCCCCAACAGTAATATAAACAGCTAAAAAATCATCTTCTTTTATTGCAGGAATTTCAGTGATGCCATTAGGATTTAACGGTACTCTTACTGCTGTAGCCGTTGATGTAGAAGAAGCATAAAATAACAAAGATAGATCACCTTCATTGTATCCTTCACTTGATATTTTTATGAAATAAGATTTATTAAATTGGTAAATATTCCTTGGTATATAAATAGCATTACCAATTCCTGTAGTTAAAATGGTCACTTTAATAGAATTGCTACCCTGTTCATCAATTCTTATTTTATCTACAGTGGCATTATTTCTAAAATAATTAAAATCCTGAACATAACCACCTACTCCACTCATCCCAGACCAAGCGAAATTATTGAAGGATAAGAACCGACCTTTATGGTCCGCATCCTCAATCCTCGGATCGTCCATCGCTGCCATCATCTCGTTCGTCAGGCCGCCGAAATGCCAACGAGTGACATCGCCCGGAAGTTTAGGAAAATCATCTACTTTACAAGGTAAATCGGATATCATTTTCGCATACTCTTTAAAAGGTATGGAAGTAGGCACATCATACCCTTTGGATATAAGGGCTTGCCTTATATCCTCCTTGGTATTTATGACCCTCATTAACTTATCTGATATGGTTCCCATTACACTTCCTCCCCATTTATGTAATCTAATACCTGACCTATGTCTCCGATGTCTGATTTTATTGACTCTCCTTGAGAATGTATTTCAATAAGTTTCTGATATAAGGTGTTATCCCCTATACGATTCTTATCTGTAGCTTGTTCTTCGATTTTGGCTATCGTATCAGGATCTTCATACTTAACACCATCAGGACCATACCATTCGTCTGTTAAATTCGTATATTTATGACGAACTGGAGTCGGTTTAGACTCCAGTGTTACTAAAAAATATTCGTTACAGCTCATAATAATAAGATTTAGTGGTTGCAACAATTACATCTACAAACTGTTCTCACGTAGCCAGAGGGAATAGCCGCCAGCTCCGTCCCTACGGCTATCGCCGGGTCAGTGCTTTCCATGACCGTCAGCTCCATCTTGTCCACGTCAAGGTCATTGTCATAAACGATTTCTCCCTCAACGTAAATGCTCCCTGCATCAGAAACGTAGCAGTTTTTCACCTGTCTTATATGACGCTGTGTAGCAGACGCAAAATCGCACTCGATACTTAACCAACCTACCGGTATCTGATCAATATTAGATCCGATATTGTAATCAGGATCGGTTGTTTTAAGCACCATATGCCTTAATTCCCTTGTGTTTCCGTATCCGTCCATTGTTATGTATGTCCGGATCTGGACCTTACCTTTTCCCGTCTTATAACAGTTTTCTACTATTTCAGTGTCGGATGTAGTAGCATCGGGGAAATCACAAACAATACGCTGCCATCCTTCTTGTATTTTGCTGAATGTGGCGCCTCTTTGTATATCAGGGTCGGTCGTTTCTAAGACAATAAGATACTCATCCCGGACTCCTATTATGCTATCTACCGACCTGTATCCACCAAGATGTATTTTACCACCAGGAGTGGTATAGCATTCATCTACGGACATAATATGTCTTTCTGTAAGATCAGGAAAATCGCATTCGGTTTTCGTCCATTCGTTAGGTATCTTATCTATTCTTGTCCACTGAGGATAAGCATCATCTGTTGTCTTAACAATATAATAATACTGTTCCCTTACACCAAGAACGGCATCAATAGCTTGATAACCTTTTATATTGACCTTACCACCATCTGTCTTGTAGCATTCGTCTACTTCAACAATTTCCCGGTCCGTCATGTCAGGAAAATCACATACCATCCTCACCCAATCTTCTGGAATGGAATCCAGCACGGTACCTACCTTAATATCAGGATCGGTAGACTGAAGGACGGTATAAACCTCTTCCCTGGTCCCAAGAATGTTATCTATGGCGACCAAGCCTTCTACTTGCACTTTCCCTTTTTTAGTAGTGTAACATTCAAGAACGTAAGTTATGTCTCGCTCTGTCATGTCAGGAAAGTCACAAACCATTCTAACCCAATTTTCTGGAATTAGCCTGAAAACATGGCCGGCAGGGAAATTATCGTCCGTCGATTGAATAACAGTATAAATAGATTCCCTGATATTTATCTTATCATCTATGGCTTCTAATCCTTCTATTTCAACCTTACCATCCGGAGTCTTATAACATCTGTTGACGAACGTAATGTCGCGTTCTGTCATATCAGGAAGATCACAGTCGATCATAACCCACTCGTCCGGTATTTTAGCAAGAACCTTACCTACCGGATTATCCATGTCAGTACTGTCGGTAATTCTATGGGTTTCTTTAAGAACATCCATCTGATCGTTAAGAAGATACCAACTCCATACTTCAACCTTCCCACCAGGTGTACGGTAACAAGTTTTGAAATCTTTGATAACTTTCTCGGCTATATTAATCCACTCCCATTCGGTTGTGGCCGGAATACCAGAAACAGGATGCTTCTTGCCTTCTTCGTCAAGATACCAATAACAGCCATTTAAGGACACAACCACTTGGTAGATTTTGTCCCCTATTTTTATACCGGATTTGCTGTCATCTACCGGTTGGGAGGAACCCCATTTTCCAACTATGTTGGTTATTTTGTCAATGCCCCTACCTAAGGCACCGACTAAAGAATCCACGCCGTTCATATGAAATCGACCTATTTCAAATTATTTTATTACAAAAAAGGGGGTGGAGGACCAGCCTCCTCCCCCTTGGGATATATAGAAAAAAGGAAAATCAAATCTTGCAGGGCTTGATATTTGCCGAAGCAGCTAACAAGTCCATAAGGTCTTGAATACCTTCGTGAGCACCATACGGTACATGGAAGTGTACTGTAATATGATCATCAATTACCCTACCGAAGCCATTAGAGTAACGTGCCGGCTTCAACGTTACTGAATAATCAGCATACGGAGCCAACAGGTCTAAGCGAGTTTCTTCGTTGGTAAACATCCGTTCCATAAGTTCTTGGTGAGTCTTACGGAAGTCGAAGAACATACGTTGTTCGCGTTCTTTATCCAGCAATTCAGCGCCGAGGTGAGTGCGCGGAGCCCAGTGCTGTTTGTATTCGGTATGGATCGGGTTGAAGTACGTGCTGATAGCCTCGCGCTGTTCATCCGGATAACCGCCATTTACAGCAATACGAACAGATCCTTCCTGGAATGTCAGACGGTCAATCAAACAGTCAGACGGAGAAATCATGTAGTCAATACCACGGAACAAGATACCGCATTTGCAGTTCTTAGGAAGCGGATCGGCGATAATGGACTGATCTCCTGCTACGGCACCCAAACGTTTCCAGTTACGTCCACGATAAGATTCGGGAGCTTTCGATACAAAGAAGTCTTTGAAAATTTTATCGCATTCGTCGCAAACCATGTTAGTAACGACCGTTGTTTTGAATTTGTGTTGACATCCACCAGGTGTACCGTAATCTTCGATTGTCAGATACGGGAATGCTGCCTGTAATTCTTCTTTAGCACTGTTACCACATTCATCATCCGGCAACGTGATTTCATAAGCTTCTTTCGAAATCTTACAAGAACCACATGCTTCCCAGCTAACGGTAGTAACAGTAGGATTGCTACACATATCTGCTGTTTTAGCAACGAACGTTACTGTGGCAGTCGGATTGGTTTCTACAAATGCATCGATATCAGCCTTCGTCAGTTTCTTGCTTACGGCCACAGTGTACATACCTACGCCGCCATCTTGGGCTGCTGTTTTCTCGGCAGTGCTACTAACGGCATTCTTAATGCTTTCTACTACAGTAGACTGATCAACGCCATCATCCTCTAACGTTACGGCATAAATCAAACCGCCGTCTACCTTAGTATATCCTTCAGGACACTCTTCGCAGCCTTTCATTATAGAAGACAGCTTTTGAGTATAATCAGCAGGCTTACCACCTTCTTTCATCACCTGATATTTGGAAGTAGAAAGATGACGTCCGACTCTCTTGATATCCAAACCAGGATAAGCAGCCTTAAGCTGAGCCAGGGCATAAGCATCACCGGTATCACACATTTCCATACAATAGAAATTCATGTCGGTTTCCACCGGAGTTTTTTCCAACTCGTCACAAGAATGGATAGGATGGATTTCTACAAAATCACCTACCTTTCCACCACCTGCAATCGGCTGATTCTTGATACGTTCGATTGTTTTCAAGATAGCAGCCAAAATATCAACATCTTCGCAAGGATCACATTCTGAACACATATCCTCACGACCAGGACAGTTTTCGAAAATGATGTAATCATCGATATTCACCTCACCCATCGGATAACCACGAAGCTCGAACAAACGTCCTGTCAGCTTAATATGAATAGGGATACGATCGCCTTTTCTTGCTGTAATAGCGGTATTGTCGTCAATTCCGTTGTAACCGAAAATAACTTCATCTACTTTAATTTCTTTGCTCTTCGGAGCAGAAGCATACACTTCTATAATTTCATCAATAGCAAACGTAGGTGTAGAGAATGATTTATCATCAGATACACGGTCGTTCACCATCTCATTACGTCCGATTCTGATCTGGAAACGTTGTTCGTCCTTACGATATCCTTTCAAGTCTTTCAACGCTTTCAAACCATCTTTAGTCTGCTCACCATCCAAATCATAGATAGCGATCTGACCTTCTTGAAGCAACAAAGAATCTACGTCCGCCAACTTAGCGTGCGGAGGACAGATAATGTGTCTGTCATACGGTTTATGGATAGCCATAGCCTTATAATATTTTAAAAATTAATATTCTGTTATCTGTCTCAAAAATAGCGATAGTCATATAAGCAACAAAAAGCATTAGGAATTAATTAATTCTTAATGCTTTTTGATAGTCTTTAATTTAGGACACGTCTTTATTCTGCTATAAAGGAGATTGGACGTTGTTTGAGTCTATTTGATAACGTCCATATTCGCTTTCATTCAAAGCAAATTGCTTTTCAATCATGTTAAGGATAATACCAATTAATTTATCATCTAATTCAGGATCTATATCGGTTGAATTAGAACCATCGGATTTAACATATCCTTCGATGTCAACTTCCTTAGGATAGCGGTAATACGTAAGGTAAACGGTGTCTACTTCAAAACCAGACTTGTACACCCTTACCGAATCTTCGCCTATAGTGTAGAACGTTTCCCTAAAATCAAAATCAGGTTTGTTAAAAAAGTCGGCAAGAAGCTCATGCGGGTTTTCGTTCTTAGCCTCCCACATGGTAAAATCAGTGACCGTGCATTCACCTTTGGTAAATACGCCTGATATGTTTGAAAAAGAAAAGAAATCAGAAGGCAATGAAAACAAAGTGCTTTCCGGATTATCTTTATCTCCTTTCTCGTCAAGTTCTTTTGAATACACAACTAACTTTTGGATATAACGTATATCCTCTTCGTTTTTCTTATCAAGGATATAACGAACAAGGCGGTTTTGTTCGTCATTAAAAAGCTGAACAAAACGTGCCTTGTCAAGTTTTATACCACCGTTGGTCATGTTTTCTTCAGCCTTCTGTAAGGCCCGAAGATAACAATCAACAATCTTCATAAATTATTCTTTTTTATCAGCGTATTGATCAATATCAAAACCTTTTTCGTCTTCCTTTTTCTTCTTGTCAGACTTATCTCCTTCTATTTTTTTATGCTTGTTCTTTAAAGCATTATACGCTTCCAGAACACGTGACTTGGTTTCTAACATCGACTTATTGGAAGCAAGAGCCATAGACGCAGAGATAGCGTCGGCGCCCAGGAGCTCGCCATTCAGATACAGTCCGTCGGTGTTGACGGTGACAGCCAGTCCCTCGATCATTTCCCTAATCATACGATGGAATTTGATCACCTGCATTCCCTCAGAAGATTCATCATCAGACAAGAACCTTGAGCTTGCTTCTTTATACATGTCAACGTTCGTATTCTTAGCATCAATCCAATTAGTGAATATGTATTGAACCATGCTCTGATCAAGCTCTACGCTATATATGATATCAAGATACAAAAGCAGATCGTAGATGCTTTTCCTTTCAGCCTCGGATCCTTTCAGTTTGTTCATGAACTCGTATAAAATATCAGCCTTGTCAATCTGACGTTGTTTCCTGATATCTACGGCCGTAGTCTTGTCTTCTACACAATAATAAGATTCAACGTACATCGGATTACCGTCTTCCTCTTTAGGAGTAAGAGACTTGGATAAAATAGCTATATACAGCTCAAATAAATCACGAACGTCATTAGTGTAGAACAAACGACCATCATATAAGTCAATTCTGTAAGAATCCCAGAAATCGAAGTTCTTTTGGTCCAGGTCCTCATTGACAGTTTCTTCAAACGGATACCGAATATTCTTAATACGCATATCCATTTCATTCTTCTTGTCTTCAAGTGAGTAACCTTTATAACATGCTGAATTGATAAAGAAACCTGTATCATACACCCTAAGATCCTTGTCCCATCCACAACAAGATACTGTCTTGTTCCCAGGGAAAGGAGTCTTGGAAATGCCTCTTTCCTGATATCCGGAAGGAGCTTCTTCATCCATCTTACCTGTTATAACATAAATAGAGTCGGAATATATCTTCATTCCTCCTACGGTAGCCAGCAGTTTCTTAGACTCATGGCTTTCTTTAAAAATCTTTTTTCCCATTTTTTTATATACCCTACGTCTTTTCATATATGAAAAGACTATGTTAGAAACAAAATTTGCGGCCGGTTTTAAAGCCGACCGCAAGTTAATATTAAAAGTTATGATTACAAAGAGCTTGGTAACAATTCAATTGTTACAAACCGGCTGGTATCTTTTACCCAACAAGCCGATACAGAGTGGCACCAGAATTGTTCTGACATACGAGGATGGCTGGATACAATTTCTTGAGCCGATACTCTGGATGACCATCTACCTTGTTCGTAACCCCACCACATAGAACCGATATCAGGTTTAACGTAGAATACGTTGCTGTTGATATTACCAATACGAGCTTCGGCTGAAGCAGGGATGCCGGCGAATGCATTGGAATATTCAGGAGCAGTCAAGTCTTCCATAATACATGAATATGATGTAATAGGAGTCATGCCGTCTACCAACTGGCTTCTATCTACCATATCGACATAATCCAAAGAAGGTTCGTGTTCTACAATAACCTTACCAATGCCCGGAATAGTAACACCCTTGATCTTTACAGTTCCTAATTCAAGAGCATCATTTGATCCTGTTACCGGATTATTGATAATACGTTCTGTACCCATAAGCGGAGCCAAAGCACCTAATTGAGAGAAGAACTCATCACGGAAGATTTCAACGATGTTCTTATAAGCCATAGCACCTACCTTGAATTTCATTACACGATTTTCAATCGGCATATCGCTACGACCACGGAAAATATAGTCGGCAGCAGCCAGGAAGTGTTCACGCTTGATACCGCCCGGACGTGCATATGAGATAACGAAACCACGGCGAAGTTGATGGTACAAACCTTCGTTTTTCATCAAAACACCATTATGACCCTTGACTCTACCTCCACGCATGAACATAAGTTCGTATGCTTCCATCTTAGCCAACTCAGCCAAACAGAACAAAGACACTGTATTGGCTACACGAGCTGTACGCATATCAATGCTTCCGTCACCAAGACGAGAACCGATGATAGCATAACTTGCATCACCTCCTCTGATTTCAGAAAGCTGACGAACTTTCTGGTAAGCCTTGTCGATGAAATTCTGTGTACGTTCGTCCGCATAAGCCAAAGACTTAATACCGGCGTACATAGTCGTTTCACCTTCAACACCACGGTGTCCACCAAGCGTAAATTCACAAGTCATAGAACCGGCCTTAGAAGCACCTCCTACACCAGAGAACTGAGTAGAGAACTCACCAAGAACGTTTGTTACCTTCCAGTATTTAATACCGGCACGAAGCATGTCTTTCGGGAAGTATTTAGCACGAGAACGACCCCACAGCTTACACCAGTATCTCCAGTTTTCACCTTCTTGTTTAGGAGGACGCTCTGTAGAGATAAGAGCCTGGCAACCGTTAATCACATCGTAAGTAATAACATCTCCTTGTTTAAATTGTGCGTTCAACACAATTTCGAAGAAGCTTTCATCAATACCGGGTTTTGCATATTTCAAAGACGTGTCTTCTACTGTAACCACCTCATACGTTTCTGATACCGGAAGATCATAACGGAATGAACCATTGATACCATTTACGGTAATAGTAGCATCCTGTTTAATCATACCCATATACATAGGCAGAGGATAGTTTGTAATGTTAGAAAACAACTCAAGCATACCCAGATGGTTCTTATCCGGATCTTCGTAGTACCAATCTTCTAAAGAGCTAAGATCGTGTTCTACGATACTTTGCTTAACGACTTTAGCGTCGGTATATCCAATCACCGTGTCACCATTCATGGTGGCCGGGAAATTTTTTGTCAATAACACATTAGCCATGAACGAAAAACTTTTTTTTAATTACTAATCTATACTAATTTCTTCGAACTTCACACCTTGAACTTGATCACCTTTATCATCTACCGGAGCCACCCTCTTGTCTTTATTTGTATGGCTGATGAGCTTATAAATTTTCTTTTTCTCATCAACTACAGCTTGATTCGACTTCTGTTTTATGAACTCTCCTGGGTTCATAAGAAACATAATCAAATCTGGCGCTTCTTCCGGATTCATCATCATCTCCCTTACCCTATTAAATGCTTTGGTAATTCCGGGATTCGATTCAGAAGGTTTTAGGGCAAAATCAAGAGCTTTAGATACCATAGTGTCATTTAGCTGATACTTTGCCTGGATAGAAGACTTAAGGTCTTTCTTATACCTTCTAAAATCTTCTGCATCCTTCGCCTTCTTTTCGGCAGCCTCTTTAGTACGTTGCTGGATAATATCATCCATTCTCTTATCAAGCTCAGCCTTGTACTTTATAGCCTTTGCTTCAACATACTCTTCACCTTTATTGATAATGCCTTTGAAAAACTCATCAGCTTCATCTTTAGGCAACCCAAGAAGATCAACATAATGGCGAACAATCTTTATCTGATCTGCTTTGTTTTCAATGTCAAGCTTTTCTATAGGAGCGACATTCGTATCATATTGCTTAAGAATATCAACGATATTCGCGCCGGCCTTATCAGCCTGGATAAGCTTCTTAGTAATATCAGAAACAGAGGTAACATCTATCTTATCCTTAACAATGTCCTCTTTCTGGATTTCAAGGACTGTAGATAGTATGTCACACAATGAATCTTCTTTACTAAAATCAAGATCATTGATAGTAATCTCTTCGCCGTTTTCACCGCTAAACACCACATCTTTCAAATCGGGAATGATTCCCCTTGAAGAAAGGGCATCTAATACTTTTCTGTAATTGACAACCGGAGTCTCTACCTGATCCTGATTAACATCAACTACATTCTCTTCTCCTTTTTTATCCTCTTTAGGATCAGGAGTAGGATCAACAACCAGCTCTTCTTTAATTTGAGAGCCTTCTTCTACAGGCTTCTCATCTTTTTTAGCCGGTTCATTACCATTAATAGGCAGAATATCTTCTTCCCTATTATAAACATCATCAACCGGACCGATACTAAAAATATCGTCCAATTCTACTATTCCATTTTTTTCTAATTTCCCCATACTGCAAAAATATTTAAATACCTATATTTCAGACAAAAAACTTATAAGTGTTTAATCTTCACTAAAAATTAAATATCCCCAAATTTTATTAGAGATTTTCTAATGAAATTTGGGGATATTTAATCCCTAATTCTTATTGATTCCGGCTACATATCTTTTGGTGGCATCTTCCCTCGCTCGTTGAGCAAGCTCTTTGGATTTTAATTTTAACTCTTCCATTTTCATTCTCATTTCATCATCATGAAGTTTGGAATCGTTTTCAATTTTCTTATCCTCTATCCTTTCCTTACTTTCTATATCAGCTTGCCTTACGGTCTGATCTGAAACAGAAGCCAGGAAGTTGAGGGAGGTGGCGTCACTCTTGGCGTCTGCCGCCCTGCCTGCCGCCTGGATCTTCTCTTGAAGTATCCGGTATTGACCTTTCTTGTCTTCCAAAGCAAGTTCATGCTGACGTTGCTTATCCTTCTCAGCAGCTTCAGCTTGTATCTGTTGCTGGTTAAGCTGCATCTGATTCTGTTGTTGCTGCTGTATCTGACGCTCGTTGTATGCGCGAGTATTCCTTGCATTCTGTATAAGTTCCACCATAGAATCTGATGTGAAGATAGATGCAAGATCGTAAATGTCTCCTCCGGCCGTATTTAGCTGCAACATAAAGGTCTTGAACTTTTCAAGCTCATCCCTTTTCTTCGAGTTGGATAAAGCTTGAACACCAAGATGCCTTAGGCTAAGACCGTCGGTTCCTATAGATAAAAACGCTCTGGTAAGGTCACTTTTTGTGTACATTACAGAAATATCCTTTCCTTCTTCCTGGCATTGTTGAGCAACGGCCAGATGAAGATCGAGAGCCCGTTTCTTGAAATAACCGAAGTTATCAAAGTATATCTGTGTTTGTAACATAGATGCCGTAACGCCCTGCTGGACTCCGGTGGCAGTCTCATACCTGTTGGGACCGTTAATTACTTGAGGCGTGATACCAACCATTTCAAAACACTTCATCCTCGACCATTCAGCAAGCTCCATTCTTGTTTTAAGCTGCTCTGTCTGCGACAAATCATAGACGGCGAACTGGTTGAAAGGAACACCGCCTTTCGTATTTTGAGATGAGGTATCTAATGTCAGAGCACCAACAGACTTAGCCACATCAAGAAGGTTTGCCCATATATCAGCCACATCTTCACCCAAATCCTTATATTCACTTGGAACCAGATTAATATCCCCTAAGAAGAATTTACCGATCTCCTTTTCAAGAATATTGTTTATCTGATTTATGGAGAAATTATAAAATATTTGATATGGCTGAATCCTGTTAGCCATAGAAGTACCGATATATCCGGCAACGGGTAGAACAAAGTCATAGATGTTACTATCCCCTTTTATCTGGTGATCGATAGGTTCTCCATCCAGATACAGGTTATCCTGAGCGAGAGCCCCGCCACTGATCTTAACCCCGTATCTTACCTGTGGAACGTAATCTACGAAATAGGTATTAATCTCCGGGTTCTCCATTCCCTTACTCATGGTCCTGGTAATTTTCTTAATACCATTTTCCTGTAAAAAGTCTTGAAGAAGCTCGTCGGTTACCATTTCAGTAGTTACTAATCCGGTTTCAGTTTGGTAGGTAATTACATATACCTGAGCCGGGGATACCCAATATGATTCAGTTACCTGATACAAATCACTACGAACATGCTCGTCGCTCAAACTCTGGGCACGGTTATAATAATTACCATGCTCTAAATTTGGCATGAATCTGGTTCTGTGATATTCGTTACCATTACTATCGTATCCGGTATATGTGCCGGCTGGAATACCGTAATAATCCTCATAAGCTTTTATAGAAGCATAATCATTATATCCTTTCCAAGGTATTACCTTATTCTGATATAACATCCCTACACTCGCCGATTTGGATAAACTTACATAGCTTCCATTATCACCATTATAATAAGTGCCATTGAAATTATCAGCACCTCCTATAAGCTTTTGCTTGTCTTTTGCCGTAAGAAGATGCCCCCACCTTACTATAATATCATTGGCAGTATAATAATGAACACGACCAATATAATCCCCATATTGAGGATACTTGCTATCTAATGTCTTAGAATAAAACGTATTCAACGGAGACCATCTTTCCGGCTTATAATAGTCGTATCCTACATGATAATTTCTAAAGCAACGACCGGTAAGAAGATAGTCGATGAAATTCTCAGTGTCTATCTCATCCATGTAAAAACGCCCCCTGTCCGCCTCAAACGTATGAGAACCCCATATAACCTCGGCAGTCTTCCATTTTGTATTCATGAAGTTCTCTATCTCAGGAGGGGTCATAGATGCTTTCACCTCTTGTATCTGTTGAGCATAAGCCTGCTTTTCTTCTTCGCTGGCAAAATTATTATAATCAGGATCCAATCCTCTATTTAATAACTCTTGCCTAACCCTTCTGTCCAATTCCTCTCTAATGTAATTATAAAGAAGATTTTCCTTCGTGGCAGAATACTGATTCACTTCAGATTCGTCCAATCCAACTACATTATACTTGTCAGAAAGGTTGCCCAACCATCCTACAAAAGCGTTTACGATCGTACCTATTATATCATAATGACGTAAGAATGATGGAATATTTACATTGTCCCTTATAGACTGAACATCCTTAAGATAAGGAATTACATCTTTCAGTTCCATAAATGACAGCTTGCCTTCCATCATCCTATAAAAATCCTTGAACTTTTGGTTCTCATCAAGCTGCTTCAAACCAATCAATTCAAGAGAATCCATAGTGGCTTTAAACCACTCCCTGGTTTTTCTCTTGGTAGGTATAGCCTGCACCGGCAACCCTGAAAATACTCCTCTGGCCGGAAAAGCCTGATCTCTGTTAAAATACTCCATGAGCTATATGTTTTTTCACAAAGATAGGTAAATTGTTCTACCTATCTCATTTTGTAAGGGTTATGTCTTCTTACCGTAAATCCTTTGACCTGTTCCATCTTTTTACGTTCTCTCTTCTTTTGATTCTCCTTCTGAGTCGTACTTTCAGGTATGTAACCCATATCATCATAATACTTAGCCAGGAGAAGAGCGTGGCCGAAGGATATGATACGGTCGGTGTTGGTCCCAGGACCGAAGGCTATGATCTCATCAAGAAGTTCTATATCAGGGATACGGTAAATACCTTTCTGTGTTATTTCATTACCATCATCATCATACCCAACAACAACATCCTCCCAGCAATATTGAATAACGGTATTGAAAAGCATGCGCTGATTGGGAACCGTAGGAGCCAAACCGAGCTTGTTGTTCTGACGGGCTCCGGCACGGATAATCTTACCGGCAAGACGTTCGCCATCTTCCAGTAACATAAGCTGCTTATTTCGTCTCGTAAGATAAAATTCATACATTCGGTCGGCATTCTCCATAAGACACTTAGCTCCATACGCCTCTTGAAGTATTTCACAATTCCTACAAAAATCATCGGAAGATGGAGGACGTGATGCGTATGATGCTACTATGCAATAAGCAAATGGATCGTTGATTTTTACATACCTTTTAAGTACATAAAACGAACCAACAGAATCAGTATCAGCCTTGTCTGATTTATAGGGGTCAAGCGATGAGACATAAGTGTAATCAAAAACACCTCCTTCTTCTGGTGGATCCTCATATATAACAACAGGAGCATCTATGTTACCACCTTGGAACGGATAATCAGCAAGCTGCTTATCACTAAAATTATACCCCATTTTCATGCCGTCTATCTGATAAATATCCACTGTTTTACCAGGCCTACCTTCTTCAAGAAGACGACTTTTGTGCTTCAACGCATCTTCTACAGGGAACCTATTTACGTTCGTATTAAGGAAACAATCATCTATAGACAAAGGGAATGCCATTCGTTCCTGGACGTATAAAGCCCTATCCTTTTTGACAAGTTCGTCAAGACGCGATTTTATTATTCCAGTATTTTTATCAAAGTCTGAAACTTTTATTTTTATCTTCTTAAGACCGGGAGCATTCTCTACTCCAAGATACTTATCAAGAGTCGTTTCTTTCTTTTCATACGCATGAGACATCTGGGCCGGAACAAAGCATCCGGATTTACATATACGCCATGTTGGTTTAATAACTCTCTTATTTAGAATATCATAATTCATTATAATGAATCCATATTCGTCCGGAGAGTTCATGATTTTCTGGGCATCTTGAGACTTTTCTACATTACCTCCAGTTCCCGCCATCAAACAAACGCCCCTCATTCTACCATGCATCATATGAGCCGGCCTACCGGCAAGCCATGCTCCAAGCACCGGAAATTTACCTACCTCATCATATATAGACGTATATGGAGTTCCACCTGCGGTCTTCAATGAGCCTCGCGTCTTTCCATCATCAACGTTGGTGATTCTTATTCTGGCATGAACATCACGTTGGTTATTGATGTTTCTTGTACCTAAAACAACTTCTTTAGTCCAGTCGTTACCAGTCCTGTTTATAGTAAGATAAGGAGGAAGATTATCAAGTCCAAACTCAAGATACTCTCCCATATTGGCAAGGTCTTCTTTACTTGCTCCAATAACATTATGCGTCAAATTGTACGTCATTGTAGCATTACGAGCCAGAAGAGAACTCATTATGGCCGTATTATGAGTAACGATGTAATTGGTGGTCAAAAATAAATGAGAATCATTATCAACGGTTATACAAGTGGCATGCTCCTTTCCGTATATCGATATGGATCTTATTTTTAATTCCTTACGATTCCTTGATAGTATAAGTTTGTTCCCCTCCAATTTAGCATACCAACCTGAAGCCCAAAACATACGTTGTACAAAATTTATGACATCCATGTCAATATGAGACAACGTAAGCTCTTCTTCTCCGGTTACTACGTTTCTGAAAGAACGAATGAAGTTTTCTATAAAATCTTTCTTTTGTTCTATGGACGATCTTAAAAACTTCTTACAAACGTATTTATCAAAAAACATATCCCCACTATAGCCACCAAGATAAGCCGCCAGCATCGAGGCGTAGGCCGACGGCGGAACCGGCAGCTTTGCCGTAGGGTAGTTCAGGGCCTCACCTACTGGAATAGACATACTCTTATAATCTAATCCGGCTATGGATCTAAGACTCCTAACATGCCATTTTCCGCCATGATTGACACGCCATTGATGATTACCGCAGCAAATAACATTACGACCGTCTTCAAATACGACTCTGTAGGTAGTTACTTTTCCTTGAGGATAGACACCTACGACTTCTACTAAATTCCCTTTATCGTCATATATCTTATCCCCTACAACGATATTTCCTATCATCTTTTCCCGGTCCTCAAGATAAAGTATCTCAGAGTCAAGAAGGGCTTTTCCAAAACGACGGCACCCGAACATGAATATTCCTTTATTCTCTTCTTCCGCCTGCTTTAGAAATTCGGCAAACATCCATTCATTATCACGAAGCTGAGAATTTCCAGGAATACGATCATCTCCTACGTCAATCATCATCTTCCAGAAATTGATATGCCAGTATAGCCAAGGATGGATAAATACACCATTTATGGTAACACCGTTAAGGAGTTTCATAGCCTCATTCTCCCAGAATTGCTTGACATCATCGTCTTGCTCTTCATAAGAATAAAGGTCATTCCATAACGGAATATCGTTACCCATATTTATATAAAGTTCTTTACTGTTAATATTCATATAATGAAATTATTAAATTATACACAAATG